ATGGTGCTTCATCTTTTGCCAATGGAATGATTGTGTAACTTGTGTCTGTCTTTGTTCCAGAACGCTTTACACGCCACATCAAATTAGTGATGCTTCCCATTTCGCCAGCATATTCAATTAATGTTGGAGTAATTGTTTTACCGCTTGAACCCTGAGAAAGAATAGCCACGTATGGATCTTCTTTGCCATCGTCAACAAGAACATTAATGTAAAGTCGTGAACGACCCTTCCATCCAGCCTTGTAATCTTTACGGTGTTGTTCGCATCCGTAGCACTTGCCTTGGTCTTCCATTGTGCAAAGTCCTTTACGGCGATAATCTTTTGGATTTGTATGCTCTACGGCAATAAATCCAAGCCCAGCCTTTTCGCTGTATGTTGGTGAGTCTGGATCAAGTTCTTGCAAGAAGCGAATCTTGACGCTCTCTGCATCTTCTAGCTTTACCCAGCGACCTTTTGTACCTTCGCCACCACTTGATTGTGGCTTGTCCATAACTTTATTAAGATCTTTTAGACCTTTTACTATTCCCATATTTTTCTCCTTTGTAGTTGATGGTATAAATCCATCTGTTTATTATTTTTGATGGGTCCAAGATTGATATTCAATATTGGAAACTGCGTTTTTAATACAGGCTTTAATTTCCTCTTCGGTCAAATCGCCAGCATCTTTTGCATCATGTGGATATATCTTACCATATTCATACGAAGCCCACAAGAGGTCTTTATTCTTTAATCTAGATGCTATGCTGTTAGCAAGCTCACGCCCAGCATGGTCCGCATCGGTCATTAAGGTGACCTTATTAAAATATCTATTTATTAATGCCAAGTTTTCTGTGGATATATGGCCACCAAGTGTTGCAATAACATTGGGGAACCCAGCCTGATGCACACGGATTGCATCAAAGCTAGACTCTACAATAATAACATTGTCACCTATTTTTTTAGCACGGTGAATGTTAAACATAGTTTTACTTCTTGGCAAATTAGTACTGTTCTTAAATTTCTTTTCTGATATTGATCGGCCAACAATACCAACTGCGAGTCCGTCTGGACTGTGTACTGGAACTGTAACCATGTCTTGTTTTGGAGAGTAGCCCAAAGAAAAATGAGCAATTGAAGACATATCAATGCCTCTAGACTTAAAATAATTTTGTGCCTCTTGGCTAGAAACCAAATCATTATATAAACTCTTTAATATCTCTTCTGGGAATTCTACAAAGTCTGGCTTATCTTCCATCACATCGCTTAGCAGGTCGTCAAAATTTTCTAATGTCTCGGCTTCTTTTGAATAAACATATCTCATTGCTTCAAAATCATTCTTGTGTAAAACTCTTTTAACTATCTCTATCAATGATCCAGTTTCACCACATGCTGGATTAAAACACAACCATGCTCCAGTTGTTTTACTTATACTACAGCTTGCACTATGTCTGTTGGAATGAAATGGGCAGTAGAAAGAGATCTCTATATCTGTTTCACCAGCTACCTGTAAGCCAAGGCTTTTTACAATTGCCTTTATATGCTGCTTAGAGTATTGCGTGGTATCAGCTTTCCTTGCGTAATTGCTTCGTGCCGCCATGCCGTCTTCTTTCCTACATATGTTCCATAGAGTGTCATTAAGAACATCCATGTCGTGCCGTCAAATTCTACCGAAAAATTAGTATCTATGTCAAGCACCCTAAGATACCCTTTGTCTCTCATTTGGTGCGTAAGCATGCTTTCATATTGATGCTTAATGCGAACCATATCAGAGTCGTCAAGGAATTCAACTCTAACCTGGAATCTTTTTATCGGTTTGTGATTCATTATTTTGGAACGGATTCTCATAAATCTCTTTGACGATACCTTTGTTGATATCCCAATCTAAGTATAAACCAAATTCATGCCCATGTCGATTTTTTCTTGAGACAATCTCAATCATATTAGTGCCTGGGTATTTATGTACTGCCATAGCCATATCGGCATCGTATTCAATAGCCTTTGACCAAGCAACCTGTGACATCATTGGTGGATTGTCTTGGTCTGAGACATCGTCCGCTGTCGCTGCAGTAATATCAATGATAGGAATGTTGTTTGATACTGCAAGCATCTTAAATTCACGAGAAACATTTCGGTTTCTTTCAACTTCAGAATTGCTTCTCTTGTTGTCGTTAAACAGCTGATGGTAGTCAAGGATAACTAGGTCTGGCTTATGCTGATCTATCTTGCCTTGAATAGTTGCTGGGGTAACTTCTGTATTGCCCTCGTTTGAAATAAGAATAAAACTATTTTTATCTGCAAACTTTTTTGTAGACCATGATCGGAAATCATCAATATTGATATCCCCCCTAGAGAAATCAGAAGCTTTAAATAAACCAGATCCAAGCATTGTGTAAATGCGATCACGCATATTTTCTGGTGACATCTCAAGAGAAACAATCATTGGTTTAAATCCTTGCTCCCAAGCTTTGCATGCAAGGTAAGAAGTGAACCAAGTCTTTCCACGACCTGGCCAACCAATTGCAACAATCAAATGTCCTGGGGCCATTCCAGTTGGGTATGCCAAATCAATTGCCTCAAACCCTGTTTTAATTCCTGGTGAGCCACCCATTTCTGCGGAGCGCTCTCTCAACAATTCCATATATCTAATTGCAGACTCTGCATCTGTAATATCTAAGTCTCGAACGTTATTAGTAAACCTGCTTAATCCAGCTAATTGTGACTGCATGTTTTCAAGAACTCTTGATGCGGCATCTTCTTTGAGTGATGATCCTGCACGAAGAATAATAGTCTTAAGTTTGTTAGAGATAAATTCATTCTTAAGTGTATCTAGGTAGTATCCAGTTTGTCCTTTAACATCTACTGGCTCAAAGTCTTTAAATTTTTCCTGTAAGATTCCAGCCTCTGGAACTGCTTTAAACTTATAGTAATAAGACTTTAGCCCATCCCAAATGTCTTTATGTGATGTAAATAGGTCGTCTACGTTATCTGCAAGTAGTGTGCTTATATCTTTATTTTTACATACCGCTGAGATTAGTTCCGCTTCTGTATTCACTCTACTCCGCCTTGCTCTACCATCTTCTTCGTTTCTTCTAGTAACAAACGACGCTTCTCTTTATCTTTTTCAATTTCGGTTCTTACAATATCCATTTTATCAAAGTTGTATAGAAAAAACTGTATAGTGTGGGCATGCTTTGTTAAATGAAAATAGTATTCAAGCAACTCTTTTGCACGGTTAAATCCTACACTATCAATGACATCTTGCATAGCCCACTTTTCACGGAATTTGTTAATTGATGCTTCTTTGCCATATTTCTCTTTATATAAATTTTGAAATAAGCTAAGTAGGATATAGGGCTCTTTGCTATTTGCCACGCTTTAGCTCTTCCTCGACCTCTTCTGTTTTTTGAATTAATTTATTCTCAACAAAAGCATAGACTCGCTCTGTGGCTGCGTCTACAGTTTCTCCTTGTCTTACATCATCTTCAATGCCCACGCCAATTTTAATGCTCTCATAGTTACCAAGATTTCTAGTAAATGAAAGATCTACTTTTACTCTCGTTGTCATTTGTGTTCCGCCTTCTTATGTCTATTAAGTGTATCGCTAGCAAATATGCCCCAACGAACCTCTACGTCCCGATTACAGATATCGCAAGTAACTACTCTACTTTTTTCCATTACTCCGCCTTCCATACTGGAACAAATTTTCCGTCTTCGGTCTTAGTATACAACACTAAGTTGTTTTTGAGAAGAGCTTGAACCTCTGCTTTTGAAGGAATTTCTTTTGAGTGTCCTGAATCTAATATATGTTGATGTATGTCCAATATGTTCTTTTGATTAAACATATACTGAGACCAGTTTTCACTATCTGGTTGTCCTATAGGATATATCTTTTGAGGGGTAGCAACCTTCTCATTCAATATATATTCTTGTATAGTTACCCTATGCTTATTAAGCATATAGGCAACTTCTACAACAGTGTATGCAGTCTCCATATTCTTTTTAACTTGAGAATATGAATACATAACTCTCTTCTTGTCTGGGTAGCACCAAGCAATCATTTCATCCTTTGATCTGGATGCTTTTAAAACCTTATGTATCTTATCGTTTAAGAAGAAATACCGTAAGCTTTTTGATTTGCCGTCTCTTTTAATTCCAGCCATTTTCCGAAAGCACTCGTTTCTTTATTGCACATCCAGCGTTTGCCGCACATGATACAAAATAATTCCATATGTAGTTTTTGAGAAAAAACTCTATCTACAAAAACTCTACCGTTGCATTTTCCACACCACATTATAAAGTAAACAACTTTCCATCTACAACGCAGGAATAATCTGGTGCAATATGAATCATTTGAATATGTGGGTAGTCGTTGACGATATGTGCAACAGCAAATCCTTTTTGCCAATCATGGTGTTGACTATATTTCATTCCGTCACTCTTTTCATCACACATGTGTCCAATTTCATAGCCACGAAGAGTCTCTCCCTCGCCACCGTTTCTAAGTTCATATGTTACCATATGCGAAGCAATTCTGTGTGAGTGTCCACGAATAAGGGAAACCTGTAAGTCTTCCATGTCTTTTCTAACTGATCCTGATGCTGCAATTGAGAGGCCGTGGTGTACGTGGATGTCTCCGAAGCGTCGTTTAGGTAGTTCATTATAATAAATGTATTCATATCCTAAAGAGTCTAAGCTCCACAAAGATTCTGGCGTAACCTCACTAATATATTCTGGAAGCTTGGCATCTACATAATTAAAAACTCTAATGTCATGATTACCCAATGCAGAAAATAGTTGAGCGTCTGGGAGCATCTCTCTTGTCTTTGCATAAAAATCTCTAGCGCCTTTTGCTTCGTGACGCATCATTGGAACAATTAAATCACCGCTTTCAGTCTTATGATAATTTAAAAACTCTGCCGATCTTCCTTCTGTATACTTACTGTAACACGCCTGATCATCCGTATCGCCTAGGTAATCAACAACGTCTGGCTTAAACCATTTCATTACTTTGAACCACAGGGCAATCATCTTATCATCTTGATACGGGAACTGCTGATCGGATGAAAGCATCCATTTTAAATCGTTGCTCATTTTCTACCTTAATACGTAAAAAAGTCACGGGTACGTGACTTTGATGTTACAGTAATTGTAACATATTGGTATGGCTTGTCAATAGGCTTACTTAAGCCTGTGTGTTATTATCTACGTTTCCTACTGCAATCCATCTTATTACTAGGCCGTCGGTGCCAGTCATTAAAGATGATGGTATAAGCAAACATTTAAAGCCTAGTTTTGTAGATTCAGTTAAATATACTGCATGCAGGGACTTAACACTGGCATTTGGATTTTCTATTTGTAGTGTAACTGAAGGAATATCTGTGAATGTGACATTTTCGTAAGTCACTGTATAGGGAACAGTTTTTTTAGCTTCCGCTTTTGCCGTAAATGAACTATGCAAGGTTGTATTGGCTGATTTTAGTACAGATGTTCCAGTTGTATTTGAAATATTAATTACAGTAATTTTTTCTCCAAGAGCAACTTTAGCTATATTAGAGTTCATTCTTTGAATTACTTCAGCTGAAACTGGGTCTCCGTCATTAATTACTACTGGATCTATATTGATTGCCATTATTTTTCCTTCTCAGTTGAATTTAATTTATTTGATAATTCTGTAATTTCTGCACGAAGAACTGCAATGTGTATCTCATATTGTGAGACAATTTCTCCAATTCTTTGCTGAAGTGCTTGTGTGATTAGTTCTGTTTTTTCTATTGCATTGCTCATGGCTATTCCTTTTCTTCAAAATATCTTTTCATAAGTAAAAAAGATTCATAGTTTATTCTGTGTTTAATAAAAGCTATGTCAGCATTATTTAATGCTTGCCCATAAATAATATCTATATCTTCTAGCAAAGATTGTTTTGATATTTGAATAAAATCAGCTAGATCATTTTCTGTTATTTGATTTAAAATAGATTTAAATGACATTGGAGCTTTATCAAATAATACATTATTATCATCATAATAAACAATGGTTGGCCTATAAGACCCGTATGCGCTTGGGTCTATTTCAAACTCAATTTCTTTTTTCATATTTACATTATATCCTTTGGAATTAATTTAGTCAAGCACTAAAACTGATTATTTGATGTATTAAGAGCTATCCAATTTAAATACACTCCAGTAGAGCTAAATTGAAGACCTGCACGGTGGAACATTTCAACCGTTGCGGTAGTGCTGGTTCTACTTCTAACTGAGCATACAAGGTCATATGTTGGGTCTTCTGGGGTAACAACAATTGTACAGTTAGCATTTCCTAAATTATGAGTAATTGTTATTGTTCTTGTATTCTGATTTGAGAATGTAAATGGACCAGATCTTCCTCTATATATTGCTGCTGCATACAAGCCTTGAGTTAAATTAGTTCCAGTTGTTGGTGATATTGAAATAGAATTACCAGCTATAAGGGTTAAATATTCTCCTCTCATTCTTATGCTATTTGTGTTTTTAGAAAAGTCAATATAGTTATAGGTCCAATCTGTTCCAACTTCCATATCGTTACTACTATATGAAGCAACCCACCCAGCAACAGAGTGATCTTTTCCATAAACAAGAAGACCTGGCATATTAGATTGTCCAGTAACCGCACTTTGAGTTAATGCCACTCCTCCATTTATAAAATTAAGTCCGTATGATGGATGATATCCTTGATAAATTTCTTTTCCATATATGTATGATGCAACTATATAGTCTGCCCCAACTGTTCCTTCAACAAGAAGGGAACCAGAAATTTTTGCAGTATTTGTAATGCCAAGAGATGCATTTATTTTTCCTATTATAGCTGCTGCACTAAATGATGTGCTAATTTTATTGTCAACTGTATCTGAGGTAACTTTAGTATTTAAAGAATCTATTAAAGAAGCCATGCTACCGTAGCCAGTAATAGATGCACCACTTAATGCTCCAGAAAATGTTCCATTAGATTGCAAAGCATTATCTGCTTTTTGTTTTATATCTCCAATTGTTGAACCGTCCGAAAATGAAGATCCAATATCTATATTATTTAATGTTGCGCTTGTAGCATATAATTTTCCACCAGATGTTACTCTAAAAGCTGCAGTTGTGGGATCATTGCTTCCAATCCACATTCTGTATGTGTTTCCATCTGAAGAAGATGTTTCTGATGATGACATTTTTATGATAGTTCCAACATTTGAGTTTCCAAGCTGTATGTATCCAGAGCTATCAAGCACAGCATTATTTTTAGAAATCTGAGTTCCACTTAAAGACCAATTACCGATGCTTCCAGCATTTGCAGTTATTGTTCCTGTTGCTGCATCCAATGTTACTGAGTTAGATCCATTTGCTACCTTAAGTCCAGTTGAATTAAGAGCAAAACCATTGCCTGCAAGTGTTCCATTTGGATTAATTGAACCATTGTAAATTGATGCCCCAGATGTAGAAAGATTAATATTACCACCAATGGTTGCAGTTCCTGTTGCACCTATGTTTCCATCTATGCTTAAAGTTTCGCCGTCCCATTTAATATAATTTGATGTCGGTCCACCAACTTTAAATTCTGCTGTGCTACCAGAATTTATATACCAATAATTACTTGAGTTAAATAAAAGACCACGTTTTCCGCTTACAACCCCATCACCAAATTTAAATGCACCAGCAGATATGTATCCGTTCATTACTGGTGTTCCTGGAATTTCTAGTGTGCCACCAGAAACATAACCAGACGTTGTGTTATTGTATTGATCATATGTTGCAACTGCAAACTCGTATGTTACTCCAACACCAAGTCCTTCTAGCTTGTATGATGTGCCAGAACCAGGAGAATCGGCATATGAATATACAGAGCCTCCGACAGGCTTAAATCTTATTCTGTACCCTCGAATGTCGCCAGATGTAACCGCACCCCAGTTTATGTTTGCATAGCCATTAAACCCAAGATATGCGTCAGGATCAATTCCACCACTAACTGATGCAGATCCAACTGCTGGGGGGCCAGTTATATCAACAACAATAGGATCCACTGGTTTTATTGGACCCCTAATTACAAATTTATTTGCGCTAGTTGTATTTGAATGAAAAAATTTATCTCTATGTAATATTTTAATATATCTATCTGCTGTGCTTGATGCAAGAATGTTAGCCTGTGTTCCAGTTCCAGTCCAAACTACTGGCTCGGAGCCATTAAAGGAACTTGATGTGCCTTCCCATATTATAGTATCCGTATAGTTTGTCCATACTGGCTTGTCCCATGTAACCTGATATGACAGAACTCCGCCTGTTGCTACAACATTTGTTGGTGCTTCTGTATAGTCAGGGATTGCTGCTGCAACTTGAGCTTGTGTTACAACAAATCGTGGTGATGGTGGACCAACTACAATTGTAGTATCTTGAGGATCATCATTAGACAATATATAAGAAAATACAAAACCATAATCTTTATATAAATTTAAATCTATATTTTCTATTATAACTTCATAAGAATTTTGAGACCCAGATACAACTGCATTGGCAGCTTGTACAGCGGTAATTGAAAGGTCTGGGGCAGCAACTTGTTGTGAAGGCTGGTATCCTCCTGAATCTAGGTAGTCAGGTAAACGCATTTAGAAACTAAGTCCAAGCTTATACTCTATATCCATTTGTTTTCCAGAAACTTTTGTTATAGGAGAAGATAAAACTGATCTGCTTATTAATCCGTATATTGGATCAAAGGAATCTTCATCATTAATTTTTAGACCATCCATGTAAACAGTAGTTCCAGATATTGTTTTTGATTTTGCCCCAACTAGTATTTTATTAATTGAAGTTGCATCGGGTGTACCAGACTTATACAAAGATCCAAAAAGTTCTGACAGCGAGTTACTTTTAATTTTATTTGGGCTTTCTGGTGATGTTATTGAAGAATCACCAATAATTCTAGTCTCAAAGTAATCAGTATTACCACTATAAAATCTAATATAAATATAATCTAAATTAGTATCCGCTTGTCTAAATGCTAAAGTTAAACTGTCATAGATACTGTACCCAGATAAATCAAAGCTAGCATTAAACCAATATTCTTTTGTAGAATAAGTTGATGGAGAAGTGACTACTGGTGTAGTCAATTTAAATAGAGATGCTCCTAGTCTTGGCTCTGGTGTTGTTACAAGAACTGGATTATCTCCTAATGAATCAACCCAAGGCAAAGCATTTTCAAATGAGCTTATGTATCTGTCTGAATAATCTTTTTTATTTGTTGATTGTGATGGAAATAATCCAACTTCTTTAATTAAACCAACAACATCATTTGGTAAAGATGTTTTATATATAACAGAATATGTAGTTATTCCAGTAATTGAATTTGTCTCTATATTTGGAGAGTTTACTTCTACGGGTGCTTTATAAAATTCAAAATCAAGTCTTGTATCATCTACTGTTGCTTCATTTGATCCTATTCCTATAGCAATAGCTTTGCTTGTAAATCCTAATGTGCCAGCTAAATAGTTTGTTAAAAATCTTTTTCCAAATTTAGTTAAAATATTATTTTGTCTATGAACTTCTACGCCGTCTTCATAAAATATATACGTTCCTTTTAATTCCATTATCCACCAACTCCTTTGACGCCACGAACTGCATCAGCTGCATTATTTTTTACTGTAAATTTAAATCTTATTTTTGAACTTTTATTTATGTCTTGATATATTTCTATATTTTTTAAGCTTATGTCTGATAATGTAGGGAATGGTCTTTGATCTGATGTGTCATCAGTAATTAGAATATCTTCACCTTTTGAGTAATTGCTAGAGCCTGATTTGCTATTTGGTAGAGTTAAAATAACGCTTCCATCTAACTGTGCTGTAATAACTAAATCATAGTACTGGCTTTTTAATATGCCTACAAGGGGATCATCTGCGGGAAGTTGAATTTTTTGCTTAGTAGTAAAACCACTAAACTTTATCTTATTATTATCTACAGTTGCCATTTTATTATTCTACCATTTCATCCAGTATAAATCGACCTACATCTTACTGAGGTAGATAAACCACTATCCCAGGAATGCCCTACATCTAATATAACATATTTACTTGCATATTTACCAGATGGAATAGTATCATCTGACGAGTATATGGAATTAAATGGGTATGATATTTCAACCATATCTCCTACTTGAATTAATGGGTTTGGGAAACATTGTATATCTATTGCTGTTTGTTGTCTAGACCATTGATCTTTCATCCATGTAGATAACTCTTTTGCTTCCCGCTCTTTTTGTATCCAAGTTGAATCAAAACCAATAATTTCAATATCTTTTAATTTTGCAATTTCTGGATCAATGTACTCGAATGGGTCTGTGGCAACAATCTGATCTCCTATGACCTGGAAGCTTCTTGTTTGCCCATCTGCTAATGGAACAAACGTTCCTGCATTATTTAATACATATGCCTCTAGCCCAAAAGAATTTGTAGATGAACCCAATAAGGTAACAAAAGGATTTAAAGTTATTTGTGCAAATCTAGGTTGTCCAGGCCTTTGTGCATATTTGGCATTTATATACTTTAGCTCTCTTGCTACTGGGCCAAATTCTTTAAAGAAAGTCGGTGCCGAAACTTTAGATCCTTTAGTTAAAACAAAATCTCCAAAAGATTGAGAGAGATATGATTGTGATCCCAGCATTCCACTATAAGGGTTATAAGTAGTTGTTGATGCAAACTGAGATTCTGATATAGCATTACTATATAAATAGTCGTAGCTAATAGATCCCTTTTGTGAAAATAGCCCAACCTTTTCTGTTATTGGAAGAACATAACTAGAACCATTATCTGTAGCTACAATAGTTGTATTGTCAAAATTAATTTTGAATGTTCTTCTAGATGTGTCATAGTTTACTTTAACATCAAGATTATATAGCTGCCCGCCAGAAACACCAGTCACGGTTGTTGAATCTCCTTTTTGAGAGTCAGTTATAGCAACCTGATACGGTTTTGCACCCTTCTTAAATCTCCAAAGAGTAATATTTTTATCAGTAAGCTTTCCAGTTGCAGTAGTTTGTTCTGTTTTAATTTCAATATAATAGCCTGTTGCACCATTATCTGAAAGGCAAATAGCAAGTCCACCAATTACTTGATCTGCCCCAGTAAGTCTTCCATATGAATCTTTTGTTAAAGGAAAATAAAAGCTTGTTCCTACACAAAAATTTTTAGTAGTTGCATCAATAAATTTTGCATTAGTTGTTGCAACAGTATAATTTTTATTTAATGACACAGTTCCTGGTTGTGATACCGTAAGCATGGATCTTGCAACATTTTTACCAGAACTATCTGATGCTTCTATTGATATTTTAGAATTGTCTATTGTTGGAGTTCCTGTAGTTTGTGTTGCTTCAGTTAGCATCCGTACTTCAAAATCTGTTTTGTATCCAGCAATATCTATAGTGTGAGCAGATACAGTAGTTCCAAATGCGCCCCTAGCTTTAATTCTATATTCTCCTGTCGGTTTAAAACTATTTACTTGTCCTAAAGCTTGATATTTTTGAAGGTCTACATCTGATTCAATCCATTGGCTTTGAGGTGTACCTGCAGTGTCTATATACGAATATCTAATTGCATCGTATTCTATGACCTCATCATTAAGAACAAGAAATCCAGTTTTATTAAGAGCTCTTAAATCAAGCCCATCCATTGTTGTTATTAGATTAATCCAAAGAGATGATCCCGCTAATGCTGTTGATTCTAAATTTTTTACTAATGCACCAGCTCCAAGAGAATAAACTGGGGACTGCCAAAGTAAATCTGAACTAGCATTGTATGATGAGCTCATTTGTGGCCTATAAAGAATTTTAACTCCCTGAACTGAAGGGAGGTCCTCTTTAGACATAGATATAATATTTGCTTCTTCTTGTGTAATGCCGCTAGATATTAGAGGGTCATATCTAAATGTAAAAGATTTAGTTTTGTTTTTATTATAAATCCACTCTCTTGTATAAAATTGAAGTACATTATCTTCATCAAATGTAGCTACCATTTGAGTATCTTTACAAAGATCTTGAATACACTCCCATACTGTTTTTGTGTCGTCTGTGTACCAGTAGTAAGGAGTTATTGCAGATTTATCTTTACCATCGGGAGACAAATTAAAATTGTAGTTTGTAAATCCTATGCCATCCAATAACCTTTTAATAATTGCAGGTGATGGTGCATCTTTAATTAAAATATCTGGTGCTATTATTTTTTGCAGAAGTAGAGCTTGGTCTAATGCTTGAAGATCCACTTGACCAAATTCATCCACATTCCAAGAATCAGCATAAAAATATCCTTGCTTTATTTTTTCTATAGTATTATCTGATTTTTTAATATTATAAAATGGCTTAAATAATACATTGTTGTAAAAATATGATTTTGTTTTATCAAAAGAAAATGTTTTATCGAATGATATCCCAGATCTATCTTCAAAAAATAAATTTGCATTTAAAGAATTTGCTGTTACATTTCCTACTGGAGTGAGGCCATTGGATGAATCAGATGCTCTTTTTTGAGTACTGAAAGATATTAAGTTATCCGTTAAATCTTTTACATATCTAGCGGATATTTCAATTACCCCAAGATAAGTATCTGCAACGTTAATTGAATTAATTTCAACTATTATTGAATCTATGTCTACGGGCGCTGCTGGTGAGGTGCTCCATTCCGTAGTAGACCATGTTGTTCCATTCCAATATAAATTAACAACACCATTTGAATCAACATTTCCATTAGTTAAAATTGTTGTAGTTGTTGCACCTTTTGTAATTTTTACTGTCCATGTTACTGGCTTTACATAAGTCATATCTGACCATACTTTTGATGTACCATTGTCTGAGACTAGGCTTCGCATCCCATATGAAGTTTCAAATTTAATGGCTATTTTATTTGCTACCGCATTTTTTTCAGAAGGATACGCAACGGTTAGTTTGCAGTTTGATAAAGAGGTTCCGCTTGATTTTGGCGTTACCCAATATTGATATTTATTTTTTGATCCAGCATAGTACATTCTATATGGCTCTTTTATCAAAGTATTGTATGGCAACAAAGCATTATAAGTAATGCCAGAATTACTTGTATTGTTAGATATAAAATATTTAATTCCAGCAGAAGATGGTCTTTTGGGGCTTATAATACTTGCAAGTGGGAATAACTTTAAAAATGGTTTATACTCTACACCAGCTGCATCTTTTAATGTTACTGTTTCCCCACCTAAATTTGTAGCAGTAACTCCAGTTATTAAATCGTTCATATTGTACTCTGCCCAAAGACCTGGGGACATTGATATGGTTGAAGACTTTTTAATTTGATCTAATACGTCTGTTGATGCACTTAACATTATACCTGTTCCAGTGTTAGACTTACATCCCAAAATTCTTGTGGATCTACTCCGCTTACCATTTTGACATTTCTCTTATTAACAGTAAAGCTGCAGTTTGTTATCATTACAGAAATTATTTCATCTCTTGCAGAAATTCCGTTATAAGATATTTTTAATTTAAATGCGCCAGTTCCTTTACCTTTATAAAAAGACCTAATCTGCTCTGCACCGTAACCGCCATCTACTGTCATTGTATCTGTTGATGGAAGTAAAGTCCATGAAACTTGAACTGATGATTTATCTGCAATAAATATTTTACGCATTGTGCCATTAGCCATGCGCTCTGATCTTTCAATTCTATTTGAATCTATTGATACTGGCTGTCTATTATGCTCAGACAACTTGGTCCAGGTGGGAGTAATTGCATTTGTACCTGTGTCTATAAATAGTAGTGAGCCTACTGGTAAAGTTAGTGCCATTATGTTCTCTTTACTCCTACCATTTTTTCATTTTGCTTTAGCGTAGCCTGCAAAAATTCAACTGCAGCAACCTTTGCTTTAGTTATTAATTGAGCTTCATTCATTCCTGGGGAAGCATGGATATGTTGTGTGTAATTAATTATACCTTGTCCTGCATTTGCATCACGCATTGGCTCAAACATTTTTGCTGCTTGATTAACATCGTATCTTGGAGATGCATATGGAATCTTTGCCATGTTTGGAATAACCATTCCGCCAAATGCCATTTCTGGGCCACGATCTCCAACAATTGTAGGAACCTTTGGATCAAGTCTCATTGTTCCATATCCAGCTTTTTTAGTAATAGATAGTCCAGCTCTTCCGCCATCACCAGAGACTACCCATTTTTTACCATCTTTATCCAAAAACTCTACGCCAACCCAAGTGCTGCTTCTACCAGATGCATCCATCTTTTGAGTTGCTCCAGCTTTTTGAAGTTCTTGTGGCTGAATAAATGTAGAGCCAGAGTATGCTCCATTTCCTGCTGGTATTGTGGTTGGTACCGTTGAAAGTTTTGCCATTCCAGTTGTTTTGCCCATATCAATCTTTTTGCCATTAACTATTAAATCACCGTTTAAAGTAATTCCAGATTTTTCTAAAGCAGCTTCAATTCCAGGAGCAACTTTATCAAATAATTCTTGTCCTGCTTTTATGCCAAGATTTCCATCTTTGTCTTTACTTAATCCTGTTGTATCAACTTTAGCTGCAGTTGCTGCTGCAGTTATAGCTGCAAGCATACCTCTATATTCATCTGTTGTTTTCCATTTAGCTAAATCATCTTTATGTTTGGTTATAGCCATTTGATAAGCAGTAATTGCTTTATTAAATGCATTCATTGGTGTTTCTAGCTTATCAATTTCCTTAGTAAGGTCTCCCATTTTTTCGCCAGCCAAAGCAGCAGCATCTCCCATGGCCTGCTGTTTATTACTAATAGCCTCAGCTTGTTTTTTAAGTGGTTCTATATCTGCTTTTGCTTTTGCATCAATAGCTTTAATTTGTTGATCATATTGTTGCCCTTTAACAAGACCTTCTAAATCTAACCTTGCCTGTTGTGCGCCAGCAGTATTGCCAGTTGCTTCAGCATTTTGCAATTCAAGCTTTTTAGCTTCAATTGCTCTTCCAGTATCCTCGGTATTCTTTTTATCTTCAAGGGCTTTTTTTCTAGCATCAGCAAGTTTATTAATTGCATCAATTTGTTTATTAATTGCGGCAAGTCTATCTCTATCTGAAATTTGAGCTGCTACTGATTGGCCTTTCATGGCCTTTGTATATTTTTCTTGCAAAGCTTTAAGTTTATCTAATGAATCATATTGTTTTTTTAGAAGACCAACTCTATTTTGTCCCTCAACATTTGCTGCAACTGCTTCCGCCATCTTATAAAGTGCTGCTGTTTGCTGTGCATTTAATGCAGAAAGGTCTCCAGTATATCCTCTTGCTTCAAGTCTAGTTTTTTGCCATAGACTTAATACAGTATCTTGAGTAGTTGCAATTTTTCTAATCTCTGGATTTTCTTTTGCTAGTTCGTCAATTGTTTCTTTTGTTAAAGTTCCCTGTGTTTTAAGCTTTCCATTAATAGCATCAAGAGTTTGAGATTCCGCATCTAATTTCATTTGATCTAATTCACCAGTACTAATAAATGAAGGTTTTGTTTTATCCTTTTTTCTTGCTTTTAGCATTTCATTATATTTAGTTGATATTGCTGTGTCTGTGCCCATCAATGCGGTATTTAATGCATTAGCCTGCTCAGTTGCATCTCTATTTGTTGAAGCCGCCTTATCGTATGTTCCAATTGCTCCTACTGCTCCAGTAACTGCATCTTTTCTATTTACAAATCGGCTATTGCCAAATGTATATAGTGAGGCAGAGGCTGCTTTATTTGAAAGCTTATACATAGTATAAATTTTTGCTGTGGCTTGTTCTGCTGACATTCCCATGGCAATAAATTGTTCTTTAAGTCTTACTGCTAAATCTGCCTGATCTTTTCCACTTGTTTTATTAATTAAAGCAATTTGATCTTTGTATGTAGACTTAACTTCAGTTTTTAATTTTTTGTATTGCTCAATAGTTAATTTAAGTGGGGTGCCAGATGTTGTCATGCTTTCATAAAGCATTTTATTATGCTCAATAACAGACTTAGCATCTGTTACTACATCTTTCATTTTGCCATTAAAATCAGTAAATTTAAGTCCAGCTTTTTGTGCAGCTTCTGCAGTCATGCCGTATCCAAGTGCATTTAATCTCATACTTTCGTTATGAGCTTTCCATACCTTAATTCCAATTGTTATTGCAGTCACTGCACCAAATGCAATCAAATTAAATCTTGTCATAGCAAGACCAAGCTTTCCAATAATTCCTTGGAATCTTTTTCCGCTAGAAGCCATTTCTGTCATTGCAGTTCCATATTTAGTAAGTCCACCAGTTTTTCCAGATATTACCCCAACTGGTGTTGTCATAGAGGCTGGCAACTTAGACATTAATCTTCCGCCTTTACCACCTTGTCCTAATGTTGCAGACTGCATCATCATTGGCAACATAAATCCTAATTGTTGCACTATCATTGATGCTATTGGGTTTGCAATCTTACTTGCAATCATTCCTGCTCCAACCATTGCTGCAATACTTCCAGCAATTTGTCCGCCAGCGCCATATTTATTTGGAATAATTCCTCCAGCATTTCTAGGAACAAATAACTCTGGGCCTTTTTCTCCAACAACATAAGGCTGTCCAGCATTAACTGGTCCGCCCTTTTCTCTTCCTTCTAAACCAAAGATAATCTTTTTTAGAGATTCTGTAAGAGGAGTATCTTTTTTAGATTCCCAATTTAAATACTTATTTCTTAAAATGTCTTTGTCTATTGGTGATAGTTGTTTTAATACAGACCTATCTCCAATCAAATCTGATGCGGCTGATCTTACAACTGAGTCTAGGATGTCTGGTTCTAGTGCATTTTTTAATGAACCTTTTGCATCTTTGACATAACCATAAGGCTTTTCTTTTGCAAGAGCTGCTGCAAATTTATCGTAGAATAATTTTTGAGTATGCTTTCTTAATCCAGTATTTGCAAATAAAGTATTGGCCATTTCAATAGAAAGTGAATTTACACCCCATGGCGCTGACTCATACATACTTGGCTTTGGTGCACCTGTTGGTCCAAATCCTGCACCTATTCTATGCATTGCTTTACCCTTTAATACGTTACCAATCATTCCACCAATTGCAAATCCATTTGCTGAAGATTTAAATCCAGCATCAGATAGGCTAACAATATGGCCAGACTGTCTTCTTTTTAATTCTTCTGCCGCTGCAATTTTAGCAAGGGCTGCTGGTGTAAGATTTGTTTCTTTTGATGCAACAACTGCTGAGTGTACGCCATGAAGTTTATTCCAATTAACATCTCTTGCATCTTCTAATCTTTGAATCATCTTTGCGTAAATAACTTTTTCTTCTTGATTTAGATCAAAACTTCCAATAGTCTTTTTTAATCTTGGCAAAGTTGTTTCAATTTCTGAAAGCATTCTTGAGTGATACGCATCCGCTGTCATTCCAGCAGGAATATCCATTGTTGATTCAGCAAAGAATTTCTTTGCTCCGCTTCCCTTTACTCCAAGCAAATTAATCATAGCTTGATTGCCAACAGATGGCATCATTGCTGAATAGTCTCTTACGCCAGAAGCAGTTGAAAATACCCCAGCTGTTCCAACATCTGCTAAAACATTTCCAGATAAATTACCTCTGCCTAAATCTTTATCCCCACGAAGTGATGAAGCAAGCAGCTGTCTAAAATATTGATCTGTTGTAAATTTGCCATCTTGGACTGTGAGTGCCTTATCAAATTGTGATTCAAGAACAAGAAGCTTTCTTAATCCCTTTGGATCAGTTGGATCACGCATTACATTAACGCTTTGTTTTGGAGCCTTTAGCCCATGTGCTTCACGAGCAATTTGTGTTGCTCTCATTTCAGCAAGTGCAGCTTTTTCGTCAAGCATTGGTTTAACAAAAACCTTTTCGCCATTTCTTGTATAAACTCCGCCAATTCCAGGAACTGGGAAACTTCTTCCAGATGTAGGCTCTAATAAATCTCCATACTCTGTTACTGGGTGCCTTGCAAATCTAGAATCTTTTACTGCAAGATCTGCTTTCTCCATTGCTGCTTTCATTGCTCTTTGTTGTTCTACCTGCTTAATTGTTTTAGGTATACCAAGGAACATTGCTTTTCCTCCGCCAAATAATCTTTGTGCAAATGAACCAGGAATCTCTCCACCCGAATTTGCTGCAATTTCTCTTGTTAGCGGAAGGGCTCTACCTCTTGTAAGAAGAAGCCTCATCATCTGAGTAATCATATGACCTCTTTGAATTACAGGCATTCTTTTAATAAGGTTTTGTGCATTTCCATATTTAAGCTCTTTTGCTAGCAAGTCTGCAGTTTCTTTTGCAGCATTTCCAGTCAAAGGTACTCTATCTACAAATTTACCCTGTGTCATTGAGGCTAGCCAATTTGTAAAGCTATTAACTTTACTGCTTCCTGCCATTGCCAAATATGCGTTTCCTCTTGTCCTATTACTCTTTAAATTTCCATTTTCTGTAGTAAAGAAATTTCTATCCTGATCTAAATGCTCTGAAGCATAATCAAGTTTTCCATTTGATGTAAATGTATTCATTACTCTCTGTAAAGAAACTTGATCTATGTCTGCTCTGGCCATAAGAGCAGCAACCAAACTTCTAGATGGCTGAACTCTTGAATTTGCCGAAGGCCTTCCACCAGGTTTTAGTTCTTCTGGTTTATCTTGCCATAATAAATCTTTATATTTTGCTTTTGAGGTTGAACCATCTTTATTTACTACTGTTCGTCCCATTCCCTGCATATCAATATACTCTTGCATGCGTCTGGACTGCTCTATTCTAAATCTATTAAAAGCTTTTCTATCTACCTGACCAGTTTTTGGATCTTTAGTTCTTTGCATAGCTTCTTCAAAATCTCTTTTTGCCATAGAGACTGCTTCGTCTTCACTAAATCCTAAATGATTTAATACTGCTGCATCGTGTAATATGACTCTATTTTTTAAAGATGCGTCATAGCTAGGATCTGAATTTCTTGTTAGCCAGCCCTTTAATCCAGTAAATAAGTTTTCTGAAAGTCCTCCTCCAAGATTTCTTCCAAGGCCAGATGTATTTCCAGGCCCACCATTTAATGCATGCATTAGTGGCATATTGTCTTGTGCAATATCTGCTGGAACGACTGCTTCGCCAGGTGTTAGAACTACTGGTACTTGACCTCCATCTGCAAATGTTGGGGTTCCGCCAAGAAGATTGCTTATGATTGGCATATTTTCTTGTGTTGATTTTTTATTAATTACAAATGATCCAGCCTCAGCTGTTGTATGGTATGTATCGCTATTTCCTGTTCCAGGGACTATTCCTCCATCTGCAAACTTAGGTTTTGTTGTTTGAATATTATATCCTGCGCCTGATGTTCTAACTCCACCAAGTGCTCTTGCAATCTTATCAACAATATCTTTTGTTGTTCCTTTATGGAACATTTCCTTCATGTTTGATTTTCCAGTTAAAGGGTCTACCACTGGTTGTGCTGTCAATGGGACTGTAGTTAGATTTGCAACTCTTCCCATGCCAGCTGCAGTCGCTGCTGCAGTTTCGGCAAGCATTGCTTCTACGGTTGCATTCATTGAAATAACTTTTGCTCTTGCCTGATCTACCGTTATTTTGCTTGCTTGAAGTTCTGCAACAATTGCTTGTGTTTCAGCTGCTGCAAGTTGAGTAATCTCAGAAAATTGTGGAAGGAGTGCTTGATATGATTCTGCCAAACTAGATGTAATTGTTCCAGTAGCCATGACTTCTGCTTTTAATGTTTTAATTTCTGCTTCTGACTGCATCGCTATTGCTGCTGTCATTGCATGCCATTTTGCTGCTTCTTGTGCAACAATGCCAGTAGATGTTCCATTTACTGATGTGACACCAGGAATCTTTGGCATATCTTGATTCATATATGCTTGTGGGTTTTTTCCAATTCTTACATTAACTGGGCCTGCTCCAGGAACTGTTCCAAATATTGTTCCCATTTGTGGGCTTTGTGATGGTATGAGATGCGACATATCTCTTGAATATGGCTGTCCTACTAATGGGTTATTTTTATCTACAACTCTTTGGCCTGCTCCGCCAGAAGCAATTACTCCACCTGCTACGGTAGATATTGCTGGTTGGACTGCAACTTTTGCTGCATTTGCTTTAATCTCAAGATTATTAAATGATTCTGTTAAAGTATTTACTGCATTTGATAATACAATTGTTGCTTCTGAATCTGAATAAAATGATGTTGCTAATCCTTTTGCTGCTGCTTCTGCAGCCATTATTTCTGGTGTTAGTAACTTGAACCCTTGTCCACCCTTTGCAAGTTGTCTTAAATGGAAAATTCCTTTTATAACATAACCAATAAAGTTACCCATAACACCAGCCAACATAATGAGTGGTCCAGCAATTGCTGTTATTCCACCTAATGCATTTAAAAATGTTTTAATTGGTCCTGGCAGGTGCTGGAAAAATTTAATAATAGAATCAACAACTTTTAATACTTGTGTGCTTATTTTTAAGAACTGCTCACCTGTTTGTGCTAAATCTGCTTGTACTGAAGCCCATGCTCTTTTAAACTGTCCAGAGGCTGACTCTGTCATAAGCTTTAATTCTCGCTCGGATATGCTTGCAAGGTCTACTGCACTTGCTTTCATTAGATCCATAACTTGAAGCGTTTGTGAGCCCTGTTTGCCTAAGTTTTCAAATAGTGCAGACATTCTTGCAAACTGAAACTTACCAAATAATTGTTCAATTGCTCTTGATTTATCTAATGGATTTAGTTTATCTAGTGCTGATTGCAGTGCCATGATGGTTCCCGTTAAATCACCAGCATTAGTATTTACTATACCCTTTAAATCAATTCCAAACGATGCAAACTGTTCTGTTGCAACTTTAGTTGGATTAATAAGTGATGCCATTGCTGACTTGATTGCATTTGCACCTTCGGCAGCATTTACTCCACCTTCTTTCATTGCTGTAAGGTATAGTGCTAAATCTTTTACATCTCCGCCGAGTGCTTTAATTACTGGGCCAGCTTTTGGAATTGCTTCAGTTAAATCTGCAAGGCTTGTTGATGTCTGGTTTTCAACTGCGTTGAGGAAGTCAATTGATTGTGTTAATTCTTCTGTGTTTTGTTTAAATGCATTTTGAATAGCAAGAGTTGCTTTCATTGCATCTTGTCTATCAACTTCTCCAAGTACTGCAAGTCTTGTTGTTTGCTGTGTGGCCTGAAGTAAATCATTACCTTGTTTACCAGTTGCAGCAAGGTCTGCTGCTAGGGAGATTGTGTCTTTAAATGCAACACCATATGAACCAGCAATTTCTTTTGCTGTGTCAGAAACATCTTTTCTAACTTTTGCAAGTTCTTGAGATGAAACTGCTGACAGCCCACCATAAACTTTTGTAAGTCTTACTAATTCTTGATCAGCTTCTTTAAATGCTTTTTGTGCAGCCATTCCAAATGCTGCAAGGGGTACAGTTAATCCAACTGTTAATTGGCGACCAGCCCACTGCGTGTTTTTACCCCAGTTAATAAGTTGGTTAGATCCATCAAGCATAACCTTATTCATGATTGCTGCTTCTTGGCGAGCAAGTGCCATCTTATTTTTTACTTCATCAAGACCTTTTGCAACCATTACGTTATACTGCATTAAGCCCTGTGCATTTTTACCAACAGGTTGAACTATTGCTTGCTGCAGCATTACCTGCTGTTTTGCAAGATCTTTAATTAAATTGCTAGTCTTTTTTGTATGGCCATTCCAAGCATTATAATAATCGTTGAGCTTTAAACGGCCTCTATCTAAGTTCTTTCCGAACTTGTCTACGTCTGAAGATAGTGATACAAAGTGTGAGGAGAACTGGCCAGTTGAGCGCATCGTTTCTGCAAACGATTTGTTCATTACTGCAATTTGATTTGCAAGCTTAGCGTTAGTTCCCGCTGTTGTTTCTTGTAATTTTACGAGTTGGGCAGTAACCGCAGCTAGCTGAGTTCTTAAACTCGTAAAGTCTGCGTGGGCGGTAATATTGGTCGTGATTAAATTATCTGCCATATACTTATGTTACTCTATAGAGTATCCTAATCCTGCTCCGATACCAAAACCAGCTTCGCTGGCAAAGGCCCCTTGTAGTGAAACTACATCATCTGCTGATGCATTTATACCAAGTGCTCTTCTTTTAATATCTTCGAAGGTTGATTCCCCCTCATTTTGATTACTGCTTTCATTTAAATCTACACCCTGAATTGAAGCTAAGAATTTTCTTTTCTCCGACTCAGACTTTTGCATTGATTTAAAAGTCTGGATTAACTCTGGCATTGAAAGATTATCTTCTAGTTGTTCGTAATTTATCCAATTACCAAGAAGAAAAACTTCCCCTTCTAAAGCGGCTAGATCTAGTTCTGACCAGCCAGTACTGCTGCCGCTAGTAGGTTTGGGTCGTCCATCTTAATTCCTCCGCAAACTTCTAGAATGCGATTGATAGTTGGAACGTCAAGTGTGTCTTCAAATGCGTCTTTATCTGCTACTAGGTCTGGCAGTTGCTTTTTTAGTGCCACTCCACATGCCTCAATAAGAATTGTTAATGTCTCATCTTCTGATGTTACTTCTTGTGTTCTTTGAATGACCTTCATAAACTCACGAAGCTCTTTAATTGTTAAAGGCTTGAGTTTAACTGTTGCGCCATTTTGTAGTTGAATTTCTTCAACATCATATACTGTAGTTGCCAATTTAATCCTCCTAGGATTCTGTCTTAATTATTGTATCATATTCAAAATATCATAGCAATAGAAAACCCCCCAATTTCTTGGGGGGCATCTATTAATTAATTAAATTAATTATGCTGAAAGAACACGGTCTACAATGAAACCATATTCTGCACCTGAGTGAGCTGAGTCACCAGATGGAAGCAAACGGAATGTTACTGGGAATGTTGATGCTGCGTTACGAGCCAAAGAGAACTGTGACTGTTGTACAGAAAGAACACGACGTGCATAGTATACACGCTCAGTCTTAGGATCTGATTCTGAAGTTGGTGCTTGACCAACTGCAATAAGCTGACGCTCTGTTGGTGCTTCACCAAGAGCTCCACCTGCAAGACCTAGCTTTTTGCCAGAGTCTGTAAGTGTAGTTGATGCCTGACCAAATACAGCAAGAACGTTCTCAAGAGTACCTTCTGCCATTTCTGTTGCGATCATAACTTCCATTGTCTCCTTGAATAGCTTTGCTGAGTCAAGAAGCTGATCTACTGTTACTGAACCGTATGATGGGTTGTATGTAACCTGAAGACCGTTGTTTGTGTAACCTACGTTACGATAAAATGCACCCTTTGTGTCAAGCGCTGGTGAAATTGCACCAGTTGCTGCTGTTGCAGTATCAATCTTGTTCAAAGAATCTGTATAAGACTCTCCAGTTTTAAATGCTGGAACTGTCTTGTTCTTGTTTGCTGTGAATGCATTGAGTGTACCAGCTGGTGCTGATGTCACGTAATCTGGGCTAGTGATGTCATTTACTGAAAGAAACAGTGGTGACGCACCAACGAGAATATTTCTAGCATTACCTGTATTTTGTGCCATGTTGTAAAACCTCCTGTTAAATAAATATATATATATTGACTTACATTTTAAATCTAATCAAAGCTGGCTAGGCTCTCTTTTTCCTCTTAGCTAATTTTACTGGATAACTAGACTAAAAGCAACTAGTTAAATCGACCCTCGGAATCTGTAGTTCTTGAATATTTGACCTCTAGGATTACATCTGTGGACATAAAGCCCTTAAGTTCTGCTGAAGGCTCTATGGGTGATGTCTCGACTACATGAATGCTGTGGAAAATTAGTTTATTCGTGTCCCTAACTGCATTTGCATCTCTGGCAGACTCGTCCATTCTGCGGAACAAGTCCATCATAAGGTTTCTTATTTCATAGACCTCTGTGATGTCTGTCGAGTAAATTGTAAATAGGACTTTTTCGCAGCATATCAACCAAATGTCTTCATATGACATTCCGATCTTGTCATAAACAATATGCTTTTTACCATTTAGAAATTGATCCATTTCTGGTGATTGCTGTACTGGTATGATTGGGATTATCTCTGTTCCAAGATTATCTGAATAGTAATTATAGGGATCAAATATTCCCGCATCTTTTAACTCTTTCCACAAAAATTTACGAAGCTCGAACATTGCGTCTATTTTATAATCTACCGTCATAGTGAGCCTCCAAATGCTGCCTGTAGTGATGCGTCCGCCTGTGTTCTTATTTTACCAGGGCTGAAGCTATATTGCACCTTCTTTATATTCATTGGAAGATTTAGTGCTTTTGTCATTTTTGAATTAAATATTCTTTGTAGTCCAGATGATTTTATTGATGAGTTTACCAACTGCCCACCAAAAAATCTTCCATATGACAATGAGAATTGATTTGTGGCCTGTGCTCCACCAGGCCTCTTAACGGTCACTGACGTACCTTTGGGCATGAAGACAGTTTCACCATCTAGCTCGAATACTAGGCGCTCAGCCGACCTTGGACGGATTACTATGGGCATTCCAGTTTCCATCACAAGAGCTTTGTTTGCAAATATATATTTCTTTTTTTGTTTTTTATTTTTAGACGGCACGGATGACTTAGATAATTTAAAGTCATAGTTTATTTTAAATGATAAGCCATCTAGATCTAGTCTTGAAAGTTTAAATAGTCTTGCGGTTGGTACTCCAACCTTATTCCATTCGTATACATGATGTAAAGATCTTGGCTTTACTCTTGACTGCGAATCAATATAGTCGCCAAAGTCTTTTTCTATTTGATTAAATATTGTTGTTTTAAATAAATTCTTAAACTCAGCATTTGTTGTTAGCTTAGAAAGGACTGCTGCTTCATAATATAAAAATGCAGAAACTTGTGCTACTGTGCTATCCCTAAGAATTCCTGGGGCTGATCCAGCCATTAATCTTTCAAGTCCGCTGGCAGTTTGAATTAACGCTACGCTAGAATCCAATTTCCTGGTTCTCCGATCTCTTTGCAACAGAGTTGTATGCAAGAACATTACCAAATGGATCGGTAATCGGGGTAGAGCTTATGACTTCAAATACTGTTGGTGTATTATTTGGGTAGTTAATTTCTTTCCAAACAACGTTACCAGACATATCTCTAACATTGGTAATCTTTTCTCTATATGTTATTTGATCAGGTGTTCTGATTTCAAGCATTTGTTCATTTGAATACTTATTGTTAAATATCTGCTTGTCGCCGCTTCTTCCAGAACCAGAATTTGAAATTATTCCTTTTGCCGCACATGGGACAGACCTAGTAAAAATCCATTCTTTTTTAATGGCTCCAGTATTTTCATCTTGAGTGTCTAATTGAAGATAGATATCTAGCTTCATTGGCATTAATGAAGTTGCTAGGCTCATTTTAGAACGCTACCATTCCGTTCAATACATACGGTGCAAGTAGTTGGTCTGCATACAAGTTTCCAGTTCCTCTATGTGCATCCTGCAAGAATTCAAACTTCCAGTCAAATGTACTAATGTTCTTAACATACTTATCTTTCCATGCACGATCCTGATCAAAGTATTGCTTAATTAATACTATGCATGCCTCTTCAACATTATCTGGTATTGAGGACCATCCAAATCTTCCTTGAACAGAATATCTGCGATCTTTTTTAAATGCAGCGGAAAATCCTTGGTCGTTAATTGTTGGCTGGACCATTCCGTTTGCAGAATAAATCATGTCGTCCATCATCTGCTGCCTGTTGACTCTGATTCCAAATCCCGATTCAGAAATCATTGGTTCGTATATCCAGTTTTTAACATTGTTTATATTATCAATTAAAAGGACATCGTTTTCATATACCTCATGAATTTCATTAAGTTTAAATGGCATAGGCAAAATGTCTGAGCCTGAGCCATAAACAATCTGCTTATCATCGTATAAATGAAAAATCTGATTTGTATAAATTTCAATAAGTTTTCTGGCATACTTTTCAGCCATCTGTAGCTCGTGATATGATTTATAGTTAGGGTCAGAAGGATCTGTTCCAAAGTTTAAATCATCAATGATGTCTGATAGATTTGCATATGGTGTTACTACGTCTGTAAAGTATATGTGTGAGGCCTGATTATTATTGACCGTGTACCGCCACTCTACTTTAAATTTTCTATTTCTTCTGCATAAAGATAACGGCAAAACAACCTGATACGTTCCCATATCAGTTTCTAGTTTTGTAGCAGTAAATGTTCCTACTGGAACTGTTGGGCTAACTGCTGGGGATACTGTATTGTCTTCGGTAATATCGTATATAACCGCTGTAACAGATCCATCTGCATCTACTAGTTCTCCACCCCAAAATATTTTTGTTTTAATTGGTGAAGTTTGATCTTTGTATATTTCTGCCATTAACTTATGTTAACGTTTAGTTGTAGAAGTCCTGAACTTCCTTTGGTGTCGCTAAACGAAAACCCTCCTCTGTATCAAAGATATTTTGAGCATCTTCTTCAGACATTGCTACAAAAGGATGATCTTTTGTAAAAGTATATCCGTGGATATCGTATCTGTGATTGTCTCTTGTCATTCTTACAAGTAGGGTATCTTCTGCCTGAGCTTTTGGATCAAACTTTGGAAGAACTTCAATTTCTTCTGTGTCTCTTTCAATTGCTTCTAACGTGCTTTGATATACACTCCAAGTAACGCCTTCTTCTGCTAGAGCTGCAATAATGTCTTTTTTATTTTTTAGGCCTTCTGAATCAACTGCAAAATCTGTTGCAATTACTTTTAACTCAGCCACTTTTAATGTGTCAAACGACATATTTTATTTCTCCTTTTTCTAGGTCCTTTAATTATAGCATTGTTAAATTTAAATGAAAAGCCCCCAAAATTAATTGGGGGCCTTTCTGTAGTCTAATTCTTAATTAATTAAGAAGCAACCTTAACGTTCTTTACAACTACCCAAGCGTCTGCCTGCTCGATTTGAACGCCAACACGAGTATACATTGTGTACTCGATTGAGTCCTTACGTGGCCAGAAGAATCGGTAAACAGTAACATCACGCTTGATACCAATAACAACGTTATTTGGGAATGTCAAGTGGATATCTCCGTGTGAACCTGATGGGCTTGCATATGTACCTGTCTGTGTCTCAGGAAGCAATGGAACTTCAACGATTGGAATACCAAATGCGTATGGAGCTACATATCCTGCTGGACCTCCAAGAACTGGAACATCACCACGGATGATGCCTGAAGCAATATCCTGTGGAGTAACGTTCTGGATGTTCTGTGAGTTAGAGTATAAGTAATCCTGGATCAAGTTTGATCCTGAAAGGAAGCGAAGGTCTGTACGACGTTGCTTGTACTTACGTGGAAGAGCCTTTAGAGCTGAGTTAAATACTGCACGAGAAATTCCCGCACCTGCAGCATCGACAACACGTCCGTGTGTCTTTGCCTTCTTAACTACACCGTCAAAAGACTTGTATAGTGCATCGCTTGAAAGAGATGAGTCACCGTTAAGAAGAAGATCTTCGATGTCATTTCCTGCTTGTGTTGCCATCATACGTGCAATGTGATCTTCTAGATCTGCACCTTCAATGTTGTCTTCTAGAGACTCTGTTGAAAGCTCCCAGTCCATGCGGAGTTTCTTTGTTGAAAGAGAAATTTTTGAGAAAGTAACACCGCTGTTAGCAGCTGTGTTTTCGCCTTCGGATGCAAGCTTTACAAGCTTTTCTCCTACGGACATACGATCAATTTCTGTTGTGTCGGATTTCATTCGGACTGTACGTGCAACCTTACCAATTACGGTAGCATCGAACATATAGTCCAAGAATCGTGCTGATTGTTCTGGGTTTAGAAGTCCACCGTTGCCATTTTCTGAAGCAACATGAACGCCTGAACCACCTGTTGAAGAACCGAACCCAGTTGATACTGTTGCACCAGCTGCTGCGGCCTTTTCTAATAATTCATTACTCATTTTTATTTCACCTACCTTATTTTAGTTAAAGATTTCATTTACGGAACCGAGGAAAGCTCCAGACCATTTTGATTTTGATTTAGTAAATACCTCAGACCCGCCAAGGTCAGAGGACTTCTTAATTGCGGTATCGCCTTCTACGGCATCTACCTGCTTTTGAACACCTTCGATGGTGCCCTTTATTTCTGACACAGCATCACTAAGTGCGCTGTGCTTTTCTGCCAACTCAAGAATTCTAGCATCGACATTTTTGCTGAAGGCTTCGACAGATGTTTTAATTTCTGTAACCTGTGCAGCAGATGCCTCTGTAGCCTTTGTGAGTGTATCGGAGAAAAAGCCTTTTAGATCGCCTAACATTTTTGCAAAATCAGGTTCATCAACCATAACTTCTACTGTATCGGCTGCTTTTTCAACGTTGTCGGCAGAGGTATCTTCAACTGTAGAATCTACAGCTTCCAATGATTTGTCAAAAAGATTGACGTTTGAGTCATTGTTAGCTTCCGCTACAACTGTCTCAACTTCTGGAGTAACTTCGGCTGGCGCTTCAACAACTGCTTCTGCAGCTACTTCAACATCATTACCTACATTAAGTTTTTCCATGTCATTACCTCCTTCTACGTTTGCCTGTTTTGCTAATTGTGTTTCAGGCAACGGTAATCTTGACTTCTTGAATGAAGCAAGAATTTTATCTATTTCTTTTGACTTGTTAATGTCTGAACTTTCTACCCAACCGATTAGCGCAGCTGGTTTTCCAGATATTGGTGAATCAAAAGTTTTTTCTGTGGACATAAACACTGAGTCGCTGTCTTCGCAATAAAAAATATTTTCTGTTACTACACTTGTAGCAAGGCCTTTGTAAATCATTTGCCCATTAACTTTTTCGATTGACAAAATATTACATAGCTCATTTGCTGGTGAGTCAACAATTGAAAGTTCAACAAGATCATAGTCTTTAATAAATCTAACTGCTTCTCCTGTTGCCTTGTTAACCTCATTGTCTGATTCTTTAATCTTTCCGCCGATTGAAAAACCAGAAAGAGTGCCATCAAGAACTTTCTCCCAAGTATCTTGTGCACCCTTTGAAATGTATGAAGTTACATAAACTCCATTGTAAAAAGTTTGAGACTTTTGGTCATAGTATGTTTCTGGCTTAAATGAAACAACTTTACCAACTGCATTTGACTGATGCATCTCACGAAGGTTGCCTCTAAAGTTTTCAAAAGCTTTTACGCTTGCTTCTGCTGTGACAACATCTCCTGTTTGGTCAACATTATCTAATGTTGCAAAACCAGATACAGTTCTATTTTCTCGATTAACCTTAGTGAAAGGAATCGACAAATGTAGGTTTTCGCCATTACTAGACCAATGGCCTTTTTCAATGTTCATATGGTCAATTTTAGTGGTTTATCTACTATAACGCAAATAACAGTTGATTAAACTTATTTGACTTTTGGACCGTCGCCCTTTGGATTTCTAGCTTCTCCGCTTTTATCTGGGGCATTTGCGGATCTTTGCTGATCTCGCTTTTTATTGCCCGTCGACTTTGCTTTTTGATCGGCTACTTGCTGGGGCTTTAAATCCACCATTTCGTCTCCGCCTTCAACAGTTGTCATATTCTTTCTAAGACGAACTTCGTTAGGGGTAATAACCTGCATTCTCAAATAAATTTCATCAATACGGCTTTGAGTTTCCTCATCAGTAAGACTTAATTCGTTAAACTTTAATTGCACAACATCTGTCTTTTCTGCAATTAAATAATTCAATTTCTTTTCAAGTCTATCTTGTGATGGACGGCAAACCTGCTCTTTAAATGTCTTATCAGCATCCCTGGCAGCGGCTAAATTGATTCCTTCTGGAATACCAATTTTGCTAATTGGAACACGATGAGCTAACAGAATTTCATCTCTATTAGACTTACGATAGATATTAAATGAGGACTCTTGTTCTCCTGCTTCAATTGGCTCCATCTTAAATTCAGTTTTTGAATCTGGAGTGTCTGCTGGAAGTGGGATATAAAGAGATCTATGATTCTTTCCCTTTAATCCGACCTGGAAAAATTCAAGAAGTTTTCTTTCTGATTCTGGGGAAAGCTTTGCTCCCTTTACTGTAATAATATATCTTGGGACCGCCTTATTTTCAAAGTAGTCTAAGTTATATCTACCAGCAAATTCGTTTCCTGCCAGGGCTTGCTGTGCTGCAATAATATCTGGTACTCCGTAGTAGTTATTCATTGGAGTGTATTTCTTTAAATGAATAATCTCATTTGGTCTATCTTCTTGACCAGCAATTGGACTTGGAGTTTCAAGATCACCAAAGTTGCGGAAGTAAACTGCCTTTCCATAAAGTAGCTGAATAAATCCGTCACGGAATCTACGTACACGCATCGTTTTAGCTGGTATATGGCCTATATAGCCTATATCTCCAGCAGTGGTACGTCCTATCTCTATGTACCCGTTTCCAGTCGCCTCAAGGTCTGTGTAGGCTTTTATAAGGGTCTCTGTAAATGATTCTTCTTCATTGCAATCATCTAGCCATTTGTCTAGCTGAGTTTTAATTCTATCAATTTTTGAACGAGCTCTATCTGCCTGTTTTTGATCAGTTATAGCATCCATTGCATCTTTTGCTTTAGATGTTTCTGTAAACATATATCCTAGGCCAACAATATTTGAAACCTTAGCATTGATGGCTGCATAGTTATAAGTAGAGACTTCATAAATTTTTGAAAGGTATTCTAAGTTATATGTTGGCTCTACGAGATCAAATAATGCATATCCGCTAATTGCTTGCTGAAGAAGATTCTGTTGTGTGCCTACGCCAGATGTTCCAACAAATGCTTTTGAAAAATCACGATTAATTTTACGTTTAAAATTTGTTCCAAGGCCTCTTAATTTTTTAATTTCTTCTAGACCTATTTTAAATGGATCTTCTGACTCTTCTGCTTTTTGAAAATGAAACCAGTCAGATGTATTTGAAATATCTATTGTATTTGATGAATTGTCATCTTCTAAAAATTCTATGTTGCGTGTCATTGTACTTTACCGCCTCTTAGTACAGAGTCTTTATAGACTCCGATATCGTATGGGTCTGGTGGGAGTCCCCATTTAAGTCGTTGTTCTTGTTCTGCAAGCTCTTCGTCATCAATCTTTCTGCGCCCAGATAAAAATTTGGGTTCACCCTCATAAATACCATATGAGCGAACTTCTCTAGCCAAAGCATCGATTCTGGATCTATTGCCTTTGATTGACGTGATCGAAAGAAAATTCCCATCGTCATCTCCAATCCATCTGCCGTCTGGCATCATCCATACGTATATGCCTAGGGTTGTCTCTTCGACAATCTTAGTATTTTTCTTTAAGATATCCATAGACCATAATCATACCATTATCTAGTGCCAAAGTCCAGATTTTGTACCAACAATTACACTAAATGGTTATATTTGAACCAGCTAATTCAATAGAATAAATAGAGTAGGGCAATGAGTCATTACCAGATGCAGACTCTGATATCGATAGTCCTTCTGACCCAACTGAGTTAGACCAGTTGCCAATATAATAATTATAATGGTTTGTTATTTGGCTTAAAGTTAAGGCTGTTGGATATATGGCAATATTATTATAGTTTGATCCTAGGCCGTACGACGTGCCAGCAACATTTTGATTAATTTTAATTAAGCCAGAAGTAACGCTTGAAAGAACTAAGACTACGTGATGTGGGAACCCTACTGTAAAGTAACTTGAGCAGTTTGTTTGGGAAGTCACATCTTTCCCATTTACGTATACACTTGTAATCCCACTCTTATTTATGGTGCCGTCTGTGAGCCATTCAAATATTTTTGATCCATTTGAAAATAAAACATTTTTGCCCGATCCTGGGGTATATATCATTTCAATAGACCTAGAGGGTGATGCTGCTTCTATATTGAAACCTCCAGATTCATGCATTGATAATCCATTATATCTGCTATATGAAAGTATTCTTTCGTTATACCTAGACAAATCATAGTCTTGGTCTGAGTATATTCTGTCTCCAGAGTTATCTGCATAGTAGTCCATATTATTAAAAAAATCAATTGAAACGGACTCTATTTTTGGAATATCAAATGATGTATCGGATGAGGACATTGTTGTTCTTACATAAACACGTTCATATGTAGTTAAATTATTTTTTGTAAAATAAGGCAATGATTTATTATTGTAACAAGTTTGCCATCCAGATAATCCGTCTAAACTTATTTCAAATAATATATTTTCAAAGTCTGGTTCATACTTTAGTTGTGAACTGTTTATTCCAATTCCAGATGGAACAATTATCTCTTGTGTAAAATTAAAACTGGCTGGGGATGCGGTGTCAGTTTTAGCAAATGTAACATAGTCATGATCTATAGATAGAACTGCATCTCCATTAATTAGATCTGACCATTTAATTGCAGATGGGTAGTAGTATTGTTTTACTGGCATTATTTTTGAATGATTCAATGTAAATAAAACTCCACCGTCTGGTTCTACTATCTGTAGGTGATTCAGCTCGTATGAGCCAGCAGTGTAATGATTTTGTATTTTACTTTCAGAAAGAGAATATCTGTAGAATGCAACACAATCAATTACAAATGGTTCAGATTCATTAGAAGGACCACTCATAAATGAAACTGTTAGGTTGCTAAACGGGTACGGCTCGGAAATAGATTTAGTTGATTTACTTACTCCATTAACATATAATATAATTGAAGATCCATTGTATACGGCAGAAATGTAAGAAGCGGATGTTTTTTCTATTTTGGCAACTGCAACCGACGAACCTATTTTAAATAAAACATTTCCATTTTTATAAGTTAAGCCAATTAAATTTGTTGTGTCAAATGCTAAAGGTATTTCATTGGTGGATGTTTGTGGCGGTTTAAACCATAAGTCTATAGAAAATGGATTATTTTTGTATGTTGATGTTGCCATTCCTGGAGTTATGTATATAATTTTTGTATCTGAATTCATTTTTGTTCCAGCTATCGATCCAGGAACTAATGGCATTAATACTGCATTTGATGAGTTAAACGATACTCCATTATTACTATTTCCAGAATAATCATATATTACCGACCCTCCGAGATTGGCATAAGAAATACCATTATCTCTTAAATCAGCGTATGTAGCATATTGTGTTTTAAGGGCATCATATGAAACTGTGGTGCCAGATATTACTTCATCTAATAAATAAAATGATGTTGGGTGGTCATTTAAGACTACGCTTTTGTATGACATCCCAAACCTACTTTTCTTCTAGTGATTTTACTCTTGCTGTAAGTTCTTGTACCGCTTTAATTAATGGAGAAATAAATTCTTCGTATCTTAATGCTTGTTGTCCTTCTGCATCATTCACATCAGAAATTACCCAGCCGCCGAAGTCAGCAATATTGACTTCATCTAAGACAGACTTTACCTCTTGTGCAATTAATCCGTAATGTGTTCTATCTCCACCAATTTTATTATATTTAACTGGGTTTAATTTATTAATAAAATTTAATCCAAGGTCAGATGTCAATATATTTTCTTTTGTTCTTTCATCTGATATAACAGTTGCTGCTGAGTTTAAATATATGTTTTTCCATCCTCTAGTTACGTTATCTGTTCCAGAGTTAATTGGACCAAGCAAACCTAAAGTAAATGTATTTGTTGATAGTGGATACCAGGCAGAGTTGACTCCAGTTGTAGATGTTGCTGTTGTTTGTAGCGCAATTCTTGTTGCAATTGGATCAATAACAGCATTTGATCCTGCTGCGCCAGTTGCGCCAGTTGCACCAGTTGCGCCAGTATCTCCACGAGGAATTGTAAAATTTAAAATAACATTGCTAGATGTTCCAGTATTTGTAACAATAGCGTTTGTTCCTGCTGCACCTGTAGTTACTGGGCTAGCAATAGTAATTGTTGCTGCTGCATCACCTTTTGGACCAGTTGCTCCAGTTGCTCCAGTTGCTCCAGTTTCTCCAGTTGGTAAAACTAAATTTAAAACTTGAGATGGAGATGTGCCAGTAATTGTTGCAGAAGCTAGTGCGCCAGATACAACTGTTCCAATTGTTAAAACATTTGATGGACCAGGGCCACCAATTACTCCATCTTGACCTTTTGGAATATTAAATGTTAAAGATTGTGATGGAGATGTTCCGCTAATAGTTACCGAAGCATTTTGACCAGCATTTATTGTATTTGTTGAAGCAATGGTTAAAACGTTTGAAGGGCCTGTTGCTCCTTGGGGTCCAGGATGAGCAGCAATATATGTAGCAATATCATTACCTAAAATACCAAGATCTCTAGGTACATCGGGAGAATCCGAGTAACTTGGGAAGTGCCATCCATTAACGCCTGTAGTTGCCATTTTTTAATTATACCATTAAGCCTTTATACACAGAAAGGTGTGAGGTATATCTTTTGCCAGACAAAACTTCATTTACCTTATGAAGATACGGCTCTTGACTTGGAAATATTATTAGGCTGCCCTCTTGTGGCTTTATTGACAAGCCTTGGTTTGGAAACTCTATCTCGCCACCCTCATAGTCATCATTCAGATAAGCTATCATTGAGAATGCTAGTGTTGTATGTCCGTCATAGTTATCACAATGTGGCCCCATGCCAGAACCTGCTGCCCATTCTCTAATTGGAATTTCTCCCATTGGAAGTATATAATTTTTTCCGTCAATATTTCTTGACTTTAAATAATTATCAAGACACATTTCAAATGCCATTTTTAAACTATTACTTATGTAAAGAATTTTTTGATCTAGTCTGGAACCAGAATTATTTTCTTTTATGCTATTAGTTAAAACATTTTTATTTTTTCCGTATACAACATTGACATCATCACTTGCTGTCCATGGGCTCCACTGTGTTATTTTTGAATAACTATCTTGGCTTTCATCGACCTCATTGATAAAATCAACTAGTTCTTTTGGATAGCTTAAAACATTTTTAAAATGCCATATGCCATCTTCTAAAGCATTTGGTATGAACATGTGATACATGTCATTTGGATTAAAATCTTTTTTATCTTCTATCATTAGATATTCTCTACTTCTGAGGCTGGGACTGGTGCTCCGTACGGAGTTAGTCTTAATCCTTTGTCACGGATTTCTTTCCATTCTTCTTGCTCGCCTTTTTGATGTGCTCTGACTTTAGCTAACTCGTCTGCCCATTCATCTCTAATTTCTTGAGGATAATCAGACTCTTCTCTATCGTCCCAAAAAGATCCAAGCGTATATCTTGGCGCTCCTTTTACTACGGTAACCTCATGCATGTTTTTATGACCACCATGAAATATTAAAAATGACCCAGCTTTTGGAATAACTTCAAGTGGGGTTTTTCCATGTCTTGCATCAAACTTTAATGTTCCGCCTTCAAAATCATCATTTAAATATAAAAAACCAGCATATCTACTTCGTGTAAACGCACCCATTTTTCCTTCTGAGTCGCTGTTGTCTGAGTGCTTTGGTGCAAAAGCTCCTGGAAGCCATCTTTGCACATGAAAGCTAATCTGAGACATGTCTTCGAAAGACTTATTTGCTACATCTGCAGCAGCCTGTCTAAATCTATTTTTAAGATCAGTAAACCATGTAGGGCTTAAATTAAATTCAGCAAGCACTGCTTCACCATCAAATGGGTATCTGGCAGAGTATGACTCATAAAAAGATATTCCCTTCCAGTAGTCATCGTCAGTCTCAGCAAGTTTTTCTAGCAGCCCAATGACAGATTTGCATTCTTCTTTTGATATAAAATCTTCATAGAGATCTATATCTTCTGTTAGTTTAGTAAGCTTCATTACATACCCCCTGGCCCAGATTTATCTCCAGATAGATCATCATATTTGGTCGGAACCCCATCCTGTAAGTATCTCATGTTTCTAGGATTGTCGTGCTTTAATCTTTCAAATTCTTTTTTCATCCAATTAGCGGCTCCTAATTTCTTTTGATTTTCGAGCCATTCTGGGTGTCCGTCGTAAGGGTACATAACAAAATTTCTTACAAAGAATTTTTCTCCATTATATATTGTTTTTACGCCATGAAAATATGGTTCATCTGATGGAAAGACAAGGATGTCTCCAGCCTGTGGTTTATGATTTACCCTATCCCCATTAACAAAAAATTCAATATCTCCGCCGTCGTAATTATCATTTATATACATTGTGCAGGTTAATTGAAATTTAGATCCTGGCATGTCTCTTTCTGAAATAATAAAATCTGTGTGATATTGCATAGTCATTTTATTATCTAGGACATCAACTTGATCCGTATACTTTGAAAAAGAACATCCGCTAAAATGCCAATTAGGTTTTAATTCAATGCCGTGCCTATTAATATAATCAAGCAATACTGCATCATAGGCGGACTGAATTTGATCCACAAAATCTTTTTCTTCTATAAACATTGGGTCGGACTTTTGAGTATCATCTACTTCTAATGAATTTTTTGCTTGGGAATAGGTGCCAAAATGTGCCCAAGGGTCCCAAGTCTTTAAAAGGTACTTGCCTTCAGATGTCTGCTCTGATTTTTTCATTGTCTCATACAGGGCCTGCGGATCTTTCAAAACATTTCTGTACACATCCACTTTTGGATATAGCTCTACGTATTCTAAATTTGTCATGGCTGTCTTTCTCCTGTGTGTTTCATTATCGTCCAAAAAAATGGCGAAGTAAATCTATTTCCTGCTGTTACTGGTCTTACCCCGTGTGTGTAGTGCATGTCTCCTGGGAAGAAATATGCTGCGCCTGCTTTTGGCTTAAATTCAATTCCGTGCTGTGGGAAGTATAGCTCTCCGCCTTCATAGTCATCATTAAAATAAAATAGTCCTGCTAAGTCATACCATGGAAAATCATTTGGTCTTCCCTTTTCTATTCCAGTGTGAAACTCTTTGTCTGCGTGTGGTTCTTGTCTTGCCCCAACTGGCCATCTAACAATTGCTGGGCCTGTCTCTTGAGCATCAACAGAAAAAAATTTATCCACTTCAATTTTAAGTCTTGCTATCATTGAGTTAATTAATTCTAATATTGTTGGGTCAGACTCCATTAAAGAGTTGTGAGTGCAAACCCTATCTTTCCATATATTTGCATCATACAAAACTAATCCGTCTTCATCAACATGAGTTTCGGTTTGATCCCAAACTTTATTGTTTAAAGCAAAACTTATAAGCCTTTGCCTTTCATCTTCAGTCAAAAAATTTTCTAGCTCTATAATATTATCTGAGGATGAGCCAAAGAAACCTGAAGGCGTTATTGACTTCGGTGCATATAGCTGTATGTCTTTATTTGCAATTTTCATTAGTTCTCTTTCTGTTAATACTACAATATAATTTTACCATGCTATTAATCTTTATTATCAATGACTTTTAATCTTATTGCTTTTACTTGGTGCTTCCCTAAAGATACTCCAAGGTGGTCTGTAGCATTACGGTAAAAATTAGTCCATTTCCCAACCGCATTTGATTCCGACCCAGCTTTGCTATATTCTTTAGAATCAAATGTTCTTTCTGGCATTTTTGAAGAGTCAAAAAACTCTATTTCGGAATCCTGCAAAGCTTCAAGGTTTATTGGCATTATTGAAAATATGGGCGTGTTAGCTTTTATTGTTATTTCAACATTTGGCCTAGTTACTCGGATCGCACAAGATAAATCTCCACTATAAAAAGAAGAACTCATTATTGTTGTAAATGGCTCATACCCGTCTACAAAATTATTAGGGACTGGCATAGTGAGGAGGCTGTGGTTTTCATCTGTTTTAAATGTTATGCCAGTGTTAAAACTTACCGTAGCATTTGATCTTTCGGCATAAGCATATTTATCTCCAGATAATATTTTTACGTGATCTGGTGTGGAATCAGATATTCCGTCCCATATAAAAGTTATATCTTCTGGGAATGAGATAGACCAGCCCATTTGATTTGGTAATCCAACTGGAAAACATTTATATGCGTGAGCTTCCCAAGTTTCATCCATCCAATCTCTTTTTACTGATAAGGGGAGGACTGTGGCTGAAATATCTTTTGCTCTATAGGCTTTGAGTTTTACCATCGTTTAATCTTTTTTCTACAAGTGCACGATACTCATCATTATGAGTGTTATCGTTATAATCTAGCATTGTAACTATAGAATATTTTTTGCCTTCTTCTACTGGCATTGCAACATGAGAATAGATATATGTGGACGGGAATATGTATAAGTCACCAGCTTTTGGCTTAATTTTTAAGTCTAATTTTGGGAACCATAGCTCTCCGCCAGTGTAATCATCATTTGGATACGCTACCAGAGACACCGTTGCTGTATAAGAAAACCCGTGGTCGGCATGCTCTTGAAAATGTTGTCCTGGACCATAAGAAATAAAATTCATTACTTCCCAAAAATCCATTCTTACGCTATGAAATGAACAATAGTCTTCTGCTGCTGGCCCCTGTGTATCTTTGGCATCTTGCCATATATCATTTATTCGTCTATCAAAATCATTTCTTATTGTTGGCACTGGGCCTATCTTTACATCTTGGCAATCTCTATAGCTTGGCCTTGTTTCATCATAGCCAACTGTTGCGCCTCTCCAGTTGTACTGCCCATTGCTTTCATTAACAACAGAGACAAGCCTTTCCATTAAATTTAGTTCTGGCTTAACTACGTCTCTATATACCCATAACCCAGGAAATAGGATTTCTTTGCTTGACCAAGTTTGATTCATTTTTCTCTTTCTCTCATATATAGTTTATCATATCATCTGGTAATATGTCAATAATTAAATGCACTCTATCAAAATCAGTTGGGTTAGAAACGGAGTGTGGCATTTGATTATTAATTTCATACCATCCGCCCTCTTCCATATGTATTGTATTGTCCATTACAGTAAATGTTATTAAATCTTTTGTTATTATGGGTACATGAACTCTTCTAGAATAGTGAAGCAGGGCTCCACCATCAACATGCTTTGGTATATAAGAATTAGAATTTAATTTAACAAATTCACACCTTATTATTTTGCCAGAATAGTATGACTCTAAATCAATAAAAATTTTTTTAAGCTCTTGATCTGATAGACTATTTTTAAGAAGATTTACATAATTGGTTTCAACTGGGTCGCCAACAATCCAATCGTAATCTGTTTCACAAATTCTAAACATCTGTGTGCTTTTGTGAGTATACCCTTTTTCTTGCCTGCTTTGATCAATCAGCCATTCATTTGAAAAATTAGAAATTTCATCTTTAATATGATTTATTTCAAAATGACCTAGGTGAAGTATTGACCACTCAGTATTCTTTTTTAATCTTTTGTACATATTCGTATACCTCCATGTCCAATAAATTAATTTCTTCTATTCTATTTATATGTCTTTTATCAAATTTAATTCCTATATCATAAGAGGAATTTGCTTTGTCGGAATGTTTAAATGTTGAAAATCCAAATTGTTTTAATAAGCTTTTATTTAAATCTATTTTAAATAAATCTAGTTCTTCTAGCGTATAAGCTTTCATTTTTTCAAGACTTGAAATTACATTTTTTATATCTAATTTATATCCTTCTAAATACCAACCGCTGCTAACTGTATTTTGAAATTGTAATATATCCTGATTAAATTTTTCTATATTTAATTTACCAGTTAAAAATTTTGACTGCAGGTTGGATTGCATTTCGCATTCTTCCCCATAAAGCCATCTATCTAATTTTTCTTCAGCTTCTTTTCCCGCTCTTATTGGTCCTGTTGTATATTTAAAATAGCTTATAAATCTTTCTACTGGGTCTCTAACTATTGTAAAAATTTCTGGACTGTCCATATAATCTAAAGGCATTAAGCCAAAATGACCACCAACAAACCTACTTTTTTTTATTTTTTCTACATCTATTTTATTCCTATTGGATATACAATGCTCTACCCCATTTGATATCAAATGGGGTATTACATTATTCTTTATGTATATACCAGATGTTCTTGGAATATGCAGATGGTATATTGACACTAAAAAGCTTTACGGTTGTGTACTACTAGATCTCCCGCAATTAAAATATCATTTGGAGAAGCATCAAATTCATAAACGGTTCTTTCTTCATTTATAATTTTTGTTGATTCTACTACTACCTCTTCAAAAATATTTTCATTATTTTTTACAAATATTGAATCTCCTGGTTCAAGAATTCCTGTTGTGCTAAAGAAATATGTGTCATTTTTCTTTGCAAGAATTGTTTGTTCTAGTGAGAATCTCTTAGAAGAGTCATCATTAATAATCATAGTTGCATCTTTTATAGAAGGCTTTACGGCTCTAATTTCAGTTTTTACTAGATGTATATTATTAATTGAATCTGTAGACCATGTATAAGGATCGATTTCAAATTCATCAAGCAATCCATCCCATGTTGCTGACCATACTTGGTCACCTACTTGAATTTCTTTTGCTTTTTTAAATTCTACTGTGTCATTTGGACCCACTGTCATTACAAGAGTGTCTTGATCAATGCAATAGAACCCTGGTGGGGCAAAGAACCCTGGTGGGGCAAAGAACCCTGGTGGGGCAAAGAACCCTGGTGGGGCAAAGAACCCTGGTGGGGCAAAGAATGATGGTGGTGCGAAGAACCCTGGTGGGGCAAAGAACCCTGGTGGGGCGAAGAATGATGGTGGTGCGAAGAACCCTGGTGGGGCAAAGAAGCTTGGCGGGAAGAACGGTGCCAATGTTGTAACAGAATTTGATGATGCTGAATATGAAGAGTCTCCGTTACCATTTGTAGCAAGTACTTGATATGACTGTGCAGTGTTTGCTGTTTCTGGTACAGTGTGGCTTACTCCAGCTATTGAATATATTGGGCCATCGCTTGACTTAAGCTTGTATCCAGTTATTGCTTTTCCTCCATCAGCTGGTGCAGACCAGGTAACATAGTCTTGGTTAATCTGTGCTGTAGCTGTTGGTGCTCCTGGGGTAGAAGGAACGGTTGTTGCGGTAACTGAGGCTGAAGCGGTTGATGGCTCGGAATCTCCAAATGTATTTTTTGCAACAACTGTATAGGTGTAAGGTGTATTAGAAAGAAGACCAGTGACTGTAATAGGAGAAGAAGTTCCTGTTCCAGTTCGACCTCCTGGGCTAGCTGTTACAACATACTCTGTTGCTGCGTATGGCCCATCTGGTGTAAACGATACTGTTGCTGCTCCATCATTAAATGGACGGTTGGTTCCAACATCTGTTGCGCTTACATTGATTGGCTTAAATGGCATCAGGAAGTCATTCGAGCCCTGGCTCATTCTACCTACTTGTTTTGACATGGTTATTCTCCTTTAATTTTTGATTAAGCTGTTAGGTCTCCGAAGATTAACCATCCAGTTGAAATTTTTAGTGCAGTTACAACTGAATTGTTAGCTCTGAATTTGCGTCCTGGTGTTCCAATTACTCCATTTGTATCTGCAAACGAAGCTCCTGTTCCAGTTTTTTGCCAGAAGTCAATTGATTGACCAGTTGAATATCCTGTTGCAGGAAGTGTTACAACAACTGCTCCTGATAGTGGAATAAACTTATCTTGTTCTCCAGCTCCAAGTGTTACAGAAGAAACAACTTCTGTTGCAATTGTTGTGATAGATGGTACACCTGCCCGTGCCTGTGTGCCATCAGAGAATACGATTCCTGCTGCTGGTAGAGTTACTGTTCCAGTAAATGTTGGAGAAGCAAGTGGGGCAAATCCTGCAATGCTTGCTCCTGCTGGTATTGTAACTGTTCCTGTGAATGTTGGGGAAGCAATAGGTGACTTTGTTGCAATTGAGTTTGTAACTGTTGTTGAGAATGATGCGTCATTTCCAAGTGCAGATGCTAACTCGTTAAGAGTATCAAGTGCTGCTGGTGATGCTGCTACTAGATTTGAAACAGCTGTTCCTACGAATGCTGTAGTTGCAACCTGTGTAGTATTTGTACCAGCTGCTGCTGTTGGTGCAGTTGGTGTACCAGTAAGTGCTGGTGAAGCAAGCGGCGCCCGTAGGGCAATTGATGCAGCTTGTGCTGTTGAAACTGGCTTATCTGCATCTGCAGTGTTATCAACAGATCCAAGTCCTACCATTGTCTTTGTAATTCCAGACACAGTACCTGTAAATGTTGGTGAAGCAAGATTTGCTTTAAGCGCTAATCCTGAATTAACAGTTGCAGTTAATGCAAGTGCTGAGGTGTCTGCAATTCCATGAATATTTGTTGTATCTGCTTCGTGTGATGCAAGTGATGCAGATGAAGCTTTTGTATTTACAGATGTTTGTAATGTTGCTGCAGCAGTATTTATTGCTGTAACATCTGACTGCAATCCTGTAATTGCATTTTCTGCTGTATTCAAGTCTGTTGTCAGAGTTGAAGTATCGGTAAACAATGTTGCTATTGATGAGTCGTAGCTTGTAACCTTTGCAGCTAATGCATTTGATACAGTATTAATCTGGTACTGTATTCCAGAAGTAACTCCATTTACATATCCAAGCTCTGTTGCGCTTACATCACCAATTGTGGTGTCTGTTGGAAGGACAACTGATCCTGTGAATGTTGGAGAAATCTTTGGTGCTTTTCCTGCAAGATCGCCAGTCAAATTTGCAATCTTTGATTGTGCAATTTCTGCATAATCATTAACGTCTGCGTTGACTATTGTGCCATCTAAAATCATTCCAGCTGTTACTGTTCCAGATGGAAGAGTTACTGTACCTGTGAATGTCGGTGATGCTTTTGGAGCATATGTTCCTTCTGCTACAGTTGTAGAAAGCTTTGCATCAATTTGAGACTGGATACCGCTTGTTACACCTGCTAAACGCTGTATTTCTGCATTTACTACAGAACCAACTCTTAATGAATCTGCGACGAGGCCGCCAACTTCAAGTGAGTCTTTTGTGTATGTTGTAAAGTCAACAACTGTTGTAGGCTCTGCTGTTACGCCAGAGAATAGTTTCCATACGCCATCTGAGGCATCTCTTACAAGGCCTGAGTGCTGGTATGTACCGTTATTGAATGCTCCAACTACACCAAGATCAAGAACGTTTGACTGGTTGTTTTCACCAATATAAATCATTGGATCATCAATTGTAACGTTAGTTGAATTTACAGAAGTTGTTGTTCCATTAACTGTTAGGTTTCCTGAAACTGTAAGCGCTCCAAGAGTTGCTGTGTCTGCCTGTACTTGATCTACTTGAACAAGAGGTCCAGTAAATTTAGTTGTTGCTGTGATTGTTGGGGACAATGAAAGTATGATGTCTAGGTTATCTGTTGCATCTGTCTTTACTATTCCACCTTGTGCTCTAATTGCTGCAGAAACAACTTCTTTGCTTGTTGCGTTATCCCATGTTGAGCTAACTCCTCGTCCAGAAGTAACTGTTGAATCAATTAATGATGTAACTGTATTTGTAATATCTAGCTCTGAAGCTGGAATTTTACCTGAGTTATTTAATGAAGCAACTCCGCCAGCATTTCCTCTGTCTGCTAAAGGAATGTAGTCTAGGTCTACTGTATTTCCAAGTGCTGATACAGCTGAATCTACGTAGCCTTTGTTTGCTATGATTGATGTGTCAACAGAAACTGTTAGCTGGTTTGTTCCGTCATTGTATGACTTAGAAATACCATTTCCTGCTACAAGAGCTGTATTAACTGCATCCTGTGCCATTTCTGTAAAATATGAATCTGCTACTGCTATTGTAATAGTATTTGCGCCATCGTTGTATGTCTTTGTGAGACCATCTCCTACAACAAGGGCAGCGTTAATTGCATCTTGGGAAATTTCACCAATTGCTACGTCTGAATTATTTGCATATGCAAGGGCAGTCCATGTAGAAGATCCGTTACCGAATTTAAATAGGTTTGTGTCTGACTCGACACCCATTTCTCCTGCTGCCAAAATTGGATTTACTGAGGTCCACTGTGAAGCGGTTCCTCTTCTTACTTGAATTCTTACTGTTGACATATTTGCCACCCCTTATTTAGACTTATTTGGTAATTATAGCATTACAATAATTCCAAAACAATTAGCTAATTGTTCCAGAATCAAAGGTCATGCTGTATGTATCTGTGGAATGATTTCCACCATCCGCAAATTTTGTAGCTGTAGTATTTACTCCATTTGCAAAAACTGTATATACTGGCTGGCCGTCATAATCTATTGCCAGTCCTATATCCATAAATGTTAAAGCTCCTAGATCTTCTGCCGCATCTGTAAGGAGGGCAATTTCCTTCCAAGCACCATTAATCTGGATCTTTAATCTTCCAGTTGATGAGTCGAAGGCAAGGGGGGTTGAATTTAAGACTAAGTTGTCTACATTTACTGCTGCATCAAATGTTGCAGGTCCTGCTACGTTAAGGCCATTTTTAACCTTGAAGTTTTTATTTACTATTGCCATTTAAGTTCACATATCCCCTAATTGTTTTGGTGGGGTTTTGGAAGGACCCCATACCTTTTATTAATTATTTAATTAGTGTTGCATAAACCATTACATCTGTTGATGCGTAGGTTGTTGTTACTGATATTGAAACGCTACCTGAAGCATATGCTGCTGATACTGTTCCTAGGTCGGTTCCAGTTGTAATTGAACCAAATTCTGTTATTGCTACGTTATTGCTTGTATCAAGTGTTAGGAGAACTTCAGAAACCTGAGTGTTTACTCCATTCTTAAACTTAACAAGTGCCTTTGCTGTACGGTAGTCAGATCCTGACCATGTTAGAGCATTTACAGTTCCAGCTGAAGAAACTGTTGTGGTTGCTGCCCGTACTGCTGCCACATCATTTACATTAACTACTGTAAATGGTGTTGTACCATTCTTTACGGCTGTAAGAGCGCTAGCTGCTGTGGCTTCCGCTGAAGCCTGTGCTGCAGACTGTGCAGTTGCAATTGCTGAGTTACGATCTGTAACTTCACCTGAAATTGCTGTTGAAATTGCTGAATTACGAGCTGTAGCTTCTGCTGCAACTTTAGCTGTAGCGTCTGCTGCTGCTGTGGCTTCTGCTGCTGCTTTGGCAGCGTTGGCTTTTGTAGTTGCATCTGTTGCTGCTGCAGCTTGTGCTGCGTTAGCCTTTGAAGTAGCATCTGTTGCTGCAGTTGTGACTGCTGAAGCAATATCTGTTGCAACCTGTGTAGAGTTAGCTTTTGTTGCTAATGCTGTTGTAATAGTAGTTGTGTAATTAGCATCATCATTAATTGCTGCTGCTAATTCATTTAGAGTATCAAGTAAAGCTGGTGCTCCGTCTACTACTGCTGAAACTGCTGTTGAAATTGCTGTGTTACGATTTGAAACTTCTGTTGAGATTGCTGCGGTAAGTGCTGCTGCTGCTGTAGCCTCTGCTGCTGACCGTGCTGCGTTAGCTTTTGTAGTTGCATCTGTTGCTGCTGCAGATATTGCTGCAGACTGTGCTGCGTTAGCCTTAGATGTAGCGTCTGTTGCTGCTGCAGACTGCGCTGCGTTAGCCTTTGAAGTAGCATCAGCGGCTGCTGTAGCTTCTGCTGCAGTCTTTGCTGTTGCAATTGCAGTATTTCTATCAGCAACTTCTGTTGCAATTGCTGATGCAATTGCTGAGTTACGTGCTGTGGCTTCTGCTGCTACTTTAGCTGTGGCATCTGTTGCTGCATTTGCCTGTGCGCTTGATGCTGCACCTGCTGCATCGTATGCTGCTGCTGTTGCAGCTAATGCACGAGCATTTGTGAAATATAGATTTGATCCTTCTGCAAGATCTCCAGTATCATGGTTTGAAAGACTTGAAACTGTTCCTGTTACGTTACCAGTTAAGTTACCAACAATGTTTGCTGTAATTGTGCCTGCTGCAAAGTTTCCTGAGCCGTCACGCTTTACTACAGTATTAGGAGTGTTGGCTGTATCTGCTGATCCGCCGACTGTGCTGATGATAAAGGCTGTTGATGCCTCTGTTAATACGTTATATCCGTTTACCGTTGCGACGGAACCGTCGACGATAAGACCATTTTTTACTCTAAAGTTTTTATTTACTATTGCCATAATTTATGACTCCTCTTACTGCTTTATTTTAACGCTGTTCTGAAATACCTTACAGTTACTTCGCCTGATACTGGTGTGACTGTTAAACTAATTATACCATTCGCAGATTCAAAAGCTGTCGTTGCAATTGATGAATTAGCGTTTGTTACAATGTTAGACTCTGATACATATATGTCAGAAGATCCTCTTAATGCGGTTATGTTGGAAAAATATGATTCTCCAGTGGATGCCTTTACAATTTGTAGAGCATATGATGCCGTACGATAATCTGCTGAGGCATATGAGTCTATAGTCGTCTTGTTTTGAATTCCTGCGATTGTTAGATCGTTATTTCCTTCTAGGCCCATCAAGGTTTCGATGCTTGCCGATGTATTAGCAAGTGTTGCCACTGAAGTTGATAGCGAATTGATTTTATATGTCAACGAGCCTGAATCTGTGGAGTTTGTTACACCAACCACATTTTCTAATGCTTCAATTGCGTCATTTGCGTTAGCATGTTGTGCTGCATGTCCAGATAATTCATCCGTAGATGCTGGATTTGTGAGATTGTCTTTGCTTACTGGAAAGTTACTTGCCACTATGTCCTCCTGGCGGTATTGCCTTAGATAATTATACCGTATGTTTTTTATTCAAATAAAGAATTACCATTTTTTAAGTGGGCACTCAGCTCTTAAAAGTTTTGTTTTTAATGGCATAAAACATCCGCATTGTTTACACTGTTTTGTTAAATCTATTAGTTCTGGGCAGGCCTTGCAAATGTCATATCTTCTTTCAGATTCTGATTCCTCGGCATATTCGGTATTAGGATTTAATAGATCCCAAGGCCTTGTTTCCCCTAATTTTTCTTTGTACTGCTGCCATCTACTTGTCATTCATAAACTCCTGGAATTATGAATTGACCTCCTTGATATAGCCAGCCAGGTTCTGCTCTGTCTGCATGCCTCTGGACATCTAAAGTTACATGTACAATAATTGGGTCTGAAACCATAATTGAATATGTTTTTTCATTTGCCATTACAGTTTCACCATCCATATGAAATTCAAATACTTCTGGATCTACTTCTCCAATATCGGTTATAGAAGATAAATTTAAAAATTTTTCTGCTAGATCTGGTCTAACTCCAATAAAATCAACAATTGCTCCGTCTATAATTAAAGCTAGCTGTTTAGCTGTATTGCCAGATGCAATTTGTCTAGACTTTACTCCTTCAAGAAACCAGTCTTCTTCATTTAAATTAATCATAGTTTATTATACCTTTCAATACAGATGGTGTCAATATGTTATGCATAACAAGTGTCTCTTGATCCGTCTGAGTTATATCGAGCATCGCAAGCACCTACGCTATAGCATGTTGAATAGTTTGTACTTGCTGAGTTTGTTACATCGTATGACTTGCAAGCATATTTTCCAGTAGCAGTTTTAGTAACATTTGGACAATTAGCATTTGTAGTTGTTCCGCTTAGTGAACCAGCTCTTGTAGATCCTCCTGGACAGGACTCTGGTGCAAAGTGATAGCTCATTGTAGGTGTTGTTGTGTAATTACATACACATGCAACATAAGTACATGCTCGTGACTGATAGAATGGACCTTGTTCTGTTATAAGTGCTGTTGAGCAGTCTGCATACCGATAAGTTCTTGTTCTTCCAGCGGAAGTTCCGCCTTCTAATGAATTACTTCCACAAACGCCAGACCACGAAACATTATATGTGTAGTCCGCATCTACCCAACCTGCAGTACATGTAGGAACACAATATCTTGATGTTGAATATGAACCATATTCCATTATATTATCTTGAGTACAATCTGCATATCGATACAGTCTGTATCTCCAGCTATAAGTTCCAGACTCTGAATTGTTTGAGCAGGTTCCGCTCCAAGTTGCTCCACCGTATGTCCAGTCTGCATCTACCCATGCAGCAGTGCATCCTAAAGTAACAGTAGCAGTACCAGGTGAACCAGTTTTATTAGATGTCATTACAGATGTTTGTACTCCATAGCCTTGATAAAGGGTAGATCTTGGATAAACAGTAAAATAATTTCCTTCATTTCCAGTAAGAATTGACCATGTGTAATTTAGCTGTGTTGAGGGAACGTTTATTGTTGTAGTCTCATTATTTCCATATTTAACAACGTCATAAGAAACGGCTCCAGGTGCTGCCGTCCAATACATGTAGACTTGCTTGTTTGTATTTATTGGAGTTACTGTTACAGTAGCACTGCCAGATGTTCCAGTTCCAGTAAATGCTCTGTTTCCCTGATCTGTAACTGATCCATTGTTTGTTGTTACAGAATATGTTGTTGCATTTGACGATGCCGTCCAAGAACCGCTATATGAAAATCCAGAATTTGAAATGCTTACAGATGGCTGTGTCGGAGTTGCAGTTGTTTCTGATGCCGTCATTGTTGATACAACTGGAAGAACTATAGTTCCAATATCTCCAGTTACAGAAACATTTCCTCTACCATTAATTGCAGTGACTGTGCAACTTAAAATTTGATCAATGTCTGCTACTGCTGCTGTATACGTTTGTGATGTTGCTCCAGATATTGGTGAAGAACCACGCTTCCATTGATATGTATAAGAAGCTGGGGCGTATGCTGGTTCTGATTTCCATAAAGAGCTAACAGTTAAAACGGCACCAACTTGACCTCTATATGTGGTGCCAGTATGTGTAAATGTTGGTGTTCCTAATGATTGTGGTAAATTTGGATATGCAAGTTGCCAGCCATTATTATAAACATAGGCTTTTTTAGCAGCAACAAATTGTGATCCAGTATTTATTTTTAGATCTTTTGCCTCTTGCCAATTTGAGCCATCATTTATTTTCATTTATATCCTAATATTGTATATAAATATCTCCAGCAACCATGCCTGTAGTAGGAAGTGTGCCAGTATTATTATAGAATGTTTTTGCTCCTGCTGATATTGTTGTTGAGCCTCCAAGTGCTACTGCCGTTCCATTTATAGTAATAGATGAATTTGCTAACTTATTGTTGGCTATTGAGCCAGCAAGCATTGTATTTGTTACAGTTGCAGAATCTAAAAGTGTAACTGCTGTTCCAGATATTTTAGATTTATCAATTGCTGCTGAAGCACTGATATCTGAATTAACAATAGTTCCATCAGCAATCATTGTTGATGTTATTGTTCCAGAAGGAGCAGAAAATGTTCCAGTAAATGATGCATTATTAATTGGTGCATAGGCTGCTAAATTAAGAGTTGCCCACGATGGAGATGTACCATCAGTCATTAAATATTTTCCAGCATTGTTAAGTTGTGCTGGGAGAATTGAAATACCAGATACTGTTGCACCAGAAAAATCTACTGTTCCAGTAAATACTGGTGAAATCTTTGGTGCATAAGTTGATGATGCTGTTGATATAGATAATTTAGTATCTAATGCGGATTGTGTAGCAGTTGATATTGGTTTTGATTCATCAGTTGTATTATCTACATTACCAAGACCAATCATTGTTTTTGTAATACCATTTACTGTTCCAGTAAATGTTGGGGAAGCAATTGGTGCATATGTAGATGCGGCAGTTGCAGAAGATAATTTAGTTCCAACTAATGTTGTTAATGCTGTCCCTGCAGATTGATCTGTTGATATGTAATCTGCTATTTCTTTAAGTGTATCAAATGAAGATGGTGCTCCATTTACAACATTTGCTATAGCTGTGGTTATGTCAGATGTTCTTGCAATTGTTGAAGGTATAACTGTATCTAGTATTTTTCCACTAGATAATCCAATTTTTGCATATCCTCCTGGCAGATCAGCATCTGCTTCAGAAACATATGCATCTAATGTATTACCAAGTCCTGCTGATGTTAAGAAATGTGAATTTGCATATGCTAATAAATCATCGTTAGCTTGATTTAAATTAACATATACATCTGTAAATCTTTGGTTAGTAGCTGAGATTGCTCTTGCATCTGTGAAATAAAGATTATTTGAGCCTTCTGTTATTGCATCTGTTGTCCCAGAAAATGTTGAACTTCCTGAACCAGCTGGACCCTGTGGACCAGTTGCGCCAGTTAATCCTCGTTCACCTTGTGGGCCTGTTGCGCCAGTGTCGCCTTTTAATCCCTGTGGACCAGTTGCACCAGTTGCGCCAGTGTCGCCTTTTAATCCCTGTGGACCAGTTGCGCCAGTTGCGCCAGTTGCCCCAGTAGCACCAGTGTCACCTCTTAATCCTTGTGGGCCTACGTCTCCACGAGGAATTGTAAAATTAAATAACGGTGCAGTTGGTGTTCCAGTATTTGTAATAGAAACAGATGTTCCTGGGTTTCCAGTTGAAACTGTTCCAAGCGTAATTGTAGATGATGCTCCACCTGAAGACAGTCCAGAAACAGCTGCATTAATTGCAGTATTCCTATTTGTAATTTCAGTTGATATTGCTGTATTTATTGCAGTATTTCTATTAGATATTTCTAATGCAATTTTATTATCTGTATAAACATTTGCTGATGAGGTTGCTAATGTTACTGCTGCTTCGTCTTTAGAATCTGCTGAGGTTCCTGCCGCTGCTAAAGTTTCTATTTTTACTGCAGAAGTTTTGCTACTTGCATCGGCTGCTGCTGTTGCAATAGCTTCTGATTTGGCAGCAGATATAGCTGTATTTCTATTTGTAACTTCCGTTGCAATTGCTGCAGATATTGATGATGCTACTGCATCTATTGCTCTTTGGTTTGTAAAATATTTATTGCTACCTTCTGATACAGAGGTTGTTGATAGCGTTGCAATTGCTGTTGCTAAATCTGCAGATACGGACATTGAGTCTGGAAGTTGTGAGGTGGGTATTTTACCAAGAGCATTTAGTGTTGCTACTCCATTGGCCTCTCCAGCTTTAAATGCATAGGAAGTTGTTGCATTCCATCTTGAGCCATTACCAATTTTAAACTTTAGGCTGTCTGTCTCAATTCCTAGTTCACCTGATAATAGTATTGGGTTGTTGGACACCCAGTTTGCTGCTGTGTCTCTTCTAAGTTGTATTCTTAATGATGCCATTTTATGAACCTCCTGCATCAACAATTATACCATCGTTGTCTGCAGAACTTCCTCCTTCTAAAACTTCGTCTTGTACTACTGTAACGCTGCCTTCTGGGTTTCCGCCATCAAGCAATGTTTGGTTTTCAAATGTTCCGCCTTGGTTTGATGTTGAAGGACTTTGTCCGTCGTATCCAATTACAAGTGGTAATACTAGATCGGGAGAATCTGAAGTATTTGTTTCCTTAAATGTAATCTTATTCTGAACATCAATTGTATGAACATTTCCATCAAATGTGTGAGTATGCATATAAAATGGTGTTGGGTCTGTGCTCGGCGGGGTAAGCTCTACCCAAACCATACCATTGTATATTCTTAAATTCTTACTTACTACATTGAAGTATATATCTCCAACAGTGGCTATGTCGGGGTTCTCCATAGAAGTAAGAAGATTAAGTGCAACCTTCATTTGTCTGGACATTTTATTATCCTACAACTACTACTTTATATTCTCCAGCTGACGGGGCTATTGCAAAGTCTACTGTTACTGTATTCGAGCTAGTTCTTTTTACATCAGCTTCAACTTGTGCAAACGGTGATGCTGCTTCAAATATTTGAACAGTTACATCAGTTGTTCCTAAATTGTGTGTTATTGTATAAGATGTGGCAGACGCACCAAGTGTTTCTGCATATTTTCTAGCAATTGCATGATAGGCTGTTCCATTATTTGTTAATGCCCAGTTGTCTGATGTTTCATTCCATAGGATTTCTACATCTGTCTCTAGTCCACGCTCTACTGTTATTCCAGCATCTGTTGTTGGGGTGCCAGCAAAATTGCTATTTAGCTTTACCTTATTATCTTCAATATTAATCTGTGTTGTATTTACAGAGTTAACAGTTCCAATAACATTGAGGTTTCCACCAACCTGTAAGTTTCCAGTAATTTCTACATTGTCTGGCAAGCCTACGGTTACCGCTGCGTTGTGTCCGCTATTTGGAGAAACAGTAATTTCATTTGCTGTTCCTACAATAGTTGCTACATAGTCGCCTGTTGTTTGTGAATCTAAATTAATATCTTTTACAGATACTACGCCTGCGTTTACATTAAAGTCTGCTGCATCAAAAGAAGCGACACCTTTGTTTGTTGTGCTTGCGTCTTCACCAGAAATTGTAATTGCATTATTTGTTACAGCAACATCAATTCCTTCTCCACCATTTACAGTTAATCCTTCTGTAAGTAATGAAATAGATGTATTTCCAGTGTCTCCAGTTATTGCAAGCTCTGTTGCTACATCAACCTGACCAGCTGCAGTTAATCTACCTTGCTGATCTACTGTGAATGTTGGTATCTTTGTTTGTGATCCGTATGAACCAGTTGTTACTGCTGTATTGTCTAAATCTATTGTTGTGATTCCTGTAGAATCAACGTATGTTCTTGTTAAGCCAACTCCGCCTTCAATTGAAGCGCCGATTACATCTTGAATTACTTCTTGAGAACCACTCATTGATTGCCATGGACCGTTTGGTGATGCTAATCCATTGTAGTAGTACATAACATTGTCGCCACTGTTATAGTAAATTTGACCAATTACTGGGTTTGATGGAGCTGAGCCTAAATTCTGAATTCTAGCATTTAAGAGCTCATTTTTATTGAGATCAATGCTAACTAAAAACTTTTTTGCCATTTTCTTTCTCCCTTATGACAGATATGCTGTCCCTGAAAACGGTTGTGCCATAGTCAGTGTTAATATGTTTATACTATTATAGTCTATCCCAGTTTCTAATATATCCCCAGCACTTGACTTAACAGTCACATTGGGGTGGAACCCAAGGTTATGTGTTATTGGCAACGAGTAAATTCCATTTACTGGACCAACTATCTGTGCTAGTTCCCAAGAATGAGTCAGTGATATCTGCTTATCTAGAATGAAACTTTGTGCTATATTCCACGTATTTGTCTGTGTGTCTTTTGGACCCCAGAATCTTGTTGTATTTGTATCAAAATAAAAATCTCCAGGAACTCCAAGAGCATTATTTGGATTTCCTTGTCCGCTTATAATTGTGCGCCCTGGCGCACCAGTAGATCTTACAACTACTAGGGGATTATTTTCGGTTACTATTAAACGTGTTGCCATTATACCGTTACTGACCTATTTAGAGTCATGTACCCTTCTAATAATCTTGTCTTATTAACGCTTGGATCAACTATAACTAGGTCGTATGCAGATTTTGGATAAAACATTTTATTTGTTCTGTCTGAAGAAATAGAGATCTTTAACTTTCCTTCAGTTGGGCTAATGTTTATTCCATCTTGCTCTGTTAAAGTAAATGCTAATTTTTTACCACCTTGGGTGTCTCTAACTTGAAGTTTGGCGGTGTGAAAGTTTAATTGAATTGGGGTTTGGTCTTCGTCCAAATACTGAACTTCAAACGTAAAAGTTGTATTTTGGTCTACTTCAAAATTTTTTTGCGCTGCCACATTTACCCCTAAATTAGAAAAGCCCTTATGCCAATTTTAGCATAAGGGCGTTCCCAATCAACTATAAGTTAGGCTTTGTTAACAAATCCAAAACTCTTGTCATTTGGATTTAATGCCTTTAAAATTACGGGTGCTACTGCTGCGACTCCGCCAAGTAATAAATCTTTAGGATTTGTATTACCTGTCATATATAAGGCTAGTGCTGCTGAAAGAAATGCTCTTCCGTAGCTTGCTAGCGCTGCTAGGATCTGTTCTTGCATGCTGACCTTTCCATCTTTGTTTAAATCTGCTTTTGCAAATTTAGCCATTTTATTATCTCCTTGTTGGGCAATTTGCCCCTGGAATTTTCGGCCTTAGCCGAATACTATAATTCTACCACTATGCTGAAATATCTACAAGCTCGCAATTACCGTCTGAGCTACAAGCAAGCGTGGCATTTATGGAAGTACCATCTTCTGTCTCATAAAAAGACAAATCTTCCCAACGAATACTTTTAGGCATTTTTGCCGCTAAGTCCTCGTACTCTTTTTCTGAAATTTCTTGATATGGTGCCTGTTTATATGTATGCTCTGAATGAGGAAGGAATGATATACCAGACACTTCATCAAAGTTTTTGTAAACCCAGGCCCCTACTTCCATCCATTCGTCTTCTTTAACTGATACGGTAATGGAGGGCTTATGTTCACACCATGCACGTTGATATACCAGCCAAATATTTAAATGATCAATAGCTGTTAAATCACTTCTAACAATTGCACCCTCTGGCGCTTTAATTGGAAATGAGAATACGTATGTATCGTTTGGCTTCATAACATCATCTTCTACTGGAATTCCAACTTCCTTCAAAAATGTAGAGATTGGATCTCCCTTTGCTCCACGAACTGTACGAATGTAATATGGCGAATGCCAAGCATGCATTCCTGAAGATACCCCGACCAATTGAGATACTGTTCCTGACGGCTTTACGCATGTAATAGCGGCAGACTCAGGAATCCCAATTTTTCCAGCCTCATCTTTATTTTTTGCTCTTGCTAATTCTCTAAGCGTCATTAAAAAAGCTTCTAGTGAAACAAGGTCTTCTTTACCTGACATAAACTTGTGTCCAAATTGTCCAGTTAGAGAAACACCTAATAAGCGCTCTTCTTCTGTATTGTCTTTCCATATCTTGCGAAGATATTTAAAGTCTGTAAGAGTTGACTGCCACGTCCCAAGGATAGTTGCAAGTTCAACCTTACGTTCAATTTCTTTCTTTGTATCATTCTCACGTAGTACCACTTCTGAAAGGTTACAAAACTGATAAGGACGTAGGATAATCTCTGAGCACGGGTTAGTTCCATAGTGTATATCTGGATCTCTTCTTCCATACTTGGCTGCTTGGGCTTGAGCTGCGGCCACATTGTATATGCCTCGTTCTCCTGATTTTGAATCATATAGAGATTTCCATTCTGCAATAAATTGCTCCATCTCTGGCTTGCGTGAGTAAGCAACAGAGTTATTAGATAAAGCACGTTGCGTATTAGCTTCCCACCAGTTACCTGACTTAGCCTGTGCCATTTCAATATCGTTAATGTTAGAAAGAGAAATCATTGCTGATCGGCGAACTCCGCCTACAACAACTACCTCACCAATCTTGCACATAATATCGTGGCATTCAATTGGTTTAAGGTTTCTTCCTGTGGCGCTTTTGAACTTTGCAATTGTAAAATCAAATAGATTAACAAGTGGTTGTGGACCTGATGATCTTCCACCCATTGTCTTAAGTCTTGCACCTGCTGGCCTTACCTTAGAAACATCAATTGCTGGAATCTGTCCAGACCAAAGTAATGCTAGCAACTCACGGTATGCTTTAGCCCAACCTTGCTTAGAATCTTCTACTGTAATTACTGTAGTTGACTTCTCCAGTAACTCTGGGACGGCAGGAAGTTTATTAATGTACTTGTACTCAACAGAGAATCCAACGCCAGTGCCACACATGAGAATATACATTGTCTCGTCAAATGAACGTGGTGAATCAACTGGAAGAAAAGCACAATTGTATCCTGCTACATTATCTCTTTCTAATGCTGGTCCTGAAGTCATTACTGATCTCATTGATGGCATTACATTTCGTTCAAATACAAACTCTTTTAATTCCGCAACTAGCTTTTCATTTGGAATATAATTATGGTTTACCTTTAAATGGTTAGTCATAAACTCAAAATATCTATCTACTGTTTCTCCCCATGTTTCTCTACGGCCTTCTGCCTGTACCCATTTTGCATATCTGGATAAAGCAATAAAGTTTTCATAAGGATTTTCAATAGTTTGTGACATTTATTATACGACCTTCTCTCCGCCTTGCGGTGTTAATTTTAAGTGAAGTCCTAGTGTATCAAACTTTTATTTATCAGTCTATGGGTAAAAATATTTTTTATTTATCTCATTATGTAAGATAGCATCTTGGTTGACTAACTTGACAGTTGTTTATATTTAATGCTATTCTTATAGTTCGTTATCTCTATAGGAGGAAATGCCAATGGAGAATATAAAGCAACAGTTTAGCGATTTGGTTCGTGACTGGACAATAATAGCAGTAACAATGTTATTTTTGTTTGGCAACTCAGCAAACGCTTTAACTGTAGTAGCACCTTTAGTGAAAACTGAAGCCCAATTAAAGCAAGAAGTCTTAGATAGTTTTAGTAAAGAGATTTACAAGCCATCTGAGATGCTTACAGACAAAGAGTTAAAACTATTACTTGAGACTGTAGGATTCGAAGGGTCAGGCCTTAAAAAAGCTTGGTCTATAGCAAAGCGTGAATCTAATGGAAGACCGCTTGCATATAACGGGAATAGGAATACAGGAGATAGTTCTTACGGATTATTTCAGATAAATATGATTGGAAATCTTGGTCCGCAAAGACTTGAGAAATTTGATCTACAGAGTAACAAAGAGTTATTCGACCCAGTAACAAACGCAGAGATAACGTACTATATGACCGATGGCGGCAATGATTGGTCAAGCTGGAAGGGTATGACCCCAAAAGCTAAGGAATTTTTATTAAAATTTCCGACAAAGTAAAGGAGATGGGATGAGGATACAGTATGTATCAACTTACATCTCCATGTCAGAAGAAGGATTGGTTGAAAAGCTTTTATGCCCAGTAGACCAATCCATTCTTTTTTCTAATCAAAGCCTTTTAGATGAAATATACTTATATTGCTTAGAGTGCGATTATAAAAAGGCTCTTGGAACGGCAAGCTATCAAAAAATAGTTGATGAGGTGAATAAACACAAAAATGTGTAAAGAAAATTGTATTTGTAATTTAGAAAATGATTCGGTTCCGATACAGGTAACTGACGCAATGGGTAGAGAGGTTTTTTGGTTAGATGCAGGAAGGCCAGAATAATCAAATTTCAAATGATTTAGAAGATAATTTGCCTATGGTAAATTACATAATGCTTCATAGAATATATGACATGCTTAGCCTTATAGCAAAGGGATCGGTTGGGCAGGAAGAAGTAAGCAAAATGATTGCTTACCACGAACAGGGATATTTATTGGGCCCATCTCCAGCCTTTACCCCAGGAGATCAAAATGATTGATCCATTAAAACAAAGAATGATATTAAAAGATATGCACAAAAAGTTTCAAGATTTAAGTACTGATCTTGCTAAACTTAATGGCCTTTCTTTAGAAGAAGCTAATATATATGCAGACAACTCAAAAGAATCAACATTTTGGCTTTTAGATAAAGTACTTCAAGACATGGTAGAAAAAAAATATATAAAATTTGATTGACTATTATAGATTCTTGTAATATAATTAAAACTCAGGTTGAGTTATGCTCCCTGTTAAAACCCTAGTCGGATCCGCCTCTGACTAGGGTTTTTTAATACCATAGCCGTGATACAATTAGGTTATATTATCAATGGAGGCAAAAATGTATTTTTATGACAGACCAGATTGTATAAAACTTTCAAGCTACACCGACGCTTATGGAACCCCAAGCGGTATATTTTTGTTTAAAAACATACTGCCCGAAGAATTAATGTTAGACCTTGAAAACGAGCTGGACTCAATAGACTACCGAGACACCTTTAAATATTCAGGAACACTTATTAGCTGGTATGAGAATAAGATGGCCCCTAGACCAAAAAAACTATTAGAGTTTTGGGAATTTATTAGTGAGCTTCTTTATCCACATTATGTTATTCACCCTTCACAATCAATCTTAAATATAAGACCTGGGGACGGTGGAATGTTTACACATTCAGATAGTCCTGGAAAGGGTGCTTGCCATCTTTTATCTCAAGACGACAAATATGCAACATGCTGTGTAATTGACTACGGTCTAGTTGCTTATTTTGGACACTTTACTGGCGGAGAAATATTTTATCCAGACATCAACCCAGATGGAACTATAAAAACTGATGACAACAGACAAGCAGGTCAATACGAATACCTTCCTCAGCGTGGAGACATACTTATTCACAGCGCTTTTGATCCATACAGCCACGGAGTAAAAGAAGTTGAATCTGGTGTAAGGTATGCGTTTTCAAACTTCTGTTTAAAGACAGAAGACAATCCAGGAACATTCTACAATTACAAAACTCCAGAGTATTACGAACAAATAGGAAATGGAACAGAGGATGAGCTTGATAAGTGGATGCAGCCATTAAGAGAAAATCCACAGTTCTCAAAAGATAGAATTGCAATTATGCAAGCATCAGGCCTTGAAGGTAAAGAATTAGCATCTACATTTATGTCCGAATTCAAAGAGCATTAAGATCATTTAGTGCAAAAGTGAAAAAATTGAAGTGCGGCGGCGGTAGAAGATACCATTTGGAGGATATGAATGCCTAGAGACCATTTTAGTAAGATGATGAAGAGCCCATACTTCCAAACAGATCATTTTAAAAATGAATCCCATGAAGCTTTACTTGAAGCAAAAATAGAAAATGCTATATTTAAATTCTTTAATAGATTTAAACTTAAGCGATACAGGGCCAAATAAGGCTCTTTGAGTAAAGTTCTACCAGTTACACTGGTTAAATTCTCTGATGGCCTTCTGAGCCATTATAAGACCCATTCTGACAGAATCTGACAGTAGACAATATGAATATATTCTAGTCAACTAGGATATATATACACATACTGCATATATAGATATCAATACCCATGAACATATGATTACAGTCTTATAGAACTTAGAGCTGATCATTGTCTATATCCTCATTTAGGTCAAAATCAAAGATTTCTTCTTTACCCGCCCAATTTAAAAATCTAGACAATGCAACTCCTGAAAGGATTGCTGTCGCAATTAGACTTACCAATGCCCATATCTTTTTCATTTAATATCATCCCAAAATGCAATAATAGCAATAACTATTGGTCCAAATATAATTGATGCTTGAAGCCAGTTCATAGGTCATACCCAAATGTATGAAATTCCCATGCCCATTCATATGATATATTCTCCATCTGCTCTTCTGAAAACACATCTTTTGCAGTTATTTCTTTTGGTCTATGAGCTTTTTGATATACATTTAAATCTAAATGCAATCCTTTGGGCTCTAAAATTTTATTAATTCCTGGCTCAATTCCATCCTCATATTTAATAACATTTTTAACCTGAATAACACCATCTTTGGAGTATAACCCTTTTGTACTTTTTAACCACCCACGCCATTCTTCTCTTAAAGTGTTTTCAAAATATCTATTTACAAAATTAGATCTATCTCCAGATAAATAGTTTTGCATATTACCTGTATACTCTAGCTGCAAAAAGAAATCTGACATGACTGTATCGTATGGGTTTCTGACCACAACGCATGAGTCTACTTCAGATAAATTTTCAATCAGTGTTTCTAATTCTGAGTATGGGATATGATTAAAAAACTTTTCATCATTTCTTGGACTATGTCTTTCATCTATTGGATGTACTGGAGTTACAACAGCATCATCGTCCATTATTTGAGATAAACAAATTTCAGTTGAAGACCCTCCAACTTTTTTATTTTTTAAATATAAAAAATTATATTTTTTTGAATATATCATTTAATGCCTCCAGTAGGGATACTGGGATTTGAACCCAGAATCTATTGTATATAAGACAAGTGCTTTAACCAGATTAAGCTATATCCCCTAGGGACTAGCGTATTCGGCTTGCTACTAGCTTTTCAATGCAAGATGTGCAAAAGTTTTCAAGTATGCCTTTAGCGTTTATACGCTCTACATACTTTGGGTTTTCACAAAAATCACATTTCATAGTATTAGTATACCATAATTTTAGTTGACTGCAATTTTATATTTGTATTCCCAATATCTATCATAGGTCTGCTTGACAATGTCGCTTGATTCAACCGCAGCTTTTAATATTGGTTTTTCTGGTGTTCCTATATTTCTATTTCTTCTAGCAAGTGGATAATTTACATCAGAAAGGTTTGCAACTAACTTTTCATCTACCCATTTATCAGTTACATCAAAATCTACAATAGGTATATTAAACTTATCAGAAATCTTTTGTACTAGATCCATTGGATTATTTCTCATATCTTCATACACATAAATTAATACGTTGTCCCTTTCAAAATCATCCATGAAAACGTTGTATAGCGTATTATAATATTTTATTTTTAGTTTTAATGTATCTGAATTAGATATTTCAAATTCCCGCAAATCTGGAGAATCTATGCCTTGAAAATGTCTTTCTAAGCCTGAGACTATTGCGTAATATGGATCTCTAAGTATGTATACCTGATTTCCGCCTTCTGTTAGCAGATGCGGCTGATGTGTTGTTTGAAACCATTTTCCAAAAGCTTTTTGTAAAATAGTGCTACAATAAGTTGTACCTGATCCTGGGGCTGAGTTTATAATTAAGTCATCCATTTATATTTTCCTTTTCTATTTGTTTTTTATACTCCAAAAATAATTCTTTCATTGGCTCATATTCACGTATTCTATTATTAATAAGGCTCCTTAAAGGATTTATTTTTTTTGGAATTCTTTTTTCAGCAAACTTATCATTTTTCATTTTATTAATAATAATTTCTTGAATTAAATTTGAATCAAAATCTTTTAGTTTAGCATTAAATTTATTAGAAAATTTATTTAAAAAGTTTTCTGGTGTTTTTGTTAAAAACTCAAATGTGCACAATAAAGCATGACTACTTTCTTCTTTATTTAATTGATTTAAAAAATACCTATAATCTTTTATACATCTTTCAAACATATCATCTAATATAAATCTATCAAATTTTATTTGATTCATAAATCTAGCATTCTCGAGATAGTTAAGTGAACTTGAGTTTTTACTTAAATCAAGTTCTATACAAGATGCTATTGATTCGTATGGATCTCTTATTATTGATACATCAAAAATATTTTTATTAAAAGATGTGTAGTCGTGGTGCTGCGATTCGTACCTGGAGTCTTCAACATATTCATGTAGTAAATTTTCAGCAAAAGTATTTCCACATCCTGGTGGTGATATCAGACTGAACTGAACAGTTTTAATCAAAGATGCTTTTTTAATAAATAAATCATATATCTTGCTCCAATATTCTCTCTTTAAAGAATCTTGTGGATGAGGGGCCCATGTTGCAGTATCTTCTGGGGTAAATTCAGATAGTCCAACTGCCTCTCTAATTTCTAATTGAGTTATCGGTTTAAGCATATTATGATCTCTAACATACTTGTTAAGAGTGCTTATAAATATGCCATTAATTTTTCTTCTTTCTTCGTAAGTATAGCTTGGAGAAATCCCATCATACTTTAGAAGCATTTCAGTGAATTGCGGAAGTGGTTCTATTAACTGTATTGTTGAGCCCTTAAAGTATTCTCTAACACGGTCTAAATACTCTATAACTGTTTGCTCTGTATTTTGATGTTTTGGTAGCCACTGTCTAATGTCTACATATCCCAGCCATAACATAACTATGTCTGAATCTTTAAATTCGTTAAATGGTCTTACCCAGTAATCTCTTTGCTTTACACAATAATCGCTTCCGCTTTCTATTCCACTGGATTCCGCTTTTTCTTCCTCAAGTTTTTTTGGATCAAATGCCCATGCTGTCATACCAGCAACTCCCCAGACCTTAAAATCTACTGGGCAATCTTCTGGATTCCAATGCTCCCATATTCTGGTTGAGTGGCAATCTCCTATAAGGTTTACTGATCTCATACTTTATTGTATCATTCTATGTATCACTTGATCTTAGGTCTTAGGTCTTATATATTTAATATTTATTATTTATTGATTTACTGACCCCCCGACCCCCCTATTGGAAGTATACTAAATGAAAATTCTATGTCAAGGCATTACGGAAACATTACCAACACGATCAATCCCAAATAATAAAATATTTTTTTGAGATCCTTTTTTAAAAGTAATTACTGGCATATATAAATTTTGTGTATCTTCTGGTATATAGTACGCATTGTCTGGTATGTCCGCTTTAAACTCTTTGCAGCTGAAGTCCATGTCACAACTTAGAAATATTGGAGTATCTCGATCTTGATACCAAGAAAACTTAGCTCCAGGGTTTACATGGTTTTTTGCTATCTGATTATAAAATTGATATAGCCTTAATGTAGACTTATCTGTATAGTCATCATGTGGAGAATCATCTAGAAATATCGTATCATACGTCCCAAGGCCATTTAAAGCCTTTTGCCAAGATCCTTCTACAATTATGACTCTATGCCTTTGTTCTCCCGCCCACTTACGAGCCTTCTGAAGTACCTCTGGGCTACTTTCAATGATGGTGTGTGACTCTATGTCATGCATCTGTATTTCAGTGGCTGAAAACCCCATTCCAAAGCCGATTTCCAAAACATGACCTTTGGGATTTAAATTTTTAATAATAGCTTGCATATACGGCTTTTCCCATTCCATCATTACCTGGAAATTATTTTTATCAATTAAAATATCTTTGTCGTACTGATCTTTTCCGTATTCCATATCTTAATTGTAGCATTTGTATTTTAGTCGACTGCTATTTCATATTTCTAAAAATGTTAATATATTTTTATTATGTATGATACATACCTAAAAACAAAACGGACATTTGGGATAGACCGCACATATTAAGCGTGAATGTGTCCTATCTCACAGGATAATTCTAAGATTTATTCCGACACGCCGAGAGATAACTTGATAAATGTCAGTCCCCTAGTGTAGAGTTATCTTATAACAACAAACGAAAGGAGTCACACAATGACTCAACTTACAGAAACACTATACAGCACTATTGTGCACGACTTCCATAATGGTGGGGTCAAGTCCTCTTATGGACTCAATGCCTATACACGCAAGGCTCTATTGCGTGACCTACTCTCTAGCAAGGCTTGCTATTGCATAGAGTGCGTGTGTGAGGTAACTCACACCGCATAAGGCTCACGCTACGGCGTGTCGCCTTGATAATGTCAGCCCACTAGGCTACAATACTTACTATAACTACTAACGAAAAGGATAGAAAATAAAATGAAGATAACTTACTCACTATGGGACGGCGCTCAACTACTAGGCGTGGATTTCACCGCTAATAGCGCAGACGAAATGAATAAGGTCGTAGCAGACCTAATGAAAGTTTCTCGTAATGTCGTAGCACATATGCGAAAGGTAGAGCAGAACTAATGTCATACGCATACTCATACCAAACTAACTCAATAGATAAATATAACTCTATTCAATCAGATGTCGCAGACGCATACGCATACCTTGATGAAGAAGAAACAGAGCAACCCCCTGTTGATGATTTTGATGATGTAGATGATGAAGAATTGGCGCAAGTATTCGCACTAAGTTGGGATAACTAATGAACTTAGAACTAAACGGATATGGTCTATGCCTAGATAGCGATTGGTTCTATGTCGCACTAGATTGGAAACTAATAACACTAACCGCCCTAGTGGTAATCGCCTATAAGATTTATAAGAGAAAGAAGAATAAGTAATGACTACTAATCGCCTACTAACTACCCTAGTGCAACTGGGTATTGGTATCCCCGCCCTGCTTATGCTACGCCTTGCTATAAAAGACTTCTTAGAGAATGGACTAGATTAATGAAATCGGAATTAGAGAGAGATTTAGAAATCAAAGAAAGTTTTATTGATTTACTAAATGATGTTTATCCTACTGTAAAAATCGGTTACTCTACATTCACACCCGCCGAGATTTTGGAGTGTTGCGATCCTATCGCTTTTTCTATCGGACTAATTGAGCACCAAGATTATTTAGAAGAATTAGAAGAAGAATAACGGCGTGTCGGCTTGACAATGTCAAGCTGGCCCGCAAAGGCACGGGGTCGGGCGTGTCGTTACGGGCTTTGCATAGAACCCCTAGAATTTTGTGATTTTTATCACATAGGTTGAGCGTCTCAGTATTTGGATTTACTGGCTAGTAATTATCTTATGTCAGTGGGTTCGTGTATAATGTCTACTATAACAACAACGAAAGAAGGTCAATTCATGAACCTAGATGAATTCAAGGCGCATGTTATCGCCACCCGTCAAGCAAGCAAGGCAGAAGCCTTGTCAGTGCTATCTGCTACAATGTCAGTATCAACAACAACGAAAGAAGGAAAGTAATGTCAGCAAATGTTTACAATGTAACCGATTTACTAATCGGAAAAACTTATCGCTCAAATTCCGTAACTGGAGAAATTATCTCAGCGGAAATTCACCCGCAAGCAATTTGGTATGAAGGCGCAGAAGCGTATCGTGTCCAAATTAGAAAAAATACTGGCGGTTATACTTATCGCAGTTTGGCGGTAAATAAATGAACACAATGATTGACGAAAATGAATTTTATACAATTCACGAACCAACTTTTATGTGTTGTGATGAAAGCCAATTTCGTTATGTGTGTAAAGCACACGGCGAAAGTATGGGTTGCTACTTTTGCGAATTTGACTACTCTAATGATTGCGAGGAACAACACTAATGGGATACATTGAAATTTTCCGAATGGATAACGAAGGTGCTGGCTGGGTAGATTTATCCGAAGCAACACCCGATGAATTATTCAACATTGAATTAGGTCTAGTCAATGAAGGTGCGTTTGACGGCTCTTTATTTATGAATGGGGAAAACGAATGAGCGAAATTGCTGGAATGTGGATTTGCTCTAATTGCGATACTCTCGCCATTGTGTCAGTGGAAACTGATACAATACTTGTAACACAATGTAAATGCGTAACTAACGAAAGGGAAACTAATGAATAAATACACTTTTGGCGTTTGGCTAGACATAGACGCAGAGGATGAAAATCAAGCGTTATCTTTATTTGATGAGGTTGTAAAGAAAAATCCTTTTGTTTCAGACTCTTATTGTTTTGAATGGAAAGAGGTTGCTAATGTATAAAATAACTCTAGCCTATGACGGAAATGCCCCACACTGGCAGGGCGATTACTATGATGAAATGGAAGCGTGGTCAGCGTTTTTCAAATTCACCGACTGGGGATTTGCTGATGAATTCTCAACTGTAAATATTTACACTCCCGAATTGAAATGCTACACAAAAAACTTTTATCGTAGCGGAATGGTGGTAGCAAAATGATGACACGCAAAGACTATGTGGCAACGGCAGAAATTCTAAAGTTTGCTAGCGACAAAACGCACCCTGCTTTATTTTCTAAAATCGTAAATGATTTTGCTGAAATGTTTGCGAAAGATAATGAGCGATTTGATGTAAAACGATTTCACGAAGCGAGTGGATACAATGTTCCTAAACTCACTTCAAGATAAGGTAAAACGAATTCAGGAATTGCGTCGCAGTAATGCGGCGCAACCTGTTCGTAATAAAAAAAAATACACACGCAAGATCAAACATAAAAATAAACTTGACAATTAGCCAGCTGGCCCGCAAAGGCACGGGGTCGGGCGTGTCTTTAAGGGTGTGATCAATATCACCCTGGAAATTTGGGCCAGGATTGGAATATGTCGGTCCATTCTGCTATACTTGCCATTCAACCAACGATTGGGCTCCAATGAAATTAAAACGTTCTAATGATAGAAAGGTGGCTAACCTTGTCACAAAAAATGGAAAGCAAGCCGCAATTGCGAACACGTTCGGATTACCTGCAGGAAAGAATTATTCATGCCCTGGTGCCACTAGTATTTGTGAGAGTGTTTGCTACGCAGGAAAACTTGAAAAGTTATTCCCAGGAGTAAAAACTAATCTGCTACACAATTGGGATCTTCTGCGTAATGCGGATATGGATACAATGCTTATTCTATTGGATGAGATGATTGTTGAATTTATTGCTGATTGTGAAAAGAAAGACGCTCCTAAATTATTCCGTATCCACTGGGACGGCGATTTCTTCAATGATACTTATACCTATGCCTGGAAAGTAATTATTGAAAATCATCCCGATGTGCAATTTTGGGTTTACACACGTGTAAAGTCTGCAGCGCTTATTCTAAAGGATGTATCTAATCTATCTCTTTACTATTCCACCGACGATGAAAATAAAGAAATAGCATTCGATTTGAAAACTAATTCTAAGGTCCGCCTTGCTTACCTAGGCAAGACATTCGCTGCAACCGAAGACACAATGAAAGAGTTGACTGGTAAGCCTGGTGCTAAGTGTCCTGAGAATATGAAGAGTATTCCACTTATCTCTAGCAATGGGTCCGCCTGCGTATCTTGTGGCCTATGTGTATACGGTAAAGCGGATATTAGATTTTCTGCGAGTAAAAAATAATGTATGACGTTATCGGATCCATTCTTGGAATTGGATTAATTGCATTCTTGTGCTCACCAATTGTGCTAGCAGTGTACATGTGGAATGGTGCAAAATTTGATGATGATAATGATGGAATAGAAGATTTACCTAATCGTTGGTAACGGCGTGTCGGCTTGACAAAGTCAAGCTGGCCCGCAATATTGTGGGGGGTTATCCACAGGCTTACGGGAGTTATCCACAACCCCTGGAATTGTGAGTATTATCACAAAAGCTGCGACACGCCCATAATGGATTAGGTAATGTCAGTGGCAAATGCTATAATACTCTTATCCAACAACGAAAGGTAACAAATGACACCAGTAGAACACTCACTCAAATTCGTAACTGAGTTTGACGAAACACACCCTATCGCAAAACAATTTCTAAACTTAGATGAACAATCACAAATTACAATGCTAGAGTCAATGCTAAAAGATTTATTGGTATCTGCTATTCAACCAGTAATTGACCAAATAAATGAAAATGGCTCTTACGCAATTCTAAAGGTGGCTAACTAATGGGATACAATACAGCGTTAGATTTAGCAGACTTAGATTTAGAACAAGGTATTGCTATTCACTTACAAAGTAATCATTACCCGCCCGTTCCTTATTCTATGGTGAAGCCGTGTATCGATGCTATCGATGCTTGGTGGGATGGCGATAGCGATAAACTGATCGAAATGCCTGAAGGCGTATCTTATCGAGGAGATAAGTTTGCCCCCGCTCACGCAATAATTGACCAACACCACTTACACGCTTGGCTACAAGAAAGTGATTAGCATCACACAATAACTTTCTCAAATAATGAGATAGGGCTAGACTAATGTCAGACCCCAATGCTACAATACTACCTAACAAAGAAAAGAGGCAAAAATGACAATAGAAGGAAAACTCTATCAGGTCGGCGATTTATTCACCAGCCTAAAGTCAAAAAAGACAGGTGTTATCAAAGAGATACACCCACAGGCATCTGGCTCGGTGCGTGTGCTACTGGAACTACCTAGCAAGGAAACTCGCTGGACTTCAGTATCAGCCAAGACACTACTTGGCTAATAAGACGGAGGCATACACCATAATCGGGTGCTAAGCCACGAAACAGGGACAGTTTAGGAGAGTATCTAGTCCAATGTCGTAAGTAAGAACTCTCCCCCCTTCGGGGGAAATGTCAGACCCCCCTGCTATACTATCCATAACAACAACCAACGAAAGGTAATACAAAATGAGCAGAGCAATAACAGTAAAGGTGGCAACACCAAAGGTAATCAAGGCACTAGAAACTCGTCTAGCAACACTAGAAAAAGACTACGCTAGTCAAACAGCAAATGAAGCAAAGTTCCAAAAGGCACACGAAGCGTGGAAAAAGGAAATTGGTAAGTGGGCTATTGCCAACTTCTCAAAGTCTGAAAACCTACGCACAAACTATCGCTCTTGGAACAACACTCTCAATGTTGATTTTGACATCATCACAAAAGAGGGAACTTTTCCATCAGAACCTGAAAAGGATTTTGAGGTTATCCATCAGCACAGTTATCGTGAGATGAAAGAGGACATCACCAATGCTCTCACAATTCTCAAAATGACAGATGAGGAAACAGTAAATGCTTCTACAATGAAGCAGATTGCTAAGTATCTCTAAATAGGTTTTGGGGGGTTAGCACACAAAGTCTAGACACCTAAACCCAAACAACCTGAGTAAGTTGCCAAACTGCTCTCCTTCGGGAAACTACTAACAAAGGTAATACAATGGCAAATCGTTTCAGAGTAGAAATCTACGATGCTAACAAAGCAAATGACATCACGATTTATTCGGATCAAGGTGTTGATAAAGAGTATCTAACTGAATTAGTATTCAGTAACATCAGAAACTTTAGCGGAAAAATAAATGCTTATGTTTTTGATAACGTAAAGAAAAAGAAAACAACTGCGATGTTTCTTGATGAGAGCACAGTTGAGTTTAATAAAAATCTAATTAGCAATGCTAAAAAGGTAGAGGTGGGGATTTAATCTCCAGCTCGGCCCCCGCTTTTGGGGGGTTATCCACAGGTTTACGAGTGCTTGTGGATAACCCTGAAAGTTTGTGAGAATGATCACACCGCACAATTCGGACAAATGACTAACTAACCTAGACAATGTCAGTGGCAGATGTTATACTTATGACTAATCAAACGAAAGGAAATAAAAATGGCTCATAATCTAGAAATGGAAAATGGCGAAGTTGCATTTGCACTTCGTGGTGCTCCTGCTTGGCACAATCTCGCTAACCGAATCTTTACACAAGATGAGGAAGTTACAACCGCTACAATGCTTGAAGAGGCAAAGTTAGCAAATTGGAATGTTCGTTTATCTCCAATCACTGAGCACATTCCAGAATCTTGGAATGATGTTTCTACCGCATCTCTTGTCATTCGTGATAACCCATTCAATAAGGGCGTAGATGTTCTCGCAACTGTCGGCAAGCGTTACAAGCCTGTGCAGAATGAAGAATTATTTGCATTCGCTGATGCAATTCACGATGCTAATGCTGATTGCCGTTGGGAATCTGCTGGCTCATTGAAAAAGGGTAAAGTAGTTTTCGGAACTGTAGACATTCCCCGCACAATGGTATTAGACCCACAAGGTGCTAATGACCAAACTAAACTCTATCTAATTGTATGGACATCACACGATGGTTCTGTTGCTGTTCAGGCAGCCGTTACACCCGTTCGTGTTGTATGCCAAAACACACTAAACCTTGCAATGAAGAATGCTAAGCAATCTTTCAAGATTCGCCACACGCAATCTGTTGAAGGTCGCATTCAGGTTGCTCGTGAAACTCTTGGAATGGCGCTTGGCTATTTCGATGAGTTCGAAGTTCAAGCAAAAGCACTTTATGCTCAAGCAATTACTGATGCTGAATTCTCTAAGTTGATTCAGACAATCTATCCTAAGCCTGAAAAAGATGCTAAGGGTGCAATCAAGAAGTGGGAAAATAAGGTCGTTCTAATTGATGACCTTTATCATAACTCACCAACTAACGCTACAATCAAGGGAACTAAGTGGGGTGCGTTCAATGCACTAACTGAGCGCCTTGATTATTATCGTTCAGGTCGTGGCAATGGCGAAACACTTATGGCGGGTGCATCAGGGTTCGACCCAGTTCTAACCGCAGAAAAAAATAAGTTGTATCGTATGGTTGCAACTTTCTAAAAAACTAAATAAAAATCCTGAGCAAGATTTAAAACTGCTCACAATTTTTTCTTGGTCTGTTAGCTCAGTTGGTTAGAGCGCTACCCTGTCACGGTAGAGGTCGACGGTTCAAGTCCGTTACAGATCGCAAAGCGCCCCCAAAGGTAAGGGATCAAAAAGTGTGTTACGAATCACAAAAAAAATCCCTGAAAGCTATTGTAAATGTCAGTGGGCTCGTGTATAATTCTCATCATGACCAACGAACTAGTATCAACTAAGTATACATTTGCCTGTGACCCAGACGAATGCGATGTATTAATAGAACTAACATCATCTGACGGATTTGGATTCCCGTCGGGTGTGACTGAAATCACTTGTCCTTGTGGCCGTAAGCCAGTCTTATTGTCAGTGGTCAATGCTACAATTGCTCCTATAACCCAAACGAAAGAGGAAAAAATGGAACCAACAACAACACCAATCCCTGAGTCATATAACTCTAATCTATTGGTAACCTACAAAGTTATCCGTGGATTCTCAGATGCAGAATATGCAACTGATAAAGTTACAAGTCTTGAATGGGACTTACACAATGGACGTCAGGCACAGAAGCACAATGCAGTTCTCCAAGGCAAGATTGATTCGGCTAAAGAAATTATCTGCGAGGCATATGCAGACTCACAAGACCAAGATACCTTGCGTGAAATTGCTGAAGCGCTTGGCATTGAACTAATCAAGGAAGTTGAATGGTCTGCATCTATTGAAGTTAGCGGAACATATTCTTTCAACATTCTTGAGAATGATTATGATATGGACCTTGAATCAGAAATTACAGATGCAATCTTTGCTGATTCACATCACGGTAACATTGAAATCAATGACCAAGAAGTATGTAATGTGCGTGAGAACTAATGTACTTTGAGTTGACCGCTCCCGATAGGCTATCTCTTGAGATGGCTTATTGGGATGCACAAATCACAGGGCTCGACCCTGAATTTATGCCGCCATTGACATTCAACATTGGAACTGGTAGTATTGAGAAAGTTAGTCGCATTCGTGATAAGTATAATTTAAAAGAATCATACTGGTCAGACAGAGAAGCGACAGGATACAGGGAGAAGTAATGTCAGATTACAAAGATGGATTTCAAGACGGGTATAAGTTTGCTCGTGAAGAACTAATGGAAAAGTTAGCAGAGATTGATATTGCTGACATTGACTCTTGGATCCTTGACCGTCTTTCAGAAATGATTGAGGGTGGCAACCTGTGATGGCTGAATGGCTTAAGTGTGATCAGTGTGCAGCTCAGGCAATGTGGGAAGCAAAGAAAGATGAGATGTCTCTTTATTTTTGTGGACATCATAAAAACAAACAGGGCGAGTCACTTGTGGACTGGGCCCATGAAATGGTACAATTACTAAACTACGAGCAAGAACAACAACTAGCAAAGGCGGAATAAAATGGGCGACAGAGCAAACTTTGGATTCAGAGATTCCAAGGAAAATATTGTATTTTTATATGGACATTGGGCAGGGCACCGAATGCTAGAGAATTTAGCGGACGCCGTGCAGATTGCACATCCACGTTGGAATGATGAAGCATATGCTACACGTATTGCTATCAGCCAAATGATTGGTGATGAGTGGGCTAGCGAAACAGGCTGGGGCATTAGTGTTAATCAATTGGCAGATAATGAACACAAGGTCCCAATTATTGATTGGAAAAATAAAACGTTTACGTTAATGGAAGAAGACCTGCAGACTGTAGTATTTAGTACAACCTTGGATGCATTTGTGGCCAAGTATTGTAGTCAACTAAGTATGGTATAATTAATCTAGGACCTTGGTCCTGGTTTTAATACAGAAATGAAGTGGTGCGTCTAACTAGTCTACGGGCCAGGCGCTAAGTAAAGCGGTTTATTTCTTTCGTTGGAAATCAGCAGCCATATTCATTAACCCCCCAGCTTGATCTGGGGGGTATTTTTTTGCCCACAAAAGAAATGAGGGTATCATATGTGTTTTACGGATGTCAAGTCAAAACCCTGAAAATCCCAAGCTTTGAGATCATGTGGCATGAATCACATGCATTTGCTCTTCCATATGTCAGTGGTCTGATATATAATTAGAACATATCAACGAAAGGATATAAAATGCCAAATTGGTGTTACAACACATTAACTATTCAAGGACCTAAGTCTGAGGTAGATATGATTAAAGATAGATTGAATAAACCTTTTACATTAGCCCAAGAAACATTTGGTATGGGTGATATATCTACTATGGGATTTCCTACTAAGATTGAACAGGTATCTTATTCTAATCCCGTTTTTTCTTTTCATAACATCCACTCATATAAAGATGACGGAATTACTGATGAGGAATATGCCTGCCAGCCTACACGACTAGGAACAGACACTAGTGCTCCTGATTGGTTTGCTAAAGAAGTTGCACATGCTAAAACTCAGAAGGATTGGTATTCATGGAATACATCTAATTGGGGAACCAAATGGGATGTTGCTGTCCGTGATGAAGATGAATATCCTGAAACAGAATTACTTGAATATAAGTCAGAAGGTGATGACAACTGGGTTGTATATAAATATGAAACTGCTTGGTCACCTGCTGTAACTATCTTAACTAAACTAAGTAATCTTGTTCCGAACTGCCTGCTCACATTAGAGTATGAAGAAGAAACAGGCTGGGGTGGGGAATATGAGATTGTCCGTGGTGAAGTAAAAGAATTGGCTGAATGGGAAAACCGTTGCTATGCTTGCCAGTCTTTTGATACATTGAGTTATTGTGAAGATGACTGTGGAGAATTCTGCTCAGAATGTAATCAAGGCTCTTGGCAGGATGAAAAGGCAATGGCAGAATGTCAGACCCATAGTGTATTATTAGAGCCTAAAGAAAAGGTGGAGGCATAATGGCAAGTTTCTTAGAAGATGTAAATCAAATGGTAATTGACGCTGTATATCAAGAGATAGCAGAACAATTACTAGATGACTGGATTAATAATAATCTAAATGAAGGACAGTATTATGCAGATAAACAATTTGCACAAATGTCAGGAGATAAATTTATCTTTGAGCAATTTAATAAGTTCTATGAACTTAAAGAAGGAGACGATGATTATATGGAGTATGACTTATGCTAGGTTATACTGAATCTGATCTAAATGAAATGATTAATGCTGTACATGACGCAAAGCTTTTCTATCTTAGGACCCCGTCCGATTTAATGGATAAGTCTTTGCTAACTAATAGTTTGCTAAAGACAAATGATTTCTTGCAAGGACTATGGGCGGAGGGTTACTTTGACCACACTAACTAAATCTTCTAAGTTCCTAGAATATATGAAGATACATCTAATTAGTCTTAACCAGGACTTAGAAATGAATCCTGAATCTATCAATGTAATTGATATTCCAGGACAAATATATGCAACCGAACATTTGTTGTCAGTGGCTACTGATATAATGAATGAAAACGAGAGGATATAAAATGAATTCAGAAGACATTGGGCTCCCGCCCCACTTGCAACGTTTAGTTAATGCAGGTGTTAATGGATTAGATATAATGCATGGCGAACTAAAGAATCTAATGTTGATTGCCGAAGAGCAATTGGCTTGGGCTCAGGCAATTGAAGATGAAACCGAAGAGGCAATGGATTCAATGGCACGTACAGAGGCGGAGGGACGACTAGATACTCTAGTTGAACTATATAAACTAACATATGATTTATCATTTGCTATAGGAGAAAAGGAAGGGCAAAAAGTATGACATACGAGCCAAGTCTAGAAATCCTGGAAATGGAATACTCTTGCTCACCTGGAGGAGTAGATACATTTGAGGTGTATGATAAAACAGATATACCTTTATCTGTACCAATATATGAGACTGAATCTTTGACGGATGCCGTGCTCTACTGTTATAATTTAGGGAAAGACTTTACTGTCAAGACATTAGCGGAATGGAATGAAAGGGAGTTAGCATATGAAGCCAGCCGATAAAGATAAACTAAACGAATGTTTAAAGATTCTAGACACCACCGACCTTGGCTTGTCATTAGTATGGCTGTGGACATGGTCCACAATTAACAACATTTTTGAGGATGAGACCTACAAGCAGAACTGCACCATAGATGACATGTGGGACCACCTCTGCGAGGCCGTGGAGGCTGGTATGGGCTTCTCCCTAGAGTACGGGGCGGAACAACATCAGGAAGACGTCCTTGAATGGATGATGAATCGTGAGTACATTGTCGACACAATGTTTGAAGAAGAGGAAGAAGACGAAGATGAGGATGAGTGATCAATACATCGATGAGATCCTTAACAGGGCCCAACAGCTTTTGTGGGGCGGATCAGAAACAGAGAACATCGAAGCACACAACCTTATATCTAATCTAATTAAAGAAAGAGTAGAACAAGTTTCTAACTGAGGGCAAGATTTTTAGTTTACGGTGACTATTTACAAACCCGTGAAAAGTTGCTATAATTAAAGCAAACCGATCTAGAAAGGATCAAACACATGACAACAAAGCGTGAATATCTAAAGCAGCAAGGCATCACAGTAGGTGTACGTGGCCGCTTCTCAGGAGCAGCTAAGGTAGCTCTACAAGAAGCTGCAGCAAAGGGAATTACATTTACATCAGAGGCGCCTGCTAACAAGGCCAAGTAAGCCAGGGACGGGGTTAGGGCTTCGTTGGTCCTTGACCCCGTTTCTTATTTTTGATACAATAGACAGTTAGGCGGAGGCGGATATGAAAACACCAGAAAGCAAAGTAGCAGAATCATTAGTTAATTTAATGGATGACCATTGGTTTAATCCAACAATGTTTGGTCGATATTTGGCAGAACAGCCAATGTATACACTTGACCGCATTATGGAAATGGTTGTATCGATTATATCAGAACAAGCAAAGATATATGATGTATATCTAAATAGGGGTACATCGTCTGAAGGTCTATTACTAGCCAATGAACTGAATGAATGTATCAAAGCATATCAAGAAGATAATAGTTTAATTAATCTTAAGTTACCTTCTCGTTCCTACAAAGTAGGGACGGTTCCAAAGGAACCTAAAGTTAATATATTTGGATGGAAAGAAGAAACAGATCCATTCAGTTAGTATTAGGCATATGACAATGAATAGATGAATGCCTGGTTAGATAGATAAACATATCTAGCCCAAATTATCCACAGGGTTATCCACATCCTGTGGATTTTTTGTATGCTGTGGGCATGTGGGCAACATTTTGCTTTTACGACACATGATCCAAATCCCTGAAATTTCTAGCTCATGGGCCAAATTTTTCATTTACGAAGCCTTGACAAAAATCCCTGAAAATGCTACACAATATGTCTAAATAGATAATTATACATATAGAATGTCGACAAATGTGTAGAGAATATGGCAAAATAAGCAAAAATCGCTCCATAAATCTATTGACAAATATGGATCAATATGCTGCTATATATGGCTATTGACATTACGTTTAAGATGGGGTATGCTCAATTACATATGTATGTTTAACTATATATAACTATAGTATATGATATGCTATCTATAGTATAAATTCTCCACTATGCTCCACTTTACTCCACTATATAAGCCTTCTAAGGGCTATATGAGGCTGGATAAATGGGAGGGGGATATAGGAGTTAGGAGCTAATTTATTGCAATTTGCTCTTATTCTTAGATGGTCTTCTAGACCAATCTGGAGCTTTATGTGCAGTAGTTCCTCTAGATGTAGAATCTATTAGGGCTTTATTCTTATCTAATGCTTCTTGGGCATATTGAAGCTGTTGATCCCAATTGAACTTCCGTTTTTTTGCCATTATAAGTGAATCTCATTTACAGGCTCTTTAGACCAATGTACGTAAGATCTAATATAAACTGCGCCATAGGCTATTGCTGCAAGGATAAATCCGTACTGCTTAGTAGTAATAGCATAAATCATCCATAGACACTCATTTACCAGTAATACAAGCCATGCCCATATAACCTTGCGTCCTACAAAGAATGTCCCTGTGACTCCAATGGCTGCTAAGATATACGACCAATACATTACTTACAACTCATGCAGTAGTATGGAACACGTAGGTTATCTCTATGAATATACTCTGTTCGAGCACAACCAGCACATATAGATCTAACTATCTCAGAATCATCTTCTGGCATATTAATCAAAGGATCTTTTGTATAGTATATCTTGGTTATATACCATGTAATGGCTATTAGTAGTATCTCTATCATTGTTTTCCCGCTCTTATCTATTCGGTCCAAATATTGGAGTTATTGTTGGATGAACATCGTCATCATCCGACCATTTGCCTGTGCTATACCCAGCTTGAGGATTGGGCATATCATCGCCCATTGCACCACAGTTGTCGCATGTGACTTGACCATCAAGGTCTAGTTGATAGTCACATCCATATTTGGTACATAGGGCATCGCTCATACATTTAGTGTATCATATCTGTCTGGATCTGACAAGATCTCTTCTTCCAGATCATCTGGTATATTATGTCCTAATTGTCTATGTTGTCTAATATGTTCGATTAGCTGATCATCATTAGTTATCTTCTCAGATAATCCAAATAATGAATATTCATCTAAGTTCTCATTTAGCCAACATGCACAACACTCTATGTATCCTTCAACGTGGGCATATATGTATATGTCTGAGTCAAAGAATCTAGAGTATGCCATTACATTGTTTTCTTTATCTTATTTAATGCTCTATGAAACTTGATGTATCTAATTGGGTTCTTCCATATTTTAAGTGGAAGCTTTATCTTTTTCTTTGTCATCATTCCTCAATTATATCATTAAATGTGTCAACGTAGTTGACTGAATTGTCTCTACCGCCGCCGATTTCACTATTTGGGATCTGATTTTCATGGTATTGTAAATGAAAGTCTAATAGATTATGAGTAACTGCACAAAAGCATGTAGGGCAATGTGTGATCCATTGAGACTTATCTTCCCATTGTTTACTCATAAGCTTCAGGTGAAGGAGTCGGACCTTCGTTATCAGGTTCGGAACCTGGAGTACTGCCGTTATACGAACCTGAAATATTCTTAGGAATAATTCTCTTAATCTCGTAGTAACAGACTGGGCACTCTCCGATGTGCAACCAATTACCTGAATCTAAGATAACCATTTCGGTTAACCTTCCTTCTACATTCTTATTACAAGAAACGCAGAAAGCACTCAACATTACTGTCATAACTCAGTAAACTTTTTACCATTCCATTCATATTTCAATCCACATTTACATTCCCAGATTGAGCCTGAATGTCTTTTTTGAAGATGTATCCCAGAGGTTGTATGAGCACCTAAAGCCCATGGTAAATCACATTTATGCTCTGGTTCACCGACTATTTTAATCCACTTCGACATACTCATCAGCCTCTCTAAGCCATTGATCTTCCCATAATCCCATTAAAGACTCATTTCCAATATCATCAAAATAATATCTTTTCTTTATTGGGTTATATGTCCAACCATACCATGTATTTCCTTCTGACCATGTAAGATTGGTTGGTTCTTCATGTTCATGTTCTTTAAGAATGCGTAGCAGCTCATCATTATCCCTTACAACCGCCTGTATTGCCATTCTAAGGCGTCTCGGGCGCATAAGGTATCTTTCTACCAATTCATATAGCATGTGTTTAGTATACTATATATGACGGGTGCCGTCAATAGTCTCTACCGCCGAATTTTCGCACTATTGTACACTATATTGCGTAATGGTATAATTATGACATGATTACATTAAATCAATTAATTAAAGAAGCAAAAGATGCTGGACTTAACTACGCTGTATTTAAAAACTGGCATCAGCCAACGCCGACAAGAAGAGAGATAGAGCCTATGTACGGCCCAAATGACATCTGGCACAATAGGCTTCAGCTTCAAGATAGAGTTGTACCAGCGTCAGTTAAATATTTTATGGATGAGGCTAATCAGGCCTACCCAGATACAGAAAATGATTTTTATATTTTATCAAATATATACTATAGAAATTTTTATCATAACAGACCAGGATCTAAATTGCATAGAGACACATTTGATGTAGTTCATTTACAATGTACTGGTGTTACAAAGTGGGATATCGGTATAAAGGCGGAAGCATTAAACGACCCAGCTTACTTAAGGCCACCAGTTGGTACTGAATGGGACTGGAGAGCAGAATTTACTGGGGACTATGAAACATTTATTCTTGAGCCTGGAGATGTAATTTGGTTTAACAATAAATCTTGGCATAGAACAGAAAACATATGTGACAAGTATTCGGTAGTCATGCAAGCAGGCACAGTAGATATTTCAGGGAGAAAGAGAAGATGACAACGCTAGCAGAATTTATAGATCAAGCAAAGAAAGATAATTTGCCATACGCTGTATTTAAGAATTGGCACCATCCTGTCCCATCCTGGAAAGAATTTGAAGACATAATCGATCCGCAGTCTACTGGTGTTAGAAAGTTTATTCAGAATGTACCTCTTCCAGAACCAATGCAATACTTTCTTGATGAATCAAAGAAAGCTTACCCTGATATTGAATATCAGTACTATATATTTGAAGGCAAGAGATACAGAAACCTAGACTCTAATTGGCCAGGAGAGCCTTTGCACAAAGACCCATATGATATCATTCATTGGCATTGTAGGGGCGCTACAGAGTGGCAGGTAGGCCTATATGGTGAGATGAGTGGTGTTCCAAAAGAGTTTAAGTATGAAGAGCGTCAGGGATGGGAATGGCAAACTGCTTGGACAAGAGAGCCAGAAACACTAATGCTTGAGCCAGGAGACATTTTGTGGCTTAGAAAAGGTACTTGGCATAGAACACAAAACCTATCAGAAAAGTACTCTATAATTTTTGATGCTGGCCCACTCTGGGAATAAATTAAAAATCAATTAAAAATAAATCAACAACAATTCTTGATCCGCTAATAAGTTTATTTACATAATGCATTTTTTCAGAATTAAATACAATTGCGTCACCAGCAGATGGCTTTATGACTATCTCTTTTTCAGATTGAAATACTATTTCTCCGCCTTCAAAATCACCAGATAGATATAGCAGTATGCTTATTTTTGGACTTCCAGCAAGACCCTTTAATTCACCACTTGGATAATTTATGACATCGTTATGTATGCCCATTTGCGACCCTAAATCCCATGTTGTTATGTGATAAAGTTTTTTTGAATGCTTATATTTATTTTCATTTTTACTAAATTGATTTATATATAAATCTGCTGCTTGTAGCATTATATTATCTATATACTGATAGAGATCCTGTTGCTCTTTAATAGAGGGGTCGACAGGCTGACGAATCCCAATTCTTGCCTGCTGACCTTTAATATTTTTTTTTGAATTTAATATATAAGATATTTCTTCTTTTGAAATTAAATTTTGTATATGGATTCCAAAATCACTTAAAATTTTAATTTCTGCGGATTCATTCAACTTTAACTCCATAAAATAAAATTATATTTGCTCTTTCTCCATCAATGACTTCATTAACTGAGTGAGGGTAATCCCTATCACCTTTAAAGAATATCAATGTGCCAGCCTGTGGCTTGTATGCAGTGCTGTCTGCCTTATCCCCAGAGTTGTTTTCATAAAAATGAATCTCTCCGCCTTCATAATTATCAGTTAAATATAGTAGGGCAGAGTAATAGTTATCTTCGTATCCATCAACACCGCCGTATCCATCTGCATGCCAACCAAGACCTTCACCTTTTTGTAAAACTTGATAGTTCATTCTATCTAAAAAGATCTCTGATTTTTTAAAACCAAACTGAGCAGATGTGGAGCTTTCTATCATATTAATTAAATCGTGTACAACATGGTCTTCGATGTTACCATCTTTTGATATGTCTAATGGCTTAAGGTAAACATTCAAAAGGCCTCTTGGATTTAAATATGACCTAGGCCTTAAGTAATCATTTAAGTATTTAGCTGTCTTGGGTGATATGAAACCTTTAACTACGTTTGGCTGTGCCATGTCTATACCAACTCTATGTCTTTGTCTGCTCTATACATTGGCATACTTACCTCTATCTTGCGTCCGCCTCTTTTTATTCCATTGACGCTAGTAAATGTATCTGATTCAAATATTATCATGCTGCCAGCTTTTGGCTTTATGCTTACACCAAGATCAGTAAAATTAAATGCTCCGCCCTCAAAGTCATCGCTCATAAACAAATAGGCGCTTATGTCTGGGACAATTAGAAGACTACCCTCATTGTTTATGCTTTGCTGATGTATTCCAATTCTTTCTTCGTTCCATTCAATAACTGCATAGTAATCATTTGCTGGCTTATAGTCTGCAATAGATCTACCAGTCATATCTAGATATCTTGATATACCTTCTGTCATTATTTCACGAATTGATTTGAAATGTGCTGCATGTGATGATCTAAAGCTGTGGACGGTGTACCTTGTTCCAAATCTAATCTGGCTAGATTCAAATTTAGTTATCTTATCAAGCATTTCATCAAGGATTTCTTTAGATGAGCAGTTCTCGATGTATACTCCAACATCACCAATCTTTTCTATTGGATCAAATGTTTTCAACTGGGGTTGGTTCTTTTGGTGTGTCTGCAATATTATTTAATAGCGCATGCTTAATTAAAGCTTCCATCTCCATGGGATCGGTGTCTGGCGATGTCTCGTGTATCTTTCCGTCAAGATCAATTATATACTTTGTAAAGTTCCAAGGTGCTTCATGACCAACTGCATTTGCAATATACTTATGAATTGGATTAGCTTCCTCACCCAGCACAGCTGATTTTGAAGCAAATTCAAATGTAACACCGTAATTTGTTGAACAGAACTCTGCTATCTCTGTGTCTGTTCCTGGCTCTTGGCCTCCAAATTGATTACAAGGGAATGCAATTACTTTAAGCCCCGCTTCTGAATACCTATCGTGAAGAGTTTGAAGTGCTTTGTATTGCGGCGTGAAACCACAGTTTGTTGCAACGTTTACAATTAAAAAAACTTTATCTTTAAAGTGTGATAAAGGAATATCTTCTCCTGTTGAAATTTTAAATGTTTGGTCATATATTGACATATTATTGTTCTCCTTTTTGTAGAGATAAATCTACGTTATGATTCTTGCCTTCATACTGAGGTACTTCCTCACGTGTGAAAAACTCTTGTTCTTTTGTAATGTTCTTGTAATCTATTGAGAATGTTTTGTAAAAAACACTATTTTTAACTAAGAATACACTTCCCAGCCCTCTTTCGCCACTAGTAACATCGTTTACTGCATGTCTTACTTTATTTCCAAATATAACAATACTACCAGCCTCTGGCTTTAAAGATATGTCATAGTCTGGGAATACTATCTCTCCGCCACCAAAGTCTTCTGGGTCTGAGAAGTAGGTTAGTATGGTTGCAAATACCTCTTCGTATGTTCCATCTCCAATTGCAGCAAAATCTGTATGTGCTGTGTATCCACCGCCTGGACCTCTTTTATAAAAATGGGTGTTTCTCAAAAGTTTATAATTTTCAGAATTAAAGTCTTGATTGTTGTGATACCATATGTCTAAACATTTAAAGATAGCGTTATCAGAATCTTCAAGGTATTTTTTAGTACTGATGATTGAAGTTTCCATAAAGTCTTGATTTAAGACTGGTTCCCAGTCTGTTAGCGAGCTAAATATAGCCTTGTGATCCTCTACGGCATTTTTAAAATACCACACTTTATCTGCAAGCTTTATTGCTTCTATCATTAATTTATCTCCAATATCTATTGTTGGGTGGATTATTGTCCTATAGGTATATTATACTATATTGGCTTACTGTGGGTCGTAATGAGAAAGTGGGTGCCTGTAAGCATATGTTTGGGTCATATATCTATTCCCGCTGACTACTGGAAGAACGCCGTGTACAAATGAACTTGGAAATATTAAAACTGAGTTGGCTTTAGGCTTAATGATTAGCCCTGAATCTTCATATGGAAACTCAATATGACCGCCTTCAAAATCATCATTTATGTAATAAATTATTGTAATTTTTGGACGAACCTCTTCACCATTTTCCTTCACATAGCTATAAGCATCTTCATGTGCAGTCATAAAGGAGCCAGGCTGATATTCTCTAACTAGCCATCGGCCAGAGCCAAGCCTATCTGGTGTCATCCACGTAAACATTTCTTCAGAATATTTTGCCAAGCACTCAGCAAATATATTTAATATATCTTCATAATGGTCTTCTGTTTTGTTGATCCAAGTAGATCTTCCAATTAATGTGCTTCCGCCACCATCATTGTTATAGGTTTTCCAGTCTTTAAGCAGTATGTTATCAAGCAACTCTTGGTTTTTATCAAAAACGTTTTCAAATACCCAAACGGCATCAGACTTTTTTACTAAATCAAACATTGTTTTTTTGATCCGATCCGACTAATTTAATCATCTTTGTACATCTTGTACAGATATTATACTCTGCTTTGGTAAAGGGACAAAGCCCAGCATAAATAGTTTTATGCTTTAAAATAAGACAAAGTATTTTTTTCATAAGTTAAATATACTATAACTTAAATTTATTGTCAATAGGCTATGAGCTGTAGTAGTTAACCATATGCTTTTTGCATACTGATATAAAAATTGCACCTAATTGATCCCAGTAGGCACCATTTTCTTCACAATAATAACATTTATCTTTCTTTTCCATAGTGTCACCTACCTTTATAACATTATACATCATTTTCGCCTTTATTGTATTTATCTTTAAGTCTAAGCCATCTACCATATTTATTTGGCACCGTTGCACCTATGTACTCTTGACCAGTCTCTAAATCTATTAACAACCATTTTCCAGGAGCCTTCGTGTGTATCGTCAGGTTAACTGCGCTTGAAAACTCTTCTACTTCTGCACCTTGATATACCCTAGGCAAAAATGTGTAAACATTATTTAAAAGCTTTCTCATTAAATAATACCACTATCTTCAACAGCATCAACAGCATCATCAATAGTTCTTGTATGCTCTGAAGTACAGCTACCACATGACATACACATTTATTTTACACTATCTATCTTTAAATATTTTGCAGCCATTTTGGCAGACAAATTAAAATCATCATTTTTATTATATACTAAATCTAAAATTGAGGGCATAGTAAATTCTGGATCATATTCATGATGGGAGACCTCTTGATCGCCAATCATAATCACTTTATCATAATTACCAAAGTATTTACTAACTGATTCGTTGGGGCTGTACAGGTCAACTATAATGTGTTTATTATATTTAGACATGTAGGAAACAAGATCTTTTGCTAGCTGGTGTTGCTTTATAGCATCATCTTCACCAAAGATTGACTCTATTTTTAGATAGATACCATTTACTTCTTTTGCTAAAGCTTTTGCAAACTCGGTTCTTCTTGCCTCTTTAAATCCAATGACTTTGATTATCATTTAAATCTAAACCTTTTTTCTGCCACTTTTCTTAGGCTGCCTAGGTATTAGGCTGGTCTCTCTGCGTATCCCATGTTTATTTGTATCAATCTTAACGCCCTGCCTTGGATATTTTTTTGGAGTCGTCGTGCTTGTAACAGCACCAGCAGGCGCACCAGCGTTAGCTGGTGGCACCGTGCCAGTACCATCTTCTTTTTTAAAATTGCTCATAATTACATATTTACAATCAAATTGTCTGATTCATCTGCACCAGAAATGGGAAGAGATCCAGAAGATCCTTCTTGGTTTAATCCAGAATTTCCTTGTGATGAAAAATCTTTAATGTTAACTGAGGTTGCACCCAGAGTGCTTCCTAGTGTCTCACATCCACATTCATAACACATTAGTTGCAGTTCTCACAATCTTTAACTACACAATCAGCATCGCCTCTTGTGTCTCTTGTGCATTCTGCTCCACGATTAACTGGTGCAACAACCGCAACTGGTTTAATTGCTTCTGCTACTGCTGCTTCAATTGAAGGGGCAGTTATTTCTTCTTTATCAAATAGACCCATTTTTACTTTGGGCCTTGTGCTGATGCTTGGTTAGAAACATCTGAAGCTGGAAATGCGGCTGCTGGTGCCTCTGTGTAATTTTCTGTTGCCCATGGTGATGATCCTGCTGGCTTTGTTTCGTTAAATCCTTTTAAATCTTTTCCGTCTGACATGTTGTACTCCTATAGGTTATTTATTTAAGCGGGACTAGTAATCCGCTCATACCTATATTATAGCATTTAGTTGATTAGGATCTAAAGTTTTGATGCCAGCACTCGTCGCAGACCTTTGTGGTTCCGCCTGCTTTAAGGGCTATTCTAGTTGCCTTATTGGGGCAATCTGTTAAATATTCGCATTTATTGGTAGACATTATTTAATATTTTTTTTAACAATACCTTGCTTGTATGGGCCCAGATCGGCTTTAATCGACCCATCTTTTCTTAATCTAACAATTCTTCCATCTTTAATTTGAGTGTCATTAAATGCTGTTGATTTTCTTTTTGCCATTACTTAATCTTACCGCCAAACTTTGACCACGCTCTTTCATGTAAGAAATACCCAAGCATTTCGCATGCGCTGTAAATAATTGCAAAAGTACCAGCATACTCCCAATGAGCTTCGCCAGTAATAGCCTTTTCAAAAAAATAGACTAATGTACCAACAAAACAAATGTGAACAACTGGCCAAGTAATTGACTTGTATAAACTTCTTTTATTGGACTCCATTTTGTTCCTCCATCATTTCTCTAATTGTATCATGGATACGATTTATGTTGTTATCCATAGGGTGCCCATGAATTAAAATATCTGTAACTCCTATGCCTTCTAAATACCTAATCTTTGACTTAAAATTTTCTTTTGTACCATATATATATTTAGATATTTCATGTATATTAAGGTTATTAGTATGAAATTCTTCAGCCTCCTCCTCGGTATTTGTTATTATGGCTCCAAGACAAACCATCTGCTTACCATCAGTATACTCTCTAGCAGCTAGGTACTTGTCTACCATTGCCAATGGGGTTGCTTGATATTTATTTGCAAGATCTATTGTTTTTTTTGAATGACCGCCCATTACAATATCAACTGCTGGATTCATTTTAACAAATTTTGACATCCATCTATCTGTATATTCAATTCTTTTATCGTTAGAATCTACTAAATCAGATATGTCTACAAGATCTTCTATGCTAGTCTCTTCTGGATGAACGTCGCCAGAAACGATATTCAGCATTATTTTGTTTGGCATCATGGTATTTATAGTTTTGCATATCATAGACAAATACTCTGGGCTTATAGAGTATGTTCTAAATGCAAGCATATACTTAATCTTTTGTTTTTTGGACATAACACGAACTGCTTTTGTTAAAAAGTCTTCTTCTTTTGAATGGTATACAAACAAAACTGAATCGTATTGGCACTCTTCTAGTTTTTCTGACAATCTGAACAGGTAGTCCACAGAGTTATTGTCATTTCTATGCATCCAATGGAATTTCATCAATATCCTTTATTTAAAAACAATTCTATCATTTATATGGTAAAGGGGCAAGACCTGAGTCTTGCCCCTTTAATAGAAGATTTACTTCTTTAGTGCAACCTTAGCCTTTGGATTCTTTGCGTTCCACTTCTTAGCAAGAGCATTATACTCTGCAATATAAGTGGCCTTAGCAAGATCTGCTGCTGCCTTATCTGTAGCAAGCTTTGTTGCTGCATCGGCAAGTGCCTTATCTGCTGCAACCTTGTCTGCTGCACGTCCAGCTTTTTCTGCTGCAAGTGCTGCATTAGCAACTGCTAGTTCTGAGTTCTTTGCTGCAAGTTCCCCTGCAAGATCACGAACTGCTACTGTTGCAACTACAGAACCTACTGGTGCTGCAAGGCCTGTTACGGCTGTTGCTACTGTTGCGTATGCTGTAACTACAACTGAACCTGAAGCAGGAAGTGTAACTGTCTGCTCCTTAGTTCCAAGTGTTGCTACTGCTGTATCTGTTGTAAGCGCTGTTGCAGTTGCTGCACCATTTGAGCTTACTAAAGTATTAATTGTTGCTCCACCCTTTAAGTTTCCAAATACATCGTATCCTGATACCTTAAGTGTTGCAATTGTTCCTGCTGCTCCAGATGCTGGTGCGGTTAGGGTAATTGAGTTCAAAGCACCTGCGGTACCTTGTACGTAGTATGTAGTTGTGTTTCCACCAACAGTAACTAATACTGTTCCTACTGTAGTAGTTTTAGTATATACATAAAACTCTGCTGTTGTTCCTGTTCCAACATTAATTGTTAGAGCAGATGATCCGCTTGATGCGGTTACTGGTGCACTTGCTGTTGCTAGTGCTGGAACAATAGTTGCATTTGTTGCAACTGCTGATACTGCTGTTCCTGTATCTACAGAAGTAATAGCAATCTTTAATGCATCTGCTGCATCTACGCTATTGTCTGCTGGTACTGGAAGTGCTACAGGAGCTGTTGCTACTGTGCCACCCGTTGCTGCAGAACCCGCAACTGTTAGAGTTGTGGTTGCCGCATTTGCTGCTGGCGATACTAGCATTGTGCTAGTCAGGGCTGCAGCGATGATTAGCGATACTTTCTTAAATGAGTTCATTTAATTTATTCTCCTTATTTCTTCTATTTCTTATATGAAACAGAAAGTTAGTGTAATTCATGTATCTTTACATGAAACGAACAGGGATCTCCGCCCTCTTCCCATTCTTGCATTTCTTCATCTGACATTGGTGGACCATCATGTGTATCACAAAATACATCTGATACCCACCCACGATCATAACCATTCTTAAGCCATATTTCAAACTCTAAATGATTATTATCTTTTGAATCAAATTCTATATCCATTCGGAAATCTCTTCTAGAATTAAGTGCTTAGGCTTTGCCCCAATAATAGTTTTAACTGGTCTGCCTGACTTAAATAGTACCATATAAGGTATAGAGGTTACAGAGTATTCTACTGGTTTAATGGGATTTTCATCAATATTAATTTTACCAACCCACAGCCCACGTTCATTTGATATCTCATCTAATATTGGAGATACCTTTTTGCATGGTCCGCACCAAGGTGCCCAAAAGTCGATAAGAACTAAATCATGAGAATCTAGGACTCTATCAAAACTTTCATCTGTAACTATCAACTTACTCTCCTTTTAATTCATCCGCCGCTTTATTAAATTTATTCATAAATGTTTGGATCACCCAAACTGCGGTTTCCCCTGCATTGACAGACATTGCTTTTGAAGCTTCTTCAGTTCTGTCCTCGATAGCAAGGGCGTTGTACCATTTCTGGTACAACTCCTCACCAATCTCTTTAATAATTTCTTCAAGTACAGTTAACTTGTTATCCATTAAGTCTTGCTAACTGTGTTGCTTTTAATGCTGCAAGCTTATCCGCTGCTGCCTTTATGGCAAGATCGTAATCTGCTTGTGCCTTTGCAATTTGTGCATTAACATCTGCCTGCAATGCTAATTTTGCTGCTGCTTTATCTGCAGCAATTTGCTCAGGTGTTGGGCCTGTTGGTGCTGTTGTAGCAACAGGAACCATATTATATGCAATTGCTGCATCAATATTAATTAATTTTTTGAATGTTCCTTGTCTTCCAATTGTAGAAGATGTTGTCGAACGCAAAGCCATAAGCAATTGATTGTATGTATAAGAAGGCTTTGCTGCCTTTAGCTTAATCCATTGTGCTCCTGCAACTTGAATTGCAGCAGATGATCCCGAAATATTTTTTGAAACATTTCCTGGACCAGCAATTGTAAAGAATCCTGGCGCAAAGAAATCAAGTTTTTGGGTATCGTTATTGCTTGATGTTGAAATTTCGTTCTGTTGGTCAACATAACCAACTGAAATTGACTCATCTAAACATGCTGGCCAGTCAATTCTTAGGTAGTCACGGCCATTTCCTGAAGGAAAGAATGTCGGAATACCAATATCAATAAGGTCTTTAATAGACTGCTGCGTTGTTGGTGTCTTTGGACAATAATCTGTTCCCGCTGCTCCTAAATTATGCATGCCTTGCGACATAGTTACTGCTTGAATATTATATTTTGATGCATTATTTTTTACCCAATTAAGTGCATTATAAACAGACCCTTCACCAGCATTTTGACGTAAGCCAGTTGATGTATTTCCAATAATTTTAATAAATACAATATTTACATTTGGGTTAGTTGCTAAAAATACGGAAGTCATGAATGTGCCATGATCAAAACCACTTTGCGTAATAAGGTTTGCTGGCATTGATGCTGCACCCTTGCCCTCCATAAATGACTGACCATTAGGGCATGTTGTCCATTCTAGAATACAAACTTCTTGAACAATTTTACCTTGAAAGGCTGGAAGAGAAGTGTCAATTGCTGTATCTAAAATAGCAATTGCTGGTGTTGAATCAATACGATTCTGTAGTCCCGCTGCATGAGCGGTTGTAGGTACTGCTAGTGTGATTGCGATTAACGCAGCTATTAGTTTTTTATTCATAGCTTAATTCTACTAAATAATAGCAGGATGTCAAGGGGTATCTTTAAGGTTTGGGTACCATTTCCCAGCGTCTAGGCTGGATTGAAGAAAATCTACCGCTACTGGTTCTTCTATAACCATCTTTTGCGATTCCATTAGGTCATTTACATAACCTATAAGTAGTTCAAGGGTCATTTCCATTTGAGTTACTTTAAGATCAAGATCTTTAAGCTTTTTGTTTCTAATCATTCCATTGTCTCTCTATCCAGTAGGGTTGGTGCTGTTGCCATACTTCCGCAGTTGGCACATTCCATATCAAGAAAATATGTTGCTATTTCAAATTGATCGAAGATAACTTTTACGTTCCAGATGTTGCATCCACAAGGACATAAGTGTGTCGGAGTTCCTCTTAAGTCTATTGCATGATCATAATTTTCTGGTCTTAGATCATCTATGCTTAAAGGGTATTGTCTTTTTTGTGATTGTTCTTCAAGTTCTTCTAACTTGTTTATGTAGTAAATTCCAAGACTATACCTAGACCTAAACCATTTCACGAAAGAAATAATGGAAAAAGCTATAAGGATAGATACAATAGTCTTCATGTATCAATTATACACTAAACTTGGATGTATGTATAGGGTGCCGCTACGCTCATATTAAACTCTGTTGCGGCTTCTAAAGCTGCTTTTAAACGTACTTTAGGGTTTTGCTGCTTCTTTGTTGCATGTAAGGCTCCTAGGGCTATCATTCCACCACTGCCCTCCGCCATATAGTTAACTATGTTTTCACCAACGTGAAAGTCTTCATCTACCGTAAAGAGTCTACCGCAAATTCCAACTATAAAAATTCCACCTGTATCTTCTTCTGAAGCAGATCCAACACTTCCATATCCATGATCTTTGAATGCTTGTTTAACAGAATCAATAAACTTAGTTCTCATGAACTTGTCTAAGCCTGAGTTAGTTTTAGTTGGAGTGTATTTTGGAGGAGTCCACATGTATTGAAGGATCTGCCCCATGCGAAATGAGTCTGTAAATGCAATTCCGTATTGACCATTTTTAAAAACTTTTGGTTCTTTTCTAGACAGTATCCAGCCCGTTTTATCATCTGAAGCGGCATGGTCCGATCCCATATATACGATACCATTTTGGGCGATTGCTACTATACAAGTCATATTATTAGTATACTATTTTTATTTTTGTAGGGCTAGTCCTCATCGGAATGAATTTCTATATGAGTTAATTTAAGCAAAGTTCCCTCTAATTCAGCCTTGACCCGAATCAATTCCTGAAGGGCTTCATAGTACTTATCTTTCCATTCATTTAAATCTTTTTCTAATTGGTACAATTTAATCTGAAGGTCCTTGATTTCTAATAAAAGCTTATCGTGGGCTTTTTCTGCCAGACGCTCTATTTTTTCCTTTTTAGATCTTCTGGCGCTAAATTGCGCTGTAAGCAGACCGCTGATAGCTGCTGCAAAGAGAGTTATTATTATCTCAGTTAGGGGAATATTCATTATATGAATATTATACCGTAATATCTATATTAAATTAATAATTCAGAAGCCGTTATGTCTGGACCAGCGTATTTCTTTTTAGAAATAAACTCTTTTACATGATCTGATCCGTATTGTCTTCCTGCCAATATTACAGTCCATCTTGGCTCAAATTTATTGTCTGAGCATGTCTTGCATAGCAACAAATTAATTGGAAGTATTACTGATTTCTTTAATGATAATTCATTTTTGCTCTTATTACAAGAATAACATAGCACTTTATCCATTATTCCACCGCCTTTGTCATTGAAGATTTGCAGTTAGCAAAAAATCTTTCTGGGTCAAACCTGTAGCTGTCATGAGAGAAAAGTAGTGCGAATTGTCTTACCAGCTCATTATAAACTTCTTCTGTCATTCCTTCTTTTGCCTCAGACAAAATTCTTGCTGCAATATAGTACTGATGTCTCTCAAATACACACTCTCCAGCCATTGGTGCATGAAGCACTTTTTCTTCAATATCTCCATTGGTCATGTACAAAGTAACTGTTAAAAACTTTTTTGCAAATCCCCAGTCTTGATATTCATTATATGCATTTACTGCATCTATTGGACTTGAGAACCTGTATAAAGATCTGTGCGGAGTCTCTCCATCTCTTGATATGCCAACCATGAATGTATTGTTTTTTGTTTTATCATATCTGTTTGCATGCCATTTTTCTAAATTATCTACTATGTTTTGATTTACTGGAGCAATCCTATGAACTCTTGGTTGCTCCTTTGGCTGATCGTAGTTCATCTTCTTCCTCCTGGCTTTCCTTCAAGCTCTACTCTTACTCCGTATGATTCCAAAATATTTTTTACCATTTCTATATATTCTATTACTCTAACTCTCATTGAGCCATCGTATTGTGAAAAATTATCTTCATATAGCCTAATTGCTAAAAATTCTGGATACTTTACTATATCCATTTCAAGTGTTGGTGTTGGTTTTTTTATCTCTCTTATTTTAAGAGCCATTTCTTTGTTGTAGAATGTTGGTTTGTTTGGCTCACCAGTCCATTCATTGATTCCATACTTAAAGTGATCTTTATTCTTATCAATAAACATGCTTTTCCTTTATACGTCTCCAGACATCTTTTGTCTTATGGGCATTTCTTAGTTTATCATGGGAGCCAGAGTTTAAATAAACCCCTCCCCAGACACCATAATCACTATTGGCAACCCCATTATCATAGCATAGCTTTATGACTGGGCATGACAGGCATGCCTCATCAATACTTTTTGCTATGTTAACATCAGCCTCATATTTATCAAAAAACAGATTAGTATCCATTCCAAGGCACAACGCAAGCTTATACCAATCTACATTATCTTCATCTACGTTTAAACTATTTAAAATATTTGACATATCGTTTTGGCAGTTTCCAGATTCCTTCACGGCTGACAGAAATCTTTTCTGCCTTACCCCAAGCATCTTTTCTATACATTCCCTTTAAGTCAGTATAGCCGCCACTATCTTTTTTCCAAATTACAAGATCATAGTTGTTCCAAAATGATTCTTGTATCTTTGTGCGAGATCTTTTAATAAAAATCTCAACACCTTTCTCCGTTAGATGCAACAAATTACTTTACCTTTTCTAGTACCCGAAGTCGGACTTGAACCGACATGCAATGAAGCAACAAATTTTAAGTCTGTCGTGTATACCGATTCCACCATTCGGGCATACGCTGGTCCACCAGGGCTCGATCCTGGGACATCCAAATTAACAGTTTGGCGCTCTACCAACTGAGCTATGGACCAATATGCACAAAACCACTGTACTATGTAATTATACACGGAAAACAGTGGCGTTGTCAACGACTATTTAGTTGTTATTTTAACGATATTAACTTTTTTAATTTCGTCATCTATATTAAAAATATCGTGAATATATTCACTGGCATCTTCTGGATTAAAGGCTTCTACTTCAACCTCTACATCTAATTTAATGCGATATTTATTCATAACACAATTATAGCATTATTTAGGTGCTTTTTTATCTACTGCTGTAAATGCTGCATTAATTTCTGATACGGTTAATTTACCATCATCTAAAAATCCACGAGCAAGTTTTTCAATTACTGTAGCAACTCCTAGGGTTCCAGCCAATATAACTGCTTTATAGGTTTCAATTCCTACAATTGCTCCCGCTCCAATTACAGATAATCCAGAGGCTGCAAATACAGCAATAATTCTAGCTAGAATATTATTGATGTTTGCAATTGCTCCTGATCCTACTTGTGCTGGCTCTTCAATATATGCTTTTGCCATTAGTCATCCTCTCTGTTTCTAATCGGATATGTTATAGCCCATGCAATTAAAGTACATATAATTGCATATCCAACAATTGTTTTTGCTGACCCATCTAGGACAACCCAAGCAATAAACATGCCTAGTAGAGTCCATAATTGATCAATCATATCTTGCATTACTTTCTTTATCATTGTTATCATGGTTTTCTTCTCCTTATTCTTGGGTCTCCACCGCCTGGACCTCCACTGGAACCTCCACCACTATGTGATGGGGTTGTTCCTCCTGCGGTTCTTGCTGCTGACGCTGCTGCTCCTGTTACTGATACAGCATTTAATGCTGCTCCTGTTGCAACAACTGTTGCTACAACCATTTTGGTTGCCTCTTCTCTTTCATCTTCTGTCATATCCGCACCGATACTTCCCAGTGCTTCTAAAGCCGCTCCAGGGTCACTGAATAGCTCTTGTGCAAATGCCGCTACGTCTGTAACCAATTCTACATTTGCAGCAACCTCTGCTGTAATAACAACCTCTTGACCTGTTTCAGATGTTCTAACCTCAACTGGAGTCTCTGGTGGTAAATCTGCTAATTTAATTCCAGCATCTGCCACTTGTTCTTTTGTAAGATTTTCACCTTCTGGAACTGATTGTATTAATGCATCCGCAACAATTTCTTTTTCTGCTGCAGACAACTTGCCATCTGAGTTGGCCAATGCAACAATTGCTGCAACATCTTCTTTTGAAACTTCACCATCTGACGCAAGTGCTTCTAGTACTGCTACTTGATCTGCAGTAGAAACTTTTCCATCCGCTGCTAATGCATCAATTAATTGATCAGTTTCTTTTGCATCAATTTCACCATCTGCTGCCATTGACTCTGCAATTGCTTCAACTTCTGTACTATCAATTTTACCATCTAATAATGCATCATCAACTGTATTAGTTACATCTTCTTCTGATCCCGCCTCTGGCTCAACCGCTGGTGGCTCTTCTGCAGGTGGCTCTTCTGCAGGTGGCTCTACTACAGGTGGCTCTTCTGCAGGTGGCTCTTCTGCAGGTGGCTCTACTACAGGTGGCTCTTCTGCAGGTGGCTCTACTACAGGTGGCTCTTCTGCAGGTGGCTCTTCTGCAGGTGGCTCTTCTGCAGGTGGCTCTACTACAGGTGGCTCTACTACAGGTGGCTCTACTACAGGTGGCTCTACTACAGGTGGTTGGACAACTGGTGGTTCCACTACAGGTGGTTGGACAACTGGTGGTTCAACTGGTGTTGGTGGAGTAGGAGCTGGTGCGGGTGTAGGTGGAGCTGGTGCAGGAACTGCATTAATTACTGTTTGCGCTTCTGCAATGATTGTAGGTGCAGTATTTACTTTTTCTACAGCTGTAGAAACAATTGCAAGGTCTGCTACTTTTGTAGCTAATGTTGTGTTTGCTGTTGCTAATGCAGTCACAGTGTTTGCAGAAACAGTAGCGATTACAGGAATTGCTGCTGCTGCTGTTGTATTTGCTGTATTTGCTGCAACAACTGTTGTGATGGCTGAATTTAATGTAGCAATTTGCGTATTAGCTGTTTCAATTGCTGCTTGTATTGTTTCCGTATTTGGATCTGCAATAGGAGTAAACGGTGCACCCTGACTAATAGTTCCATTAAATCCAGGTCCAGAATTTGTATCAGTAATAGCAGTTATTGCTCCGCCAGTTGTCTCTCTTACATTAAATCTAGCACCATTTGGTATAGGACCAGTAACACTGACATCTGCTGCCCATGCGCCATTAGCTGGATTTACATCTGCGTTAAACCTAACCTGAGTCATCTGTGTTGCGGCGGTAGTAAGAGGATATACTCTAAGGTCCCAAGCAATATTTAAGGTATTGGTAGTTGTTGAATAAGTTACTCCAGATCCATTGCTCCATGTAGTCCAATCATACCCTGCTATAGAAATGGAAGGGGCGTTGGGAGTAGAGTAATAGTTTTGTCCCTCATTAACACCAAAAGTAATAGTAGCATTTGAGCTTACATAAACATTGTTATATGTAACCCCGCCCATTTGTAAATTAAATGGAAGGTTCATTCTAATTCCAGCATCGTCTGTATTTGCTAGTACATTTGTTGTTGTTCCAATTGTTGCTGCCAAGGCATTGACTGCTTCTTGAGCGTTATTAATTGCAACATTTGCTTGAGTTAATTGTGTTTGTGCCTCTGTCCTTGCAGGAGTTACTGCTGCCACCGCAGTAGTTGCCGTTGCAATTGTAGCTGTGGATGTATCTATTGCTGTTTGTGCTGCTTGAATTAAAGTTGTTGCAGTCTCTGATTGTGCAACTTCTACTGCAATTGCCGTAGCTAATTGAGCAACCGTGGTTGGCGTTTCTGTCATTAAAGGGGTTGCTGTTGCTATAACTGTTGTAGTTGCAGACTCAACAACAGGCACGGCTGCTGTAACTGCTGCCTGTGCTGTAGCAACCTCTGGTGTTTGAGTTGTAGAGCTTATTGGGATTGCCGCTACTGCCCGTGTAACAGCCGTTACGGTTGATGTAACTGCTTGTGTAACCGCAGTTGCTGTTTCCACTGCCGTAGATACATTTGATACTTCCGCCACCGCAGTAGTGGCTGCAGTTACTGCAGTAGTTGCTGCAGCTACGGCTGTGTTAGATGTATTTACTGCCTGTACTGCAGTCGCAATAGTTACTGTTGCTGTATCTGAGGCTTGTGCTGCTTGGGCTACTTCTGTGGTTGCTGTTGCAAGCGCTGTATTAACTGCAGCCTGTGCAGGGCTTACTACAACTTGTTCGGCGGGTGCTGGAACTTCATCACCGTAAGCAACACTTGGCCCGAAAAGAAAAAGCCAGCCCACAATAAACAGGCTGGTTAAAAAGTATTGAATCTTTCTAGTCAACTAAGGCTCTCCAAAGTAAAACAATATTTTTGTTTACTTAGTAATTATAGCAGAATGTTAGTTTAAACTACTTAGGATTATCTGTTTTGTAAAATCCATTACCTTTAAACTGTATGCCAAACGGAGTAAAGTGTCTGGTCATTTGTGATTCACATTCAACACAAGTGTAACCAGGATCTGCATCCATGATTGATCTATGCGTTGACATTGTTGGATGTGCATCATCATATGAGCACTTGTATTCGTATACTGGCATATCTATCCTTTAAGTTTGATGAGCCTTTTCATGACTTGCTCAGGTCTCCTTCGGTAGCGAACCAAAGACTATTTGATCTTAATGACCTTTGGCTTCTTTTCTTCTGGAATGATTCTATCTACATTAATATGTAGCATTCCGTCTTCAATTGAAGCTCCAGTTACTTCCATATATTCACCTAGTCCAAATGTTCTGGTGAACTTACGTGCAGCGATACCCTTATGTAGGTACTCCCCGTCTGTAACCTCTTTAATTTCACCCTTAACAATAAGTGTTCCGTTATCTACTGAAACATCAATATCGCTTCTTGTGAATCCTGCTACTGCAATTGATACCTGATAGGTATCTTCGTCTATCTTTAATACATCGTATGGTGGGTATGTCTGGCGTGTTGCAGCCTGATGGACATGTGCCATTCTTTCCATTTCACGATTAAAGCCAATAAAAAAGGGATCTGTGAAGATAGATCCCATGAGTGTATTTACCATTTTTGCTCCTTTTAAGCGAGTTAGTTTAGCATCCCCATAAGGCGGATGTAAAATAATTATAGCATATTTAATACTAGATTTCCAGCCTGTGCCATGACTAATAAACATGAAAATGCTACAATCTATAGTATGAAATCATTTTATCATTTGCATGTCAGCAGGACTAATGGAAGGTTTTTGTTTAAGTACGTACTTAAAGATCTTATTAAGTATTCAAAAACACAAGAAATAGATTTTCTTTGGCCAGAAGTTATTCCAGATTATTGGACACACCATGGTTGGAATAATCTGATATCTGATGACACATACATAATATGTGCACTGAGGGATCCAGTGGAAGCAATAATAAGTTATAACCTATCATTTAGTGCAATTGTAGACAAAGAAGATTTCTTTAATAGAATAGACCTAGTTACCAACATTCAGTCTAGAAGCTTTATAGAGTGGACAAACAATAAAATTGATCCACATAAAGATGTTGAATTAGATAGAAATCTAATACTATCAAGACTTAACAGAGTAGACATGTTGATAGACTCAAAAGATATTAATATAAATACATACAACAAAATAAAGAAAAAAATTGCTAGTGATCTAGGTTTTAATGATCTTCAATATTTTGATAATCTAGAGGATACAAACGATTTTAGGTCTAATAAGGTTAAAGAATTTTATGACTCTTTAAATGCAGAAGAAATAAATAAAATCAAAGAGGCTAACTATATGGATGTAGAGCTATATGAAGCTGCTAGGAGTCTTTTCTTCCCCATCTAACCCTATTCCACCCACGCTCATGGAAATAATAAAGGATAGTTTTTGTTAGTACCTCAAACCCTGCAATTGATGCAGCAGTAATTGCTTTGTGTGTTATAAAATATGATAGTACAAAGGTATCCGCAGTTCCAATTATGCGCCAAGTTATTGCTTTTAACGCAGATCTTTGCTTAGTTACTTTCATCTTTATCCTTAAAGTAGAGTCTTGCTTCTTTGTCTGCTAAATCATTATTTAAAAAGAAATTAAATACCCATTTCTTTACGTTTTTGCGTAGCGCTAATAGCATGAATGTCTGCCCCCAAATCTACCTGTTCAATCTTGTATCCCACATCTCTACCGTATACAATGTTGGTAATGTTGGGTAGTCTTAATACTAATGCGCCGTCCATAAAGTCATCCTTGGCAATATATTCTTTTACCTGATCAAATGTTAGAGGATCCTTTTCGCTAGTCTTGTATGTGTTTCTTACGCCTAACAGTACTTGCTTTGTTCTATTGCCCGCCTCTTTATAAAGCGCATGATGTCCCTCATGCCAAGGCTGGTATCTTCCGAGCATCAATGTTGTTGGTGCAGACCAATCATGCAAATTAAAGTAATTAATAATTACGGTAGCCTTTTGATCTTGGTCCAGCTTATGGTCTTCAAAAGTTGCATCAAATTCTGTTGGGCGCTCAAACATTTTGTTTGTATCTTCAAAACGTCCCGCTTCAATTGTATCCATAAAAATAAGAATGTCTGGCTTTCCAAATGCTGAACGTGTTAATTCTGTTGGGCATACAAAGTCAACAATGACTGGTGCTACGCCCTGCTTGGAAATTAAACGTGCCATCTCGCCCATGCGTCTTGATTGCTCTAGTCTATCTTCTGGACTAAAACCAAGGTCGGAATTTACCGTTGCACGTACTTCATCTGCATTTAAATGAATTGCATTAATTCTTTCTTTTAAAGCTTTTGCTAATTCTGTTTTACCAGAACCTGGAAGTCCAATTATTTGAATAATCATGTAGAAATCTCTCTTACTAATTGATGAATGGCCTGGTCGCTATTATCATTATATGTTGACGAAAACATAAGTTCAAAATTTTTAAACCTATTTAATTCTTTTGATACTGTTTCTTTTGTCCCGTAAATGCAATTTTTTATTTGTCTTTCATTTTTCAAATCATTAAATATTTTTTCAGCTTCTGCATATGTATCTTTAATAATTAAAAATATTTTTAATATCTTTCTTCCAGTAATTATATCAAATCTATTTGAATTATTCAAGTGGTCTTCTAGTAAATAAATAATGCCATCGCCATAATTAAATGAATTATGAATTGTTTGATCTGATCCGCCGCTAAAAAATATCGCTGGGAGGTTATCATTTATTTTTCTTAGATTTAATATAAACTTACCAGACTCTATTTTTCTATCATGTATTGATGTAATATTTTCAAATAAAGACTGTTCCTCGTCTGTTGTTCCAGAAACAACGTTTAATATTAATTTGTTAGCTGAAATTTGATCAAAGCCTTTTATCATCATTGATAAATAAGCTGGGGTAAGTGCATATGGTCTAATTGCAACCATATATTTTGTTTTTTGCTCTTCAAATAAAGCATTAGCTGCCTTTATAAAATAATCTTCTTCGTCTGAATGAAATGTTGTTAATATTGAATCATAGCCCACATCATCTATTGATTTAATAAAAGAATGAAGCTCCCTTGGATCCAAATTATATTTTAGCATCCAGTGGAACTTCATCTTAATTATCTATTATTTTACTTTTTAGACTTTGCTCTTGCTTTTGCAAGTGCTTCAAAATCTTTTACTTTGGTGTCACCAAGGTATCCCCAAGCATATCCATCGGATATCATTTGATCATTAATAGAGACATCTTGTTCGTCTACGAATAGCCAACCAAGTATTCTTCCATATTTTTCTGAGGAATCCATCTTCTCTGTTTTAATTTTTACAGACTTGGCATCTTTTAATTTATACTTTAAATATTCTTTTGCTTCAAGCCCCAATTTCTTTTCTGATAAGTCTTTTGTTCTTGATTCAGGCGTGTCTATTCCAGCAAGTCTTACTCGTGATGCAAAAAGAATATCAAAGCCTAGGTCAATAAGTACATCAATTGTGTCACCATCGACTACGGCCTCTACTTTTTTGACATAATACTCGTACATTATTTAACCTTATTAAGTAGCGGAGTATTTTCTTCCCCAGCATAGACTGGTCGGCCCCAACCTACAACTGCGTTGATTAGCTTCTTTTTATTATTTTTTACATAGCCACGAGTTTTTTCAACACACATTCCGCCGTTGCGCTGATCTCCTTTTGCGGTTCCTGAAGTGTTTCCTTCAATAACTTGAATTGTTCCATCACCATTATTTTTAATACAAAGACCAACATGAGAAATTCTATTAACACCATCATCTGGAAAATCAAAATAAATCCAGTCTCCAGCTTGTGGGTCATCATTACGTGCATCTGACCAACGTCCTTCTTTCTTGAACTGGTCTGATGCTGCAACTGTTGACGCTGACTTAGGGAACTTTGCAACCCCCGCTGTCATTGCACACCAAGAAACAAATGACTGGCACCATGGTTGGAAGTTGGCCTTCATCCATGCCCCATACTTTGTTTCATTATCTTTTGGGCCTTCAATTGTCCCAACTTCTTTTTTTGCAACCTCAATGATTGCCTTTAAACTTCCTTTTTCTGCCATTTTATTCCCCTGTCTTATTATAATTAAGTTAACGCCATCCTAGTATACCAAAAAATTATTTAACATTGCCGTATATATACTCAAGTATTTTAGTATAGTATTCTGGCTTTAGGTGGTCATTTAAAAAATAGGTTATGGGAGTCTTGGGCTGCATTGTAGTCTCTATCATGTCTGTCCCAAGTATCTCGGCTATACTTATTGGATTATCTAGGCCTCTTTCATTACACTGTTTGCGTAACTCTGAAACAAATTTAAGCTGGAACTCATGTCTGTCCTCGAACTCTATGGCTGGGTCTGTGTGGTTATGTCTAAACCTACTGGTAACTATACATATGAACTGCGGCATGGGCTCAATAAATATAACCCTTGCCTTACTAAATTTACTTGTAGCGTTATCAATGTATGTCTTTACCACATTCTCAACATTTACATAGCCATTTAGTTTTGTTTGCGGGAGCCAATTCCTTACATCAATATATCCAAGCCACGGCATTATTATTCTGTCTTCTGAGTTCCACAAATCTAATTCTTCTTTCTGCGTACCACTGGCGAAGTTTTCAAAATCATAATGTAACGCTGACCTTCCTGGGTGATTAGATATAAAAAATTTAATATGTTCGTCTTGATATTTAACAAGACCATCTTCCATCCAAACTTCATGACCAGTTTTGTCTAAATATTTGGTTCTGTATTGGTGATCAGACTCTTTTCTAAATGTTGATTTAATTTTTGATGACAATGTTTTACCCATGTTAAAAGCTAATTTGCCTGAGTGTGAGTCGCCAATTATTAATATATTTCTATTCATGTATATATTCTATCACAAGTGCCCCCAGATGGTTTCGAACCATCGACCCGCAGATTAAAAGTCTGCTGCTCTACCAGCTGAGCTATAGGAACTTGTGGCAGTTTATTCTCTTGCCAAGGAGATTTTTTTATGCGCTAAGTATTTTTGCTAGGGCATTAACTGTTGCTGCAATTCTTCCGATATCACGCAACTGCTCGTATGTGTAGCCTTCATTTCTTAGAACGTCAAAATGACCAGCAACACAATAATCACATTTACCAATAATTGATGCTGCTAGTGCGTAGGATTCAAACTTAGCTTTAGTCGTTCCTCCATGAGTGCCCATGATATTCATTCTTAATTGCCCATTGACTCTTTTAAATTCTTCATCATGTGATTTTCTTGAGTATGGATACCATATGTTATTTTGAGCCATTATAGCGCCTGCTCCAAGTGCTGCATCTCTTTCCAACTCATTAGTTGAGCTTCCAACTAAAAATGCCAATAGCTTTGAGTTTCCAGTAGCAAATGCTGATGCTATTGCGAGATGCAATGCATAGTCTGGATCAATTTCTGATCTATTTACTACAGCATCTAAATTAAGTTTAATGTCTTTTGCGTATTCTGGAATAGATTCCTGAAGTTGAGATACCCAATTTGTCATAGAGTTTCTCCTCCCAATTGTCTATTGCATGCACATAACTCTCCTGTTTGAAGTGCATCTAGTACACGTAATGCTTCATCTGCATTTCTTCCGACATCAAGATTATTGCATGTTACATGCTGAATAACATTGTCTGGGTCAATGATGAATGTTGCACGGTACGCAACACCACTTGGATGATGTACTCCAAGATCATTTGCAAGTTGATGTGCCGAGTCAGCAAACGACCATGAGTTTGTCTTCTTTAAATCTTCATGTGCATTTCTCCATGCAATTTTACAAAATTCATTATCTACAGAACCAGTCATAAGAACGGCATCTCTGTCATTAAAATCATTGACTAATGCGTCATATGCAACAATTTCTGTTGGACAAACAAAGGTAAAATCCTTTGGATAAAACGCAATAATTTTCCATTTGCCTGGAAAAGAGTCTTGCGTTAGAACTTCAAATGAGCTTTCTTCATAAGATAAAGCTCCAGGTTTAACTCCAGTAACGGCAAAGTTACCAAGTTTATCTCCTACGGTTTTCATTTTTCTCCTTATATATAAGCGATACTTTTTGTATCGTACCCCTGGCTGGGATCGAACCAGCGACCTACAGATTAGAAGTCTGTTGCTCTTCCGCTGAGCTACAAAGGTGTGCGGCAGGTAGGACTCGAACCTACGATTACCGAATTATGAGTTCGGGGCTTTAACCAACTAAGCTACTGACGCCAGTTAGTATATTATATCCATAATGAGCCTGCCAGTCAATAGCGTCTTGCTCATCATTTAACAATGGCTGCCCTTTTATATTAAGGCTTGTATTCAATAATATTGGTACGCCTGTTTGTAAATAAAATTTATTTATCGCTACCCATAGCCCACGATGCTGTTCTCTGTTTATTGTTTGAACTCTTGATGTGCCGTCATGATGTACAACCGATGGTATTAAATCTGGTTTCAAACACTTGACAGTATACTGCATATATGGGCTAGCAAAATTCATATCAAACCATTTGCTGGCGTGTTCTTCTAAAACAACTGGTGCAAATGGCCTAAATAATTCTCTTTGCTTAATTAAATTTACTTTATTTTTAATGTTTGGATCTCTTGGGTCTGCCAATATACTTCTATTTCCTAAAGCTCTTGGTCCATACTCTGCCCTACCAGATGCAACTGCAACTATTCCATCTTTTAATATTGCGTCAACAATTTGTTGTGAAGGATATTGTCCTCCAAGATCATATCCAAGATATGGGTCTTTCCATTCTATATGCTTCCCATACATTGCTGCTGCTGCTCCCAAAGAACTACCAGCGTCTCCAGGATTTGGCATAATCCATATGTCTTTAAATATGTTCCATAGCAATGTATTGGCTTTGCTATTTAATGCACAACCACCCATAAATACTAAATTATTCTTGCCAGTAAGATGTTGCGCCATACGCATAAAATCATTAAGCCTTTGCTCGTATACCATTTGAGCTGCTGCTGCTATATCAAATTTATCTTGCTCCGAGACCCAGCCCCAGTCTGTAATGCCTTTGTGAAAATTATATTTTTGTTGATCATACTTTGGGAAATATGCATCAACTTTTCTGTAATATTTTGTCCAGTCCCCATACGCTGCCATTCCCATCATAATATATTCTTCTTGATTTGGCATTAGACCTATTAGTTGTGTAAATGCTGAGTAGAACAATCCAAAACTAACTGGGTAGTTTTGCTTATATTTTAACTTTATGTTTTCTCCTTCACCAACCCATATTGTTGATGTGTTGTATTCTCCTATTGCATCAAGGACTACAATTACTGCGTCATCAAATGAGCTTGTATAGTAGCCAGCGCATGCATGTGAATAATGATGTTTAAATGATTTTCTTGGTATTCCATCAATATTAAACTTTGGCTTCCAGTCTCCAGAGCCACCCTTTATAAATAGCCTGGAGGCCTTTAGAAGGGGTTTCTCGTAGTATGCTATAGCATCAGGTACCCCGTAAGACAAAGCATCATTAACTAAACTATCATTGATATACCAATCATTTTTTTGCTTGCTATATCTTTCTGCGTGGCCAGCAAATAATATTTCTCCATCTTTAATTAAAGATAAAGAGGCGTCATGGGATGTCTCATTAACCCCCAATATTATAGTCATTAATTTCCTTTATAAAAAATTCTGCCCAGTGCATGTGTTTATGAACACCAGAATGGCCATTCAGTGTTGCCGTTCTAGATATCTTAACATCTGAGGCTATATCAAAGTTTAGTCCGTATTTATCACGATAATCTTGATGACATAAAAATTCTGTATCACATTCAGTTCCTTTTTTATGAAATTTATGACACAGAATATCTTTACCTAGATCTTCAACTCTTTGATGCCACTCATTTTCATTAAAATGATGATAGTTTTTAAAATATCCATTACCCTTATTATTATCAAGCCATTTATTTTGTGGAATGAACCACGTTGTCCAAATTAGTTTTATATTGTTTGAGTTGCAATATGCTTCAAGCATTTTTATATATTGAATAGAAAGCATTTGTGCTGTTTCTAATGGCATTATTTCTTCTGCAAGTACTGGCAGCTTTAAATACTTTGGCCTTCCATCATATGTATCCCGCGGAGTTATGTGATATGTTATAATCTCTTCGTCCTGATCAACAGATGGAATTTTTCCATTATTTTTATAGTCTTTTTCTGGCCTCATTTGATGTGATCTAGATGCGATTTCCATTCTTGTAAACTCTGGAAAAAGGCATAGAACTATCTTTGGGTTTCCAAAATGCTTTACGTATTCAAAAAAACAATTTATTTCAAATGGAACTCCCTTACCGCTTGAGCCTAAGTTATGTTTAGTCAAATTAAGCTCTTTTGAAACAAAGTCTGACCAGGTTGCACCTTTAGGAACCCCCTCGCCATAAGTAAACGAGCATCCAAGAGCAACTATGTCTGCAGCAGATTCAATCTCTTCTCCTATAAAACCTTTTGAGTTTACTCCTTCCATTTTTCTGCCTTTTAGTCCACCAGCTAACCCTTCTTTTGCATATTTCCAAATATAAGGTTCATTATCTGAGTGGTAAAATGACGGATGTAATTCTTTTGTCATAACAATATCTCCTTTTTAAAACTTTCATATATATGAATATTTCTATGTAGTCCAAAATGTGGTGTTGGTGCAGTGGATGCATCCTTGGAGTAATAAAAATTTTTAAGTTCAGAATGCTCTAGGTGGCAGTTTTCTTTGTAAACTTCTTTCATGCCATCCTCTTTTTTGAATTTCCAATCATTCATCCCCAAGCTAATATAGTTTTTAAATTGAGTTAAATTTATATTTTTATCAAGCCATAAAGATTCTTTTTCCGACCATGTTCCCCATAATAATTTAATATTATTTGTATTGCAGTACATTTCAAGCATTTTAATATATTGTATTGATATGTCAAAGGATAGTTCAGATGGAATAGAATCTTCTGCAATAAAAACACCTCTGCCAGTATTAAATTTATTTTTTTGATTCCATATTCCATATCGTATTATCTTGTCATTATTAAGTTCGTGCCTTGGAAACTGGTTGTATCTTGGAGTCATGTGAGAAGTCTTTGAAGCAACTTCTATTCTTGTAAACTCTGGGAATAGGCACACCAATACTTTTGGATTGCCAAACTTATTTACATAGGAAAAAAATTTATTTATACTCCACATTATGGATTTACCACAACCAGCAAGATTATGAACTGACATTCCAAGATCTTTTGCCAGAAGATCAGGCCATGCATCACCAGCCTCTACACCTAAACCAAATGTCATTGAGCACCCAAGAGAAACAATGTCGGAGCATGAGTCAAATTCATTTGTCCTGTAGCCGTAATTGTTACACTCATTAGACCAGTCAGATATTTCTGATTCCAGTGGGTAGGATGACTCATACCAAAGGCTGTCTGAGCTTAATTGCATTAGTATATAAACCTATCCCTATCTTTATTTTTTCTTTTCTTAAACGATCTAAAAAATTTTGATATATAGTATTTAATGTATATCATTTTTAAATGCTTCCTTCTACTAGTTGTTGAACGTACTCTGAAAAATGTTTTCTAATGGACCCCATTGGTCTTGATCCATAAGAGTCCCATATTCTTTTATACTCTAATACATTTGCAAATGTTGTTGGGCACACCACTATGCCATTGTACTCTCTTAGTACAGTTGGAAGTGGAACATGCTTGCTGCAGCATTTGCAATCTTTTGCTCTATCCTGATATTCGCTCATATTATCTGCATCCTGTCCATTGCTTCTCTTAAGTCTTCAGGCATTCTTGGTGCCCTAATCATATTATAAGATGTCGTATCTGGGTCATCTTTGGTCCCAAAATCATTGTCGTAATTCATAGATTCGTATGTATGAATATTAATTTCTTGATTGCCGTCAAACCTAGTTCTGCTGATAGAATTGAATATAGCGCCACAAGTAGCGTCCGCCAAGTCTTTAGAGCCTTTTCTAGGGTGGTCAACCTTATCTCTCATAATTCTGAGCTGGCATAGCTCATCTATAAGTAGCGGTATGTGGGGGCCAATTAATCTTTCTTCAGCAACAACCATTGCCATGTCATCATAATGTTTTTTTGCAACCGACAAAATCTCTGTGTTAATTCCATATTGCTTTAGCTGCTGCATCATATCGTGGGAGTTCCATCTATCAAATGTGCATATTGCAATATTAAATCCTCTTGTTTTAAGAGAAAGAATATAATCTTTAACTTCCGTGAAGTCTACGGATTTATCTGGTGTTGGGGTCCAATATCTAACTGCATCAACCTCTACAATTGGAGCGGGCTGGGAGTAGGTGTCTGTGACTTTTACATTAACCCACTTATTAATATGAGCCATTGTTACTGCACAATGGTCATGCTTTTGAGCTAAGTCTACGTGTATGTAGTATTTTTTATCTGGGTCTGGGAGGAACCATTCCTCTAGTCTTCCAAAATTATCTACAGCTATCTGACCAACATTGAAAGCTTTCTCTACCTTTTCTCTTGACTTAAAGAATGCGTCAACTGCGTCTGGTGGCATGCAAGCAAATCTGGATAGTGCATCTGTTGGGTTTGTATAAAATGCAGTTTTAAAATCATCAATCTTTCTTACTGGGTTTATCTCCCATGTTGGCCTTTTTATTGCATAAACTTTTGGAATCTTATAAGATATTATATGATCTTCTTCCCATTGTATTTCAAACTCATTGCCCTCTGTTCCGTCTGGGAGCTCTTCATACATCTTAAATTTATGGTCTCTAATTACTGTTTCTTTTTCTCCAATGACAGCATCATATCTTTGCTGAATATAGTCGTTCTTAAATCTTGGAAAAGAAAGCAATATGACTTTACCAAAGTCTGGGAATCTTGAGTCTACGGATGCCCTATACATATCATAGACTGCGCTACCAGTTTTTGCTTGATCGTGACCAGTTGTATTTTCAATTGCAAAACCAGAAATCTCATCTAGGATTACAACAATAACGTTATAACCTTCCCACGCTTCTCTTTCTGAGTGACCTGAGTGTACTGTGATCGCTTTTTGAAACTGTATCTCAGAGGCTTTGGCATAGTATTTACCAATGAACCATGGAGACTTATCTATGCGGCTTCTAAAGCCTTTAAAGAATACGTTGCTTGCCTGTTGTGAGTTAATTGCAATATTAATGATATCAATTGAATCGCCAGGTGGCTTTCCATAATATGTTGCTGGGTCTTTTAGGCACAATAGCAAATATACTATATACGCAACTGCAATTGTTGAACAATAGTCTTTGCCAGACCCTTTTCCTAACTGTGCAACAACTTCATTTGCCGTTTGCTTAAACCTAATTGATCCTTCTTCTTCACCAAATAATTTTTTTAATGTTGATTCTTTATATATTTGCGAGCTTTTCTCTATGAGGGTATACTGATAATCAGATAAAAGTGGAAGCCCCAGGTAATTTGGGTCATTGACAAATGTTCTTAGGTCTACTGGCTTTTCTTCGAACTCTTCACCATCAAGAATATCAATTAGATCTGAAAAATCAAACGACACTGACTACCCCCTGAGATTTTCTAGCGGTGTCTTTCTAAAATTATGCCCCTTAGAAACTTTAACATGTTTAAAAAAATGTCCTACTGAAAAATATCTTACATCGCTTAATACTTCGTCTACCCCATGTTTGCATTTTTGTTCTGCACCGTGAATAACAAGGTCGCCCTTTTCTGGCTTGTACCGCAGGTCATTTTGTTCTGGGTAATAGACTTCCCCGCCTTCAAAATCATTAAAATAAATTATAGTTCCATGAGTAATTAAATCAGCCAAGTCAAAGTCATCACCTTCTTTATAGATTCCAGCCTCAAGCCGAACTTCTTTAAACTGATCTATGTCTGAATGTGGCCTTCTGCTAGCACCTTTTAAAAGCTTTGAAGCTCTGCCACCAGGAGTTGCATAACAACCATCTAACATTATTGATGCAATTCTTTTTTTAACTGCTCTTATTGATTCTGTCTGCTCATGGCTTATAAAATAATCTTTTGCAGTTGCAAGAAAGGGTGGCTGCCAGACATCTTCTGGCAATGAGAGTATATCTTTCATAATTGATTCGCACTCTTCATCTGACATGAAGTGTTTATAAACAAATATTTCATCGCCTATTTCTATAAAGCCATCTTTATTGAACATTAGTTATAACCTCTGCATCATTTATATTAACCGCTTCAACGATACCAGTAATCTGAGATAGGCGTTTTGCTACATCCATCTTACATTTTGGACAACCAGAAGTCACTTCTTTTAATATACCAACAAGTAGCTCTTGCTTTCTTTCTGTCTCTGCAATCTGTGAGGCTATTTGTGAGTTTTCCAATACCCCAACAGACTGTAGCATTGCTATTCTTTTTGTCTCTATATCTGCAATTAGCTTAAGAGATGCTGCTTTTATATTTAACTGACCCTGAGTATCTGCATCCTCTACTGTCTTCCACGCTTCTTTGATTAGCATTGCGTAGTGTTGATCAGCTCCAGAAATTGCCTCTCTTGCACGGTCACGAATATTGCTATCGTTATGTACAACGGACTTCCACTCGTCTAGGTATTCTAGGACTTCTTTTCTTGAGTATCCAGTAAGTGTTGCTATCTGGGTTGCTGAATTGCCCTTTAAAAGCTCTTCTACGACCTTATTCATGCGGTCAAAATGTACTGCTGGCTCTAATTCGCTCATATGTAAATTATACCACGTTTTAGTTGACTAAGACTTATTGGCTATTTTAAGAAGAATTAAATATCCAATTAGATCATCAATATCATTATCTCCAGGGAATGCCTTATCATTTTGAATTCTATTTAGCTTGTCATCAATACGTACACGGATCTGTTCTTTTGAGTCCGCCTTTGAAAATATACGAATGGGATCAAGTGCTGAGTTTCCATATGATATATTTTTCTTTATAAGCATCTCTGCTGTTTCAAGGCACTCCACTATAATCTTAGGGCCTGACGGTGCATCGGTTGCAATTAATTGAAGGTCTGTTATCCATGCTTGGTATCCGCCATCTTTATTTGGGTATTCGCTCATTTTTTTCTTAACAATCCAAACTCTTGTAAATATCTCTGTATGGTCATAGCAGAGACTCCGCACTCTTTACCTATTTCTGTGACTGTTTTCTTTTGTACTACGTACCTTCTATATAGCCAATCCTTACTCTGATAAAGCTTCATCGCTTAGTAAGCACCTGGTTACTATAATGTGCAATACCAAAACTATCTGCAACATCAAAATCCACAATTTCTAAACCATATTTCTTATTAAAGTAGTCAGCAGTTCTTTGCTTCCTCATATTTCTTAATTGATTTTTATACCATGAATCTGCGTACCCTGGATTAAGTAATCTTATTGAAGACTTCTCATCTTTTGTAGGGTTCTTGTTGCCAATGTACGCCTGCCACGAGGATGGGCTAATAGTGATAACCTTAGCACCAGTAGACATAAGCTCAGCAATAACAACTCCATATACATAGGACAATTTTATCACAGCGTCTGGTGATCTGACAAGTATCGCACCTTCTACAGCAATATAATCACTCTTAAGTTCATCTAACATCATTGCCATTTTATTTTTTGCATCGTAAATTTTTTCATATATATCTTCGCCAACTAAATTTATTTTTCCCCATTTTAATGGTATGTCGTTTTCCATTAAGCAAAAAGCAATAGAGTTAGTAGATGCATCTATACCAAGAACCCTATAAGCCTTAGTTTTTACAAGACTAGCTAATTTCATCGACTATCCCTTGCAGTAGATTTTTTAGCTTAGCACTTGATTTTTTAATACAGGATGAGCAAACATCATCTGAGTTGTATCTGCTTAGCTGGGACTTGCATTTTTTGCATAACCTGACGGCACCCTTTTTAATAGCTTTTTTCTCATAGTATTTTTCCATGATCCTTTTGTTGGTAGCAATTCGACAGCACTCATCTGTGCAATATTTTTGATTGTGTGTCTTTGCTTCAAAATTTTTTTTACAATCCTCGTTGAAGCAAATCATATTTTAGGCACCTGATACAATTCTATCTGTACAGTTCCAACTGGGCCAGATTTGTCATAACAAGCTTTCTTGACTGGGCAATATGTGCAAGGCATCTTAGACTTGGTTGATCCTGCTGGCCTTACTGGAAGATCTCCGTTTTGAAAGTTATCCCAAACTTGCTCCATCCAAGCAAATGCTTCTTCAATAATTGCTTTATTCTTTTCATTCATTGAAATTGGAATAATCAATATCTCTTGAGTGTTCTTGTTTTCATACAGGAAGAATCCTTCTTTGGCATTCTTCAACTTCATGTATGTCAATAGCTGAAGCATATGGTTTGCTGATGACTTCATCTCTGACTGTCTTGTATCCCATACTTCTTGTTTTGCCGTCTTAATTTCACCTATGACAGTTTCACCATCATACTCCATAATTAAATCTATAAAACCCCTAATTGGAGGGTATTCATTTATAATTTCTTCTTCTTCAGATTTCCACTCTGGCATTGTTTTAATAAGCTTTTGAAGTCTTTCGTGAGCTTGGGTTCCTTGTGCCATATTAGCTACAGCAACTGCATCATTATCATCAATAAATACTGCCCCAGAAAAAGCCATATACCAATATCTTGGACAAGTCCCATGTCCGTATCCCAGAGAACTTGGGCTAAAAGATTTCTTTGTCATTTCGCCATCTGCTCTTTTTGTATTTCGGTATGACTCATCTAGCAAAGATGCAAATTTTTCTGGATCAAAAAACTTTCCTGTATGCTTCTTAAACTTAAGATTCTTTACAATATCTCTAGCCATTTATGAGTTGTACCTAACGACATACTTAAGTGCATCTACAAGTTTGTCTATGGACTCCTTTACTGAATAGTAAACATTCTTCTTATTGTTATTTACAGTCCCCGCTTTATCTTTAGCAATAGTTGAATACACAGAAGACATTACCGCAAACTTAGTAGACATTGCCTGTAGCTCCATAATAAGCATGGGGGCTTTTGCTGAAGGAACATCTGGTGTCATCAATAGCTTTACAACAATAGCCAACGCTTTGTCTAAATGCTCATCTTGCATATACTCATGCAGATCATTGAATTCTGTTATATCGCTAATTAATTGAAGTGTGTTCTTATCTTCCGCCATTTTTAATCCTTTTGTCCCATTTATCAATGAATAATCCAAGCGGATACCCAATAGTAAATCCTAGCATTAATCCTAATAAAAAGATAGTCATTTATTATCTTCCCTGTAAGTGACACTCATCTTGACATTATCAGACTCATGATAACCTAAACTATTTCCTTTTTCATCAACAGCCTTTTTATACATTTTTAGTCTTGGTTTACCCGCTGCAACTGCTGCTTGAATTACATCTAAGTATTCTTGTCGATCTTGAACTCTTTTATCTGGCGGATATATGTCTGAAAAGATTTCTACATTAGAGTCTTTAAATTGTGATATTGATATGGGAAGAACACATGCAACGTTTGTCCCAGCTGGTACAAAATACTCTCTGTTTGCCTCATGTAGTTTCCATACAATAGGAAAACTACCAGTAAATACAGATGTTGAGAGTACTGTTGTTATAACCTCTGCTCCGTCTATAAACTCATTTGGCACTGGCATGGTAAGCATGCTTACCTCTGGCTCTGTTCTTAATATTAAATTTGTATTGAAGCTAACTGTTCCTTCTCCACGGCCTGACCAAACATACTGCTTTCCTAAAATTGCTTCTGCTGGGTTTTTTCTGTCTCCGTCCCAAGAGAATGATATGTCTTCATCAAAATAAATTCCGTATCCTAATGAATTTGCAACTGTTATAGGAGTGCAATTGTATGTCATAGAATGCATCCAGTCACGCTTTGGACCAAGCGGCCTTATTTTTGCAGATACCAGTCTTTCATTATCCTTATATCCCTCTACCTTATACATTATTTGCCTCCCAAAACTCAATAAGTTCTTCTAAAATTGCCCACTCTATAACTCCAAGCCTTACCTTTGACTCTGTTCCTATAATAATCTTTAGCGCTGGATACATATCTCTATTCACCTTAAATGTGTCAGTGCATATTTTTGACCAAACATCTTTATTAAGAGTAAATGATTTTGAAGCCTCTTTATAATCAACAAGGAACTGATTCCACTGTGCATCTCCTTTTTGATAGTCTCCCCTGCCACTATTTTTTTGAGCTTTAGCGCCGTCTCTTTTAACTTCTGATCTTTCTGACAAGTCAATCACCAACTATAACTTCTTCTGCAGAGGAAACTGTTATCATCTGTAAATCATTTGAAACATAATCGTCTTCATGCTGCTGTACTTCTTTGTCTCTGCCAGCATAACTTAGTCTATATTTAGAAACCCATTCCTCTTCGGAATCCATTCTATAATCTATGAATGATCTTAGGAAGTATCTATCGGAGCCCTCAAATCCTTTTACCGCATGATAGAAAGGCTCTGTAGATGGCATTACAACTGCATCTCCTGGCTGTGGCTTATACGTGTAGCTTTTATTTGATATAGAGTCATATGCAGAGATCTCTCCACCGCTATATTCATTGTTTAGATAAAAGTTAATTGTCAAAACATGTCTTCTTGTCTTAGCCTCATTCACTACTGGGAACTCGTCTACGTGGTATTCCATTAGTAGATTTTTATCAGAGTAATGGTTTTGCTCCTTTACGTACCTAAAATAGTCTAGATAGAATACGTCCTGTGGCTTTTTTAAGTCCTCCCAGTTATTAATAAAACTAGGCCAGACTCCTTTGTCTTTTTCAAAATCATCAAAGTAATCTTTTCTTATAAAATTTACAATATCGCAAACATCTTTTAGATACAAGGATTCTTGTGTGTCTGTGTATTTTTTATTTAAATCAAAGACTACATCTTTTCTAAATCCCTGCTGGTACCACTGTCTCCATGGATCAAAAATAGAATCTTCTTTGTCTACTTCAAGAAGATCTATAAGCTCTTGAGAATTTTTAAAAATGTTTTTATAGACAACAATTTGAGGAGCAACAATAATCTTATCCATTTTTATATCATCCAATCCTATGAACTGTCTCATGCCCAGACGGGCATGTCCACTTCATTATTAAATTTTCAGGATCCCACAACCCACCATCTACATCAATATCACACTTAGAGCATGGCCTTAAACCAGGAAGGTTTTCAAATGTAGAATTGATTTCCTTTGGCTCTTCTTTATTTAAAAATTCATTAAGATTTGGCACTGATATCCTCGATTAGCTTTTTAACAACATCTGGATTATCTCTTAGATAGGATACAGCCTTTGCACGACCTTGAAGTCTTTCTCCATTAACAGTATACCAAGCTCCACCTTTTTCAATTGCTCCAACCATCTCTGCAACATCCAGGGTCTCTCCAACTAAATCTACTCCAAGTGATTCTCCTTGATAGTAGAAGTCGTATTGTCCAGATAAGTTAGGGGGGCCGAGCTTGTTGTAATCAATAATCCAATTGACTGGTCTGCCAACCCTTTGTTCAATAATCTTGTCACCAACTTTAATGCCAGCTTTGATAGCATTAGCTTCAGCCTCAGAAGACCAAAGCTTAATGACGGTGGAAGAGAAGAACTTGACTGCCATTCCTCCTGTCGGTATGTGGGAGGCATGCATAGATCCAAACTGATTTCTCTGTTGTGAGATGAGTACCAATAATGTGTTCTTGTTTGCATAGTTTAACATCTTGACTGCGTGAGTCATATCCTTTGCTTCTGCGCCGATTTGCTTTGTGTCTTGCAAATCTTTCATTTCATTTCCATCTTTTTCAAAATAAATAGCTGGAAGCAGGGCGGATATAGAATCAACTACAATAATATCAACACCAGCATCCATCAATTTAGTAGCAACATCAACCATATCATTAACTGTTTTGGCTGGTGAATAGATAAGGGAAGAAGAATCTACTCCTAGCATCTCTGCCCAAGCCTGATCGTAAGACGCCTCAGCATCAATCCACGCACAAGTCTTTCCTTCTTTTTGTGCAAGAGCAATCATCTGTAAACAAAACGAAGATTTTCCTGCCGACTTATTGCCCCAAACAAGAACCTGTCTACCATAACCAAGTCCACCTTTTAATGCCATGTTAAGGCCTATGCTAGGTGTCTTTTGCTTTTCAACTTTTACATCTTGTGCAGCTTTTACTCTTGCTCTTGTTTTTGGATCTAATGCAGCTAAGATATCATCTATTGCTATAGTCATTTATTCTCTTTCTTTTATACAATTATATCATTAAAATAAATTGCCGTGAAGCCTTGGTCTTTCTTTATTTTTTTCCATTTTATTAAATAAGACTTCATCCAAGCTATGTTCTACAAAACCACCATTACGCATTGATGCATATAAATCAAGAGTTCTAATTAATATGTCAACCATTTCTTCTACAATTTCTTCCGAGCCTTTGTTTTTTCTCATTGCCTCAAGAACTTCGGTTACTTCGGAATGAATTAATGCCAACTTGTTTCCAAAGACATCAAAGTTTTTTGGCTTATCCCAAAAACCCTTTTCAATAGCAGTTTCATGTAGCAGTGCGGAAAGAACATCTAGCCCATAATCTGTTGCTAATTCTACGTCTTTATTCAAAGCTTTCAATGAGCTGGTCGTTATTAAAACCTGATTCATTTTTTCCTTTTAGTGAAAATGTAAATGTCTGATTATCTGAATTGTAATCAACCTTTAGCTCTTGATCTTCTGTAGCAGCATTTAAGAATAAATCTGTTGATACTGTTATGGTACCAAGAGTTTCAAGAGATGCTATTAAAATTTTAGGTACGCTTAAAGCACCAAATACTTCTTCTGCTGTACTTACTTTAATCTCTTCTGTCATTTTATCTCCTTGATATTTAATGTTCCGTCATCTAATTTAGATAACGTAACCTTACACTTCATTCCTTCTCGCATTTTTGCCAAAGTCATTTTATACATTGCTGGGAAGGCAATTGCTCTTGTTAACTTCTTATCTTTATCTGATAATACTAAGTGACTCATTTGCTTGCCAGCTTTAGTTGTATAAGGTGTAAAGTTTACCACAATGTGCTCGTCCTCTTCAAGATCATATTGTTTCCTATATAAGTAATCAACAAATAAATCGTTGGAGTCTGGATTTATGTCAGATACCTTTACGTACCTAGATATTCTATTATCGCCCACTAAAATAAAATACATCTGGCCTGTTTCTATTTGTGTCTGCTCGGTATGGAATAAACCAACAGAACCAGTTTCATCAACTAGCTCGACTCTAGCCCATCCATTTCCACGCTTGATTGATTTAACCATTCCAAACATTACAAATGAACCAAGATCATCAAATTCTTCAATGGGTCTGGCTTGGGCTTTAATTCTTGGGGGGACCCCCTCTAGATTAAATGTTGGAATATTTAAATATTCGTAGTAATTGTCTTTTTCATTTCCTTGCCTTTTGTTATCAGAGAACGCAGCACCGCCGATGGAGTTAAGAGCAGCAATAGCACGGCTATTAATGCCAGAACCTTTTTTCGATGCTTTATCAATAAAGTCAGCATAGTCATTGAAGGGTCTTCTTTCTATTATTTTATTAGCAATATTGTCTGAAATAAACTTTACTTCAGCTAAACCAAATCTGATTGCATTGTCTTGTAGAGAAAAATATACTTGAGATTCATTAATGTGCGGCAATAAAACTTTTAGCCCAAGACGCTTTGCCTCAATTAAATATTCAGTTCTTGCGTCTTTGTCATTTTCATTTTTAAGAATTGAAAACATGAACTCAAGCGGATAATAAAACTTAAGCCAAGCAGCATAATAACTAAGCATAGAGTAAGCAACAGCATGGGAGCGGTTAAAAGAATAACCAGCATGCGCCTCAAAATCATGCCATAACGCCTCTGCCTTTTTCTTAGTAATGTGTTCTGAAGCCCCAGTAACAAATTTATCTTTGAACTGGTCAAATTCTTTTGCATCTTTTTTCTTTCCAATAATCTTGCGGACCTTATCAGCCTCTGCCCAAGTCATGCCACCCAAGTGTACACACGCCTGCATAACTTGCTCTTGATATATAATAACACCATATGTGTTCTCGGTAAAAGGCTTCATGATTGTATGTATATAGTCTACGGCTTCTTTGCCATTCTTACGAGCAATATATGCAGCACCTACAGTATTCATTGCTCCAGGGCGAACTAGGGCGTTAGAGGCGGCAAGATCTTCAAACTTATCTATACCCATTTTAATTAAAAGATTTGTGTAAGGAGTTGCTTCTGCCTGGAATACACCCTTTGTATACCCATCGTTCAGCATCTTGTAAATATTAGCATCATCCATAGTCATTTCAGAAAGATTAATTGCCTTTCCATGCCTATCTTTAATTGACTTAAGGGTGTCAGAAATTACAGATAAGGTCTTAAGACCTAGTGCATCTAGTTTTATAAGACCTATATCCGCAACCGTATCCATATCGTATGCGACGACTGGAATTCTTCCTGATACTTTATCTTGTGCATCTTCACGAGATTCTACTGGGGCAAACTTTCTTAAATCATCCTTAGCTACTACAACTCCAGCAGCATGCACTCCAACCGATCTGATTCTTCCCCTTAGCCTGTCTGCAAGCCAAACAACTTCTGGGTACCTCAATCTAAATTCTTTTGTGTTTGGAGAGTCCATAAAATCTTCAAAGGTGTCCACAGACTTTAGTGCACGGTTAACTTCTTGAAGTGGAACCATAAATACACGAGAAGCATCCCTAATGACACCCTTGTCTTTAAAGTATGTGTATGTAGATATAGAAGCAACATGCTTAAATTTTTTCTTTAAATAATCTTTAACTTCTTTTCTACGGCGGTCTTCAAAATCTGTATCGATATCTGGGAAGTCGTTGCGCTCTTCATTAATAAATCTAAAGAACAAGAGGTCGTATTTAATTGGATCCACATCTGTAATTCCTAATGTATAACAAACTAACGATCCAGCGGCAGATCCACGTCCAGGACCAACCATAATGTCATTTTCTTTAGCCCAATTAATCATATCCCCAACAACAAGGAAGTATGAAGCAAAATTTTTCTTGGCAATAATAGCAAGCTCTTCGTTAAGCCTGTCTATATAAATAGGCTCTGAAGCCTTCTGCAGGCGTTCTAAGCCCTTTTCAGCCAACTCTCTTAGTCTTTCATCAGCATCAGTCTTTGGGACTGGTAGGAGGTCTAGGCCCTGATAGAAGTCATAGTCTCCAACCTTATCAGCAATTTCCATGGTATTTTCATATATATCTGTGCGCTGGATACCAGTTTTATTAAAGTCTGCCTCTATCTCAGAACGACTTTGAATAAATAGGTTCATGTCTTGAAATGAAATTCTACGGTCAGGATAAAGATAGTTAAATCTATCTAACATATCCTTCATGTTTCTGGACATATCGAAGTCCGTGTCTTTGTCAGCTTTTGGAGATGTGGATAGGATTAGCAATGCTTCTTCTAATATTCTATCTTCTTCTTTAGCAAAGTGAGCATCTCCTGTTGCCACCGCTTTAATTCCAAGCTTGTCTGCTAATTCTAAAAGGGCAGAGTTGATCTCCATAGGGTTATGTGATTGCACTTCCACGTAAAAATCTTGTCCGAAAGTTTGTTTAAAGCCTTTGAGAAGAAGTTCTGCTTCCTCCATGTTACCTTTATCGATAGCCTTACTAATGA